ATCTGAATTGATATATCTATTTCACCACGCGGTGAAAGGGCCAAAAACAGTGAAAAACCTCATTATTAGCGTAATAATAAGCATTCTATATCTATAAGAGTAAGGAGAAGGGGAGGGAGGGGAGGGAGTGGGGAGGGATGTTCAACTGGTTGGTTGAATATTGTCTTAAATATTTGACGAAAATGTGGATAATATGTGAATAAATCCCCAAAAACGCCCTTTTTACGCTAAAAACGCCACTTTTCCTCGAAAAAGGAATGTGGATAACTTACCTCTCTGTCATGGTTATAGAGGGTGGGAAGTGTGAAAAGTGATCAAATCTGGATACACTAGTCTTCTTGTATACTTTTTGTTGATCCGGAGGGGGGTCAGAAGTTCATTTGGTGCTGTAAAAATAGGCTTTTTTGAAAGCACTATTAGAATAGGGGATTGACCATTTTATCCCCTAACAGCGTGGTCATTATTTCGTTAAAAACAGCGTTCGACCTAGACCCATTGTAGTCATTGTAGACTATTCACGCATCCTATCCCCCAAGAGGAAAGGAATAACGCCCTGAACGGTACAGAAGAGTCAGCCTAATGTACTCTTCCTCCGTCACGCCTATCTTTTCATAAGGGACCATGTGGCGATCTCTTTCTCTCTTCAATGAGCGATGCTGGATTCGAACTAAAAGTATTTTAGTGTATAATTTTGCCGAAATAAACTGCTTATCAGGCTTCTCCCTTCAAACAGTAAACGCAATTCCTTGCCTTCGCATAAACAGTTCTTATTTCACGCTCTGTTCCCGCATCGATTGGTTCATCAAAACGTATCTGCACCAACGAATTATCCCGAACCTCGATGATCTTCCCTGTTTTATTGTAATAGATACGATTAGGACCAGTAGGTTGTGCTACAGAGATATCGGCGGAAACACGCTCGCCAATTTTGAATGACATATTCGTCCCCTTATATCGTTAAGGGCCTCGGTCACAAGGCCGAACAAAACCAGCGTTTTATCAAAAAACGATAGCAGGATTTCCAACGCTTTGGGACTAGTTAATTTCGCAAAGCGTCAGAGTACCTGATTTAGTGTCTGACTTTGCTGCTCCATATTAATGTCTAGAGCATTGTCAGATTGTCCTTTATTATTGTCGGACTATCCATTCTCACCGATCCAACAGGGATATCCCAAGACACAAACGTGCCATTAATGGAGGGTGATACGTGGACCTATCATTGTTTCATTTATAACGATACAGAAAAGTAAAGATGGGTTCGCTTCGCTAGCTCGAAATCTTACCTAGGGAGAATCGATGCTAGTCCGGCACCTACCACAATATTATCTTTTGGCACGACTAGATACTCTATCGATTGGTAGTATCCTTTATGCCCTATCACTCTTCTGTACCGTCAAACCTTGCCTAGTTGAAATTATCGCGTAGGCAAGGGGAGAACAACGATGGAACCCTCGATGGCCTATGTCTAAACCATCTAGGTAACTGTCCATACTCCACAACAGCACCACCTGTTTGTGCAGTATTTTAAAACTTAGACTACGGATACGACAGTGTTTTTGGTGTATGCCAGCCTTAATTTGCAAATTATTAAGACCAGACTATCCGTAATCGCAACTCGCTAATAATATACACACGGTTATGCGAGTATCCTCGTGTGCAGAGGTTGGTTATGAACATATACTCTCTGAAACCAACAACTCCTTAAACCTATCGTCTTGAAGTTATCGCCACGACAGATGAAGTATGAAAGGTGGTATTACTCTGGCCTTTCGGCTTATACCTAAACGCCCTCACCTTACGGTCTATACGGCGTTGAGGGGCTAGACCCTCATTACCTTTGCATACTTCGAAAGCTCGGCTATAGCCGAGGAATCCGACAACAGATACTTCTATCTGTAATCAGACAGCACTCTCGCCCTTGCGGGCGATCTAGTATGTGCTAACCTATAATCCCTTACGGGAATCATTCGCGTCTTAAAAGTTTTAATTTCGGGTCTTTGCTAGACGAACTGCCAGTGTCCCTATCTCCGACTTGCGGAGCTAAATTGTCCATGCCGGTGTAACCCAGCACAGACAAACAGTGTACGAAGTATAGCTCGGATCTGGCAAGAGGGGCCTATTCTCTTGCTTCACACTGATTTAGTTTGATTGCGGACATTTCTGTCCGCTTAGTGTTCTTCCATATATTTATGTACCTCGTCAATTTTTTGAGCGACTTCACCCCAAAATTGCTCGGAAGTACCGTCTAATTCTTCGTTACAAGCCCGAGCAATTAGACGACAGGAATCGGCTATAGCTTTGACTACTGTTTCAGCATCTTGTTGCATCATCTGATGAATAGACGCAGCGATTTCTTCTTTAGACATTATCGGACCCTCATGTGGTCCAACTACCATTTGGTTGAGAAACCCAGTGGTTTTGGATTTTGACCGGCACATCGCTTGCTCCACAACGACGGTAGAGATTGGCTAAACGATACGCCTCATCTTTGGTGAAACGGCCCCAAGTTAATCCGTCAAAACGTTGGAGAGCGTACATATAATCCCCTAAATGGGTGGTCGGACTAATTGGCCCAATACGTTCGGCATTGGCTTATCCATTATGTATCCTTGGACGAGGGTTGAATCAGTTCAATTTTTGTCCCATCAGAAATTCGTGAAAGACGGGAAAATAAATCTGTCTCATGGGTGTGATAGAAAAATCTTCCGTCATGAGAACTGATAAACCCTATCAAAAGACCAGACGCATTAACGAGCCAAAGATGGTTCGTGGTTGTGTCCTTATACCATCCGGGTATATTATCCGAACCGGTGACACTTTTTAATGAAACAACAGGAGAAGTATGCACGGCAATGAATGGTGATTGAGACATGGGGGTTTCCATAATTAGTGATTTACGTTTGTTATCGGACCCTATCTGCACTCCAATTGCGGAATTGGCCTTTACAGTCATACCGCATATCTGTGGACGTATTTAATTGTGGGTGGTGTTCGCTGTTTTCTTGATTGATAATATTCAATCAGACAGTTTAATTGATTCCCTAGACAGGGGATCAATGAGGGAGCAGATTGCTCTAAAACCTCGTTTTTAGCGAAATAATGAGGTTTTATACCAAAAGTACCCTCATTACATACAGAAGACAGAAGAGAAAGGGGGATAGGGAAGGGATGGTTGGATATATGCTGGGATGGGAATATGTGTCCCATATATTAAGCACACCCCAATTAAGGGTGGTTTTCCACAAGTTATCCACAATTGTGGACAATTCCTAGTGTTTTAGGGGCGATTTAGAGGCAAATTGAGCAATTCTCTACACGGGTATACACCGTTCTCATCTCGTATTCAGTACCACTATCAATAGGTACATCGAGTTGAACCATTACCAAAGGCGGCGGCAAAGTTGAAACCACTTTGCCCGTCCGATTCTCGTAAACCCGGATGGAGTTATCCGTTTGAAGCACAGAAATGTTCGCCTGCACACGATCGCCAACTTGAAACATGACATTCTCCCTAATGGGCGATGTTGGATTCAAACCAACGACCTAAGTATTATGAGCACCTTGCTCTATCGCTGAGCTAATCGCCCGTTGCCTGCGGCAATAACGATACGGAAGTAATAGATGGATTCCAGTGAATTGCACATGACCCTCTGTGGTTACAGAGTTTAGGCCAGCACTCAATTCGGTCCTGACTACCACAATATTGCTATGGCGATTCGTCCATAGTTTCCAGATGTTTTTCTAAACCCGGATATCCGGGAACATCTAGACTATACTTCCCCCGTATCGTTCGGGCAACAAAAAAAACCATTCAGGTTTCCTTCCTCGGGTATCGCCCGCTACTGTCACAGACCATCGGGCCTGTTCATGACGCTCCACACTCTAGTCGTAGTAGACTACGCTTGCCGAGAAATGTTACGAATATATCGGCGTCTATTCTACCTCATTGGGCTGAGGATCACCGCCACACTTTTCATCGCTCCGATTGGTTACGGAATCGCAGGCTGTAGCCACCTAGTGGTGCCATAATCTCAACCCGACCACCATAGGTATGAGATAATAGGAATGGCCTATCGCCACTGGTTAGTGTTAACCAGTCTTTTTCTTAGCGGCACGCCGCCGACCCCGATCCGTCGATGGTTCGGGACCATTCATTACGCCACTCTTGTATCCACCGAAAACACCATCGCCGATCTGCTTGAACTTGCTCGCATGAGCACGGCGATAATCACGCGAACGCTGACGACTGTTCTCGTTCATGACGATCCTTTCTGAAAGATTGACAAATTTCCCAGTGTCCTATTATAGACACAGGGAACGCCCGGTTGGTATCCGCTATTTTTGGGGCGATAGACGTATGACCTATACTTCTATAGGTTCTGTTATTCGCTAAGGAACGGAGCCTGCAACTAGGGCAAAACCTGCGGCATGCGTTTATAGCGTACCGCAGGTAAAAAGAAACCCCGCATCATTCCTAACACGGGGGACGGAAGATATTACCTATCCCCCGGTTAGTTACTGATTCTCGGACTCGTCGTCCGATTCATCGGTGTCCTCAGTGTCCTCGCTGACGATCTTCTCGGGATCATCTTCGGAGCGGATCACCAGCATCTCGCCGTTACCATCGGCATCGCTGGCACCGAACACAAGGAACATACGACCATCGACCTTGGCCCGACGCTGGAGCCAATTCCTCACGGACATGAACTTGGGCAGCGACACCTTATCGCCATTCCCATCCACATTCTTCGCATTGGTCTGAACGACGATCTGTTCGCCGACATTCAGCCCATTGAAAAGAGCGTGCCATACAGCAGGAGCACGACCACGCCGCTTGGCGTTGGAACGCTGCACCTTACGCAACTCCGCGATGCGTTCACGGAGTTCGGCAGGAGAAAACTTCTGCCTCTGAATTGTTGCTGTCGTCATAAAAGTAACACAATCCTTTCTGTGGTATAAAACCACAAACTAAAAACAAACACCACGCAAGAAACCCGTTACAACTGGTAGCGGTTGCGGGGTGGGTTGGTGCCAGTTGGCACCCGACGTATACACTCCCCTACCCGCAAGCGAATCGGTTACACCGCAAGTTGTTTTTTATAATCCCCTATCATAGTGGCTAGTGGCGTTTCTCCACATAGGTATAAGTGGTTGGAACAAAACCCGAACCTTGCGTTTGGTATTTGTTAGGGTATACGGGCGGAATCCCGCTACTGTGCTGTCTATAGACGAACCCCGGTAGTTCGCATAGAAGTGGCAGCATGCCATACCAGTGATGCTGGTCCATATTACCCCTTTATTGGGTTCGTGGCGATTCCCAAGCCACACGATACAGAAGAGTTATATCACCATTCTACCATACCCACCGGCGACCGTGCCCTAGTATGCGATCGGCGATACTAAGGGGCTACCTTGATGGAGGGATGGCTTTCTGTACCGTTGAAACGTTCGGACCACTATTCCTAGTGGCCCGACGTTGGGATTAGTCGTTACTTCAAATTTTTCTTTACTTTTTCCCAATATTTCAGGCTAACTTTCTTTTTCCAGCCCTGCGGACCTGCATTATGTATCCTCGCAATCTGCTCCGCCGTCGCGTTCTTCGGAGCGTATCGGCACATGTACGCCACGATGATCTTCTCGGCGTACTCCTTCTTTCGGCAGTCCTGATAGGTACCACCGATCGATGGGTCATGCTCAATAGCATCCTTCCAATAGCACTCCCATAGCTGATACGGGCCGATCGCCTTACCACCATCACCATCCGGAGGATTATCTTTGCCGCCCGACTCAACCATCCACAGAGCATGTAGCAATTGCGGGCTGACTGCTTTCTCGATTGATGGGGCACGGCCACAGCACAGACACAGAAACGCCAACACGCTCAACAGGACAATCTTGCGATCCATACACATACAACGCTCCTGCACTTGGGATACGTCATTGCATCCCATCCCGAAGGAATAGAAACGGGCAAGCGTTAGCCTGCCCGATCTGAAGGTTTACTCAACCGGCCCTGTCAAGACTCACGAAGGTCTTGATGTTGCGAATTCGTTCCTTGGCACGTTCGGCTTCCTCCGCCTTGCGTGCGGCCAGCACCTTCGCGTGTTCGATTGCAGCCATCGCCGCCGGTGATTCGCTCGCCGAGCAAGGTCCGGCTTCGATGTAGTGGATGGTTGGGTGTGCGGGAGGAAGGAAGGTCCGCGACAGCCCACGCGTCTGATGATCTGTCATCATCGGGCGAACGCGTTCGGTTGGGGTACCGCGATCGATCTCCAAGTCCAGCTTGCCGGGTCCGTGCTCGAATGCCTTGCGAACATCGGCGGACTTCATCTTCTCCGTGGCACGACTCACGAGAGGTCCGACAGTGTTCTGGCTGATGCCGAGCGTTTCGGCGATCTGCTTCTTGCTGTAGCCACGACAGGACATGCCGAACACCTCCTTCTCGCGAGGGCTCAGGTTTGCCACTTCAAGCAGTTCGAACACCCTCGCCGGTTCGTTGTAGTTGGGGTGATCACTAAGCGTGTCTCCCCATGTGCGTGGTGTGGGTTCGGTGACGAAAGCGGCCACCGGAGGATTGTGCAGCCCTTGGCACCGCATCAGATGCAAGGCCGCTTGCGTCTTCTTGTATTCGCCATACGGCACCCGACGAGACACACCCTCGATGGTGACGTAGTACTCGGCGTTGTTCGTGCCACGCGTAGCGAATCCGATACGGGGTGCCGATGGGCTGAGCGGATCGAAGTGTGCCACACTGCGGCGGGCGAAGTCGGCCTTGAATACCGCCTCAGCGATCGCTTTCATTCCCCGCAGTCGGGGCTTGCGGTGGGTCAGACGGTACTCCGCATCCGATGAAGACCACACCTCGTCTTGACGACAGTAGTCGAGCACCTGCAAGACGTAGGAATTCACCACCGATTCGGCGAATTCGCAGTTCAGCATGTTCTGCCCACGATCGTCTGTCAGTTCACGAGCCCGCCGAATCAGTTCGGTGCGGGTCATCTCTTCCAGTTCGGCCATGATGCTCATGCCCTCGCCGTCTGAGGTGTCTTCGTCCACAGACATCTCGAAGACGAGTGCCACCATGTCGGCCTTGTCAAGATCATCGTATCGGGTCTTGAAGGCCAGCATCTTTCGGCGGGCCTGTGCCCGCATCTCCGCCGCGTGCTGCTTCAGGATGTGGGGCGGCACCTCCCACTTCCCAAAGTGGCCATCCTTCATGTTGCGGTACACGAGTCCACGCGTCACCGTGTACATCGCGTTACCACGCAGCCACCCCTTGTAATACTGCTCAGGCAGCCCCATGTAGTGCTTCACACCACACACGAACTGGACCCCGCGACCACCCTCGGGGCAGCCAGCGAGCGACATCAGTCGGGAGATCATCCCGGCGACTTCGCTGTTGGCGATGTGAGAGAAGAGACGATCAAGAGCGTTCTGCATACCAACCTCCTGCCACTCAGTGGCAAGAAAACTCGGGCTGAGCACTCAGCCCATTCAGTAACACTAGCACACGCTAGCGTAAACCCCACCGACGACTTTCGTCATCGGCATTCGCCGCAAAGATGAACGGTACAGGAAACATGCACATGTTTTACCTTTGTGTACCGTCTAATCCCATCCGCTCAGGTTCCCCTGAACAAGTGAGTGGTGATTATTGACCGGTTGACTTCAGCATGAGCCGCCGAGCGGCGTCCTGCAATCGATCGACCAAACCACGCCCTTGCCGATCGCGGCAAGGATATCGCACAAGACCTGAGCCTCCCGCACGGCAAGGTGCCGCTGAGGATGGACAGACACAAACTGACCTTCATGGGTCAGCACTTTATAACCACGATCGTCCAGCACGACCCGAATAAACTTCTGCATGACAAACCTCCTGCGGTGAAACCGCAATGTTCGACCTTGCCCTAATCGGCGTATCCACGCGAGGTGGACTTGAGCGGTGCATCCTCGCCATGCCGCTGCCAGAGTCGCCGAGCCGCACGGGCAGCAGCGGTCTTATACCACTTGCGAACGCGTGGCTTCCTCCAGCGAAGCCCACGCACCGAGAACGCTTTGCATGCCATATGCAACACTCCAAACAACAAACAATACAAACAACATGCAATACGCTTGCGTGTGTGTTGTATCAATTGTCGCTTACACCCCTAATAATGCTCGCAATCGGTTAGTGTACACTATACATATCTTATTCTTTTTTCAGAAAAGATTGAAAACCGCATGGCTGGGCGTTAGGGAAGCGTTAGGCCACTAGTGCGTACTGCTGCCCCCTCGATTGATCGAGTTCGCCACGCGTTAGGTTGTTAGGTTTTTAGATGGTTGCCGCCTTTCCAATGTTGGCCCGCAGCCTCCTGCGGGTAGATTCCCTAGTCCAATCCGAACGAGTCGTTCGGCGGTCGTTCGGGTCAAGTTTCTTCGGCTCGTTCGGTGCCCGTTCGGGGCGGTCAGCGAAGCGGGTTCCACCGTAGTAGGCCCTAACGGCTTCCGAACAATCACGGTATCGGGCGATGTTAGGGTTGCTGTCAAGTTGCCCGAGAGTGGACGCGAGTTTGGCAAGTGTTCGGGCCACAAGAATACGGGCCGCAGCCGCTGCACCCTTACGCTTCCCAAACACCGCTTGTCCAATAATCGGGGAACGCACACCCATACCGTACAAGTGCAGAGCGGTGCGTTCGGCATCCGACAGGGTATTGATTGCATACCATACCCTATTGTCCCCTTTATGGTACCCCGTGGACTCGTCGTGATCGGATTCTGTTAGGCGTCGGGGCGTTGTACGGTATTCGTACGTTTCAATCCACGGATGCCCCTCCAATTGGTGGGTAGCATGTTTGCGGGCAAGTTTGTACTGTTTCTTAGTTACCCTAACCCAATCCGAATCGAACGGCACCACAATCGGGGTACTATCCCCATTGTGGGGGGCCAACACGTAGTTGAGCCTAACAAAGTACAAACATACCCAATACCGGGTAGCCTTATTGTATTGCCGATCTACCCTTCCCACACAAGAGGATATGGTTATCAGTTTTCTGGCATCGTCATTGGGGGCGGAAAGTATACGCTCCACTAACATGCCACCAACATCGGCCACGAATTGATCGTAATTCGCGGCCTTATATCCCCTATTGAGGGTATCGGGGCGTTCGTTAAGTATCCGTTTGGCTTTCCTCTCCCCCTCATTACGTGCCATGATTAGGGCACTGTTCGGGTCCATGCCCTCCGCTATTCTCTGGAGATAGCGAGAACCGGCGGTATTAGGGTGTTGTTTGGTATCGTCGTCCCGATGTTCGGGTGCCGTTTGGGTGCGAGGGGCAAGGGCGAGCATATCGGTAAAAGTTAGCATATTCTAAATTCCATTGCAAGGGGTTACAATCCAAGGGGTTACACGCCCCGCACAAGTGTACCCAGTTGTATCGGGTTTGCAAGGTTAGAAGTTTAAACATATAAAAAAATAAAGAATTCAACAATTGATCCCCTATAGGGGTGGGGGAGGGTTATTGCAAAACTTTCAGAAGGTATTGAAAGCAGGGAGTGGCGGCGGTGGCATCCACATTTTACCCACGCCCCCTTTTTAGAAAACCTCGCCCTTGTCCTTATCCTTCTCCTTGTTGTTTGTTGCAATTGATGATTAGAGTATGTTAATCTTTTTAACCTATGGGTTTAGATTATCTGCTTATTTTAATCAGTTTGAAATCGATCGACGGTACGAAAGAGCAGGATGAAAAATCGCGGGGCCTTTTGAGCCAAAACCCTCACTGGCACTAGAATAGGGGATGCCGGTGCATTCAACAACTTTTAAAGTTTAAACTTTACATTCTGGAATCGGACGGGAGATCAAGAAATGATCAATCCGCGTAAAAGGCGTTTAAAGGGTATTAGAGGCGAAACGCATCACTGACCACTTCGTGTACCGTTCCATGGCCCAAATCGCCGTAGCGGGCCGTTAAATGAAAATGGGAAGCATTTCTGCCTCCCACTTCCCGACGCAGCCTTAATGTCCAGTCCACAATAAGGCTAGAATTTTATAAGTTTAGACCGACGCCCTTTCCAGAGATCAACAATACAGAGTATATACAAGGCTAATACTGAGTGTGAAACACACTGTATTCTTATGTATTACTCTATACGTAGGCCCTGTAAAGCCAGAAATCCGTATAACGCGTGTGAGAGTAAGGAAACCCGTAGGAAGGCATCCGTTATCTAACCGAGGCAGAAAGGAGAAATGGCCCCGAATAGAATGTGATGTGAAATCCCCGCTATGTCAAAATCCTTACCGGTGGCCTAAATACCGCGTCGTTTCTAGTATTTCCAGACTTTCCCAATATACGTTATGGGATTTCCACGGCCATTTTTATACACTTTGTTATCGAGGTACTGGTCCCCGTCACACGCTGAATGTGAAAACCTTTCGACCACAAATTATAGACGAGGTAGACGACCACGTTTGGTCTTTGTGAGATTTTTATTGAAGTTTCTGAATTTTCAATAATGAATGAAACTTGCGTACCGTTCCATTTTGCGTTAGCGATTTCGTGTATATAGAGTACTAGAGGAATGATTATGACAGCTAGCACATGGTTTTTTACTAATAACGGACGTACGAATTTACTTAACGGCACATTCAATTTGGGGTCTGATAATTTCAATATGGCTCTTTTCACTTCTGGATCGAATTTAGGGGCGGATAGTACTTTATATACAGCACTTACTAATGAACATCCCAATATTAACAGTTATACTATTGGTGGTATTTCTATGGGACCGCTGTCGATTTCCGGAACTATCCCATCGGTTTCTGATTCGTCTGTATCTTGGCATGCCTCTGGTGGTCCGATAATTGCTAGGTGCTGTGGTCTACGAAAATATAGCTAGTGGCAATATTTTATGCTATTCGATCTTGGACGCCACTCCTGCCGACGTTACTTGTCCCGCTGGTAGTATATTAACAATTACTATGCACCCAAGCGGAATGTTTATTGTTTCTCCGCAAACTTTTACACCTAACGTCAAAATTTGACTTTTCGTCAATCAAGATCATAGTTTTAGTGTATAATCTTCTATGGAAAACATAGAGACGCTATCTATCGGAGAAAAGTATCCAAATTATTATATCGGCAATAACGGTATCGTTTACGAAGATATCGGAGGTGGCACTACAGTTGAAGTCGATCGTATGAAATATAATGATAAGTGGTGCGTGAAATTAAAGTCGGCGAAAAAGAAGTGGCAAATCATTCCAGTGCAGCGTTTAGTAGCACAGCATTTTCTTCCAGAGCCCCCGCAAGGTTACTATAAAATTAATCACATCGATGGAAATATGTCTAATTGTGCGGCTGTGAATTTGACGTATGAAGATTTATCTACTGGCAGATATGGAGTAGAGAATGGGCGTAGTTGTTTAAGTGTAAAAAATGCGGCAGATATCCGTGCGGCGTATGCCGGAGGGACATCGATGAGAAAACTGGCAGAGAAATACGGAGTAGCGTATTATACTATCCATTGCATAGTCAATAATAAAACTTGGGTTGAGGCAATTAAAGCCTAATTTTTTCCCATTTTGGTGTATATGCTAATATGCCTTTTAGTATCGCCGCTTACACTTCCGGTATATTTTCAAAGACCGATAATTCGGTTGTAGGTAGCGGTTATGCCGTTACAGTTACAGGAACTATTGTCACTTCTGGTATTAATCTTGATGTGACTGTTCGTAATTTAACTACTGGCAACATGCCCGCGTTAAAGTGGCGTATAGATTGTGGTTGGGGAGCTAGTGGTGTTGGCAATGTGCCAACCGGTATTTTCCTTGCTGATATATCTTGGAAAAATCGCCCTATAGGTGCTCAGTATGTTAATTCACTTCGAAATTCCTTTTGGGGCATTTCGTTCTTTTCTACTGGAAACGATGCTAACGCCGGTTTAAATATTCCAGCGATGTGTTTGCACGCTGGAACAAGAGCTATTGGTATTGCAAATAATTATCCATATGCTCACGTACTTCGTACGGTAATAGTGTCTGGATCGTATGGTATAGAAAGTTTTGGCGACCACAGCTATACGGCAGATCACGGTACCGAAAAGATTAATGATTTCTATGCCTCGGGTGAATCGCGTAGCTGGAATATTTGGCTACGTGAGTGTTCCGGATATCCGGTAACGACCGGAGTCAGTTTGGCAATGATACAGCCTTATACAGATTGGTTTACTTCTGCATGGCCGAATCAGCGACCTCCGGTGATGTCTGGACGTATTCACGGTCAATTCTTTGGACAAACAGAGTCTTCGGGTAATCCGCGTGGCTATAACATTATAAGTGGAGTATATCCATCAAGCGGAACTGTTGATTGGAACACTGTACTCGAAACGTTCTTCCCGTCCCCAGCTAACATGGCTGCTAAGGGTGAAAACGGAGTAATGATTTGGTGTTTGCCGGGCAAGATACCTAATTACGAATTTCCGATGAACATTGCTCAGTCTACTCCGGAAAATCTAGCAAGTAAATTTTATCAGGTTAACGACTGGTCCCGTGCTAATGGTGTAAAAGTATATCTTTATATTGGTGCCGGTTACTTATATTATCAACCAAGTGGAAACTGGAACGATCCATTCTTACGAATGGAATTAGATACCGCTACTGTTACAGGTTACAATCTGGCTACGGCGACTCGCCATGCGATTAATCCTGTCGCTCATGATATTTGTAAACTCAATATCGATAACGGTGCATTAGTTTGGTTTGACGGAATTGGTTTAGATGCGATGCCCGATGTGGTATTACGGCCATATATGACGGGCGTACTTCAAACACTGAGAAACGAGCGTCCGGGTAAATTTATCTTGGCCGAAGCGTTTAAAACTCCTCAAACACAATCTTATATACCATGTACATATTATCCGTCTTATCGGTGGGACGGTTTACGTTGTCCTTGGCTTGATACGGTATTCCCCGGATATCAGAATTGGGCTATCTTGAATTCATCAGAGTTTGCGAATACTGGTTTATACAATGCTGAAATTGCCAGATGCGAAGCGGCTGGTTTAGGAATTATTACACTTACCAGCCCGACCACATTTAATTCGATCTCTGGCGTTAGTTATACAGCAATTAATACAATAGATAGAACGGCTAAAAATGGTCGTCCACGAGGAGTTAGATAATGGCACTTACAGTTAGATATGTTCGAGCAAATGCGGCTCAAAACCTTGACGGGCTAACTCTTGCGAACGCGATGAATATCAATGACGCTTTAAGAGCCCCTAGTGGCAATAGTGAATATAGAATACTGAACGACGGTGTTCATATTGTAACAGGCTCTATTACGACTTCGCCGACCGGACTAAGTGTTTTTTCTCCAGCATACTTCGTTGGATGTTCCGATATTTCTGGTTTAGTATATGCCGACCATCAGGTTTCTGGATTTAGGCGTCGTACTGATCATATGCCCAAAATTTCGTTTAGCGGTGCGGTCGCATACGCCAACGCGAACGGTGCCTATGTGACGATTGCTAATGTATATGTTAGTGGTCTAAATAACACTACGCTTTTAAACGTAACTGCTGCCAATTGTAATTTTCATAATTGTTATATACAAAATATGAGTACAGGAAATTCGGCTCAGGCACTTGCAACCGCTTTTAGATGCAATGTTATTAATTGTGATTTAATCACCAGCGGAATTGTTAATAACGGTATCGCGTTAAACTTGGCAAACAGTTTGAACGGTATGGCGTATGGATGCTATCTCTCGGCTCCATCAGGGGTGGGCGTACAGATTAACAATCCCGAAGCCGTTATTGATTGTGTGTTCGATACATGTCGTCGCGGACTCAGAAATGCATCCGCGTCTGCTGGTGATGGATACAGTTTTGGTAACAGCTTTATTAACTGTACTGAATACTGCATCGGTCAGCGAAACTCGATCGTTAGTCATAGTGGACAGATGGCTACCGCGAATAATTTCGCGTATAATTCTGGTCCTACAACTGCCGTAATCGATTCTAACGGGGTAATCGATTATTCTTATAGTACTGGCGTTTTCTTAACTTCGTTCAATAATATGAGTTACAACACGCTTGCCGCTTCGACCGGTTACGGCAATTTTATTCCGCTCTCTTCTCCAACAGGAATCATGGCTGCAACCGATGTATTCGTAGATGTCAGTGGCAAAGATTTCCGTTATTCTTCACGGGCAACCGGAATTTATAATCGCAGTCAATACGCTAACGGAGCGGGTGCAACACGCTTAGGCAATTTAATTAGAACTCCGAGGATGATGTAATGCAAACTTTGTATAAAAATGTCGCGTCTCAAAAAATAGCTGTTTTTTGTTACAATAAAGTAACTGGTAATCCCGCTACCGGGCGAGCAAGCACTATTACCGCAACCGTTTCAAAAGACGGCGGATCGGCTACGGCGAGTAATGATGTGAATCCAACCGAAATTTCCGCTGGTATGTATATCTTCGATCTGACGCAGACAGAAACGAATGCCGATCTTATTGTTTTTTGTTCTGCGGATTCTGATCCGAATTATCAATTAGATCCGGTTGTTATTACTACAGGATCGTCAGTTCCAGATGTTAACGTGGCTCAAATTAGCGGCGACCAGACTGCGGCAGATAATCTTGAAGCCATGTACGATAATACCGGATTCAACGCTTCGGCTTCCCGTATTGGTGATGTATCAACAACTGGTATCGATGGTTACAGTTTAGTCGATACAATGAAACTGCTTGCCGCGTTTGCGTTAGGTAAAGCGAGTGGTGCAACCTATACTTCCGGACTGATTTCATTCTCGTCTGTATCCGGAAGCCTGAATCGTATTACAATGACGGTTGATGCATTGGGTAACCGATCATCCGTTGTGCTTAGCCCGTCTGGTGTGCTTTCTTGGTCGTAATATATGATTAAATATCTGCCCAAATTTTCTGCCCCTAACCGTGCTGTGCCGGTTAGTTTTACTGCGGCTCAAAAAATGACTCCGAATTATAGTCAGGTATTTCCTACTATGTCTGGTGGTTGGGCCGTATTTTATCCGTCAAGCGGTGCGATTCAAACGCGTATAGTTTATGTGGACCCGGATAACGGTCACGCTACAGGTTTAATTTATAACTACGGCGACAGCACCATCGGTTCTGATCCATTACTTCCTTCTTCGTCTGTTTCTGGATGGTTAAGTCCTGAATACGCAATGGATGCGGTATATCAAACTCACGGAACCTCCGGATCATTCTGGTTTTTACTCAAACGCGGTTCGGTATTTAATACCGGTGTTAAATTACAAACCAATATTCATGAAAGCTGGCCGTTCAGAGGTTTATCGGCTCAATATCCCGCTCTTGTTGACGCGTACGGCTCGGTTACAGGCGATCGACCGAAAATTACTTGTGCCGAGACATCGCTGATTTTACTCGGTTCTCCCAGTACTAAAAGCAATGTGGCGTTTAAGTCAATTGATTGGCATAGTGTTCGTCGTGATCCTGCTTATGTTTCATACGAGTTTGATAACGTAGTTAATTTGAATTCGGCGGCTATTCGTTTTTATACCAGTTCTGATCCAACTGAAATTCACGTTCTTGACGATTGTCGTTTTGCATATTTTAAAGGTGCGATTAATTCGGACAGCGAAGACCCATACTACAATCTATTGTTAAATCGATGTCAGTTTGAAAAGATTTACGCATTGAACGGTCAGGATTCTACTGCGTGTTATTTTGGCGGTGTGGCCAATGCTGAAATAATAGATTGTGTTGTCGATAAGGCTGGACATTATCCTTATGATCCTTCTGGTAGATCACCCGGTAGCACGAGAAATCACGCGTTTTATGTAGCTGGATCGTATAATGATCAGTTTAAATTTCGCGGCAACATTATTAATCAACCAAGTTATGGTGGCATTCAGTTGCGTGGTGGTTCGGGCCATCTTGTAAGTGGCAACGTTATCATGCGGGCTGGATTCGCAATTCCTTTTGGTCACGATCAAAATAATTACAACGATGTTTATGCAGATACATTAAACAATTCGTTTATTCGATTCCATCAAGCGGATATTATTAAAAATCTGATCATGAAACCTTCTAATATTCTTGGTGCAACCGGAAGTTATGATGGTAATAATGCTCGCGGCGAAGGTATCGGTGCTGGACGTATCAACAGCATGAACATGAGCAATAATATTCTGACGCGAGCCGGAACATCGTCAGGAAACTGCATCGCCCTGTCATTTTCAGAATTTAGTTGGCCGTGGGATAATACTACACATCCTGTTCTAGTTAGTGGCAATATTGTATACGATTGGATCGGCAGCCGAAATCCCGCAGGCTCGTCCGTTTCGTTTGGTGTTACAAAAACGGTACACGGATCACCTTATATTAAGTTGCCAGAAAATAATTTCAAGTTTGTCAAAAATTACTTGATTGAACCTTACGCTACTGGCGATACGGCATATACTAAAGGCGTAGCTTATAAAACCGTGATTGGTTTTGGACAGGGCTCCTATCTATCTTCCGGCAATACGTTCTGGCGTCAAGCACCTTCCGGTTCGTATGTATCGTTTACCGATACTGCTAGTTACAACTGGCAGCACTTAATGAACGGATTGGGTGATTCAAGTTCTGTTTATGGGACCGGTAGTCTGCCCGTATGGGATGCTGTAAGTCGCGATGATGTCTCATATATCGGTTCGCTTGGATTATCCACCGCTTCTGGTGAAGAAAGCTTTATTTTACGAGCACTTGCTAATAGAAAAGGAAGTTGGGATAACAGATTTACGGCAAGCAATTTGATGACGTATGTCTCTGCTGGATTTAGTGATTTAGTTGAAGGTAGCGGTGGTATTGGTGTATATAATTTTGGTGTATTTTATGTATTAAACGGCTCAGTATTTACTGCAATTCGTAAAAGAAGATAATTTTTGGAATTTATAAATGAAACAAGACTATAATCAAGTAATTAGATCAATTGAGCCAGAAGTTGTTTCTGGTCTGTCAGAAGAAGAAATGTTGCTTTTAACCACAGCAATCGCTTCGGAAGAAACGGATGAATTAACCGAAGAAGAACAGAGTGCTATAGGAAAGTTATTGAACGATGGAGAACACGAACTTAAATCGGGAACAAATATTAGCTGTAATCAAGAGGGTTGCGGAGAATCACAAACGAAAAACATTTGACATTCATGACGAAGAAGATATTAGTCAGCAAGTTCATCAGATTGCGTTAATTGCTCTCCCTAAATATCACTATACTAAAAGTAAGAACAAAGATCCTGAGAAGGCGTTTGAAAGTTGGTTAAATGCGTTAATTTCTAATCGTTTAACTAATTTTTATCGCGATCGTTTTGGAGTAAAACATAAGCCAAGGAAAAAGGATACAGAGTTTGACAAACAAAAACGAGTGAATCTACATCATCCGATAGATTTATCGAGCATGGATATTCCTGATCCTTTGAATCATCACGAAGATGAAGAGTTTTTTGAATATTTACTTAAAGAAATGGATATGACTTTTATCGAACTGATGTTTTCTTGCATGAGCGGAGAAAACGTCGGTTCTTATTATAGATATAGACTTCAAAGCAAGATTATGGAATTGAGGAACAAATGGCGGCAAAACCAAAATTAACACCGGAACAATCCGCTAGACTAGCTGATATGGTTTTGCGGGAAAACAAAAGTTATAGTGATATTGCCAAAGAATTTGGAGTATCCGATGATACTATTTATAGAAAAGCGATGAAGCTTGGTATTCATGCTTCAAGACAGAAGCAGGGTGAATATTATGCGACGGTACAGAAGAAGTCTGGTTCAGAAAAAGATAAAATTCTTAGCCGTCGTGAAGAATTAAAAAACGAATTTATCAAAACTGATCGGTATAAAAAAATTGCAGAAATATATGATAAAGTTAGTCTGCGATCATTTCTAGAACAGTGGACCGATTGGCATATCCAGCTTAAAGACGTTACTCCTTCGGAAGAAGATGCTATTGAGCTAGCCATCATGGTCAAATTGCGTCTGCAAGATAATCAGGAAAAATATAGCAGATACAATCAGATGCTTAAGGAGCTTAATGCCGAATTAGAATCGCTAGATATGACTATCGATGAATCGGACGAGCAGCAAAGAATCCTGCATCAAAAACTTGAATCCGCCGATCTGATTCAGATCGAACTTAATAAAGATATTAAAGATCTTACCGATAAATTTAACAACTTGCAGAAACTATTAAACGCTTCTCGTGAACAGCGTGAAAAGACTCAAAAGATTGGCGGAGACACGTTCGCGAGTTTAGTTATTATGATGACGGATCGGGCTAGGAGAGCAGAGGTTGCTGATGACGAGGAACTCTGGCGTATAGCTACCGAAAACAAGATAGCGAAGATGAAGCAAAATATAGAATTTGAAGACGGAACCGTAGAGCCGATTATTATGGACGGCTCAGACTATTTAGATAAGGCCGTGCCTAAAGAGGTAATCAGTGGACAAATTAACGCAGATAAGACTGAAAATAGCGATGAAGAGACGAGTGAAGGAGCGTAAACAGGTTGGCTATAAAATCTGGCGAGAAGCCGTACTTCGCCGCGATGGTTATCGGTGTCAAATATGCTGGGCTGGAAAGCGTGCTATATTAAATGCTCATCATCTAGCAGCGTATTTATCTAATCCGGAATTACGCACAGAGATTTCAAACGGTATTACTTTATGCAAAGCGTGTCACGAAGAATTTCATCGTCGGTATGGACAGGGCGGAAACACAAAAGATCAGTTTGTAGATTTTCAGAATAAGAAGAAGAAGCGTAAATTCGATGAGTAAGTCTGCTATAGTTACAGGTTTTACTGGCCAAACCTCGCCATATCTTGCGAGAATACTTTTATCCAAAGGATATAAAGTATATGGTATGGTTCGGGACACTTCACACGCTTCTATGGATTTCATCGAAGAAATGGGATTGGATCAAGTAGAAATTGTTCACGGCGACCTGTCTGATGACGCAAGTATTTATAAGCAAATTAGTCGAATTCGCCCAACAGAATTTTATAATCTTGCCGGATTATCTTCTGTCGCTACATCCTTCGAACAGCCCGAACATACCATTGATATTACAGGTCTTGGGACTCTTCGCATCTTAGAAGCGATTAAACAATATTCATCTTCTACTCGTTTTTATCAGGCCGGTAGTGTCGAAGAATTTGGAGGAGAGGAAGGATTTAATCCGAAATCACCATATGCTGCTGCCAAAATATTAGCTCATAATCTTGTAAAAATTTACAGAGAATCATATAAAATACACGCTAGCGTAGGTATTTTATCTAATCATGAAAGTGAGCGGAGAGGATCGCAGTTCGTAAGTCGTAAAATTACAGACTATATAGGGCGTAGAGTAAATGGTAAAGTTACTAAGCCACTAATTTTAGGCAATCTGAACGCTACACGCGACTGGGCATATGCAGAAGATATGGCTATGGGTAGTTATCTTATGCTGCAACAGGATGTCCCGGATGATTATATTTTTTGTACAGGCAAAACATATTCTGTTCGCGAATTCTGCACACATGCTTTTGCTTCTGCCGGAATCGAATTACACTGGCATGGAGAAGGGATGTCCGAGGAAGCCACCGACAAAAACGGTAACATACTCGTTGCCGTAAATAAAAAGTTCTATCGCCCACTTGACCCTTCTGTATCGTGCCTGTCTTATGAAAAAGCCGAGCGTATACTTGGGTGGAAGCCGAGCGTATCGTTTTCCGATATGATTAAAAGAATGGTGTCAAACGACATACGGAGATATAAGCATGAAGCCCTTACGAGTTATTAACGATAATCAAAAACTTAAAAATCTCCGAGATAGAGATATTAATAGTAAACGGTACAAGGAATGGAAAGATTATATTCACGAACGCGATCAGAAAAAATGTCAATTTCCCGGATGTAAAGATTTAAGCGATGAGATCGAGGTTCATCATATTAGAAAATGGGCTGATAGAAAAGCGAAACATTTACGTTTCGATACCTGCAATGGGATTTGCTTATGCGAAAAACATCATGAACAGGTAACCGGCAGAGAATCTCGATACGCTATTATGTTGTACGATGTGGTTTTAAAAAATGAAAAAGCATATAAGTTACGAAAAACTCAGGATAATACAGGACACGAGGGAACAGTCCCCTTTTGAGTGGGCCTCTGAGCAGTATCAAAATTTCGAAATAGGTATTGATACTCTTGAATACGGAGATTATTCTTTAGCAGGATACGATCTTCCTACAGATGAGCACAGTATTGTTATTGAAAGAAAAAAAGACTGTCGAGAACTTTGCAGAAATTTAGTTGCTGATTGGGATAGATTTAAACGCGAATTAGAGGGATTGGCTAAATACCAATATCCTTTTATTATTGTATGTGAGAATTATAGCTATCCATGGCTGTATGAACAAGGGCTCACAAAAGTTCATCCAAATTTAATATTAAAAAGATTATCAACTATTCATCTTGATTATCGTGTACCGATTCTCTTTTTTGATAATAAGAGATCGGCAGAACGTTTTGTATTTCAATCTTTTGTTGAAGTTATGAGAAAGAATATCTAATGCTAGTTACTAAGAAAACTAAATTTAGTTGCAAGAAAATTCCGTCTTTCGGCACTAAAGCGTATGATAGTCAACTCGAACACGCTTTAAATAATCAGCAAAACATTGACCGGTTGATCAAATATATCCCACTTGAACTCGGCGATACTCGTAATATTTATACCGAAGATATTTTCGAGGATGCCGATTGGACTGATTCAGAAAAGATTCCAGAGCACATTGTTGAACTGGTGATGGACCCTGATTATCTTCACTTCTTAACAAAATATGTTCTGAATCTTGATCTATTTCCATATCAATTAGCCATTTTACGAATGATGTGGAGTAAATCGCAGGTTATTTTTATTGGTAGTCGTGGTGCTGCTAAAAGTTTTTTGATAGCCGTATATATTATTCTCCGATTACTCATGCATCAGGGATGTCGAGTGTGTGTTGTCGGTGCGGCTTTACGTCAGTCTCTTGTTATTTTTAATTATATCGTTAACATATTTAATAATGCTCCAGTACTACAAGATATTTGCGGAGGAAAAGATAATCGTCCTGTACGTGATGTTAATATGCATTATTGGAATGTCGGTCAAAGCAAAGCGACTTTCTTGCCTCTCGGCGATGGCGAAACTATCCGTGGTCAGCGTGCTAGCGTTATTATTGCCGACGAATTTTCATCTATCTCAGATGAGGTATTTGAAACCGTTGTTAAGGGTTTCGCGGCTGTTAAATCAGAAGGAACATACTCCAACGTTCACCGTGCCTATCGTAGTCGATTAATGAAGTCGGCAGGAGGAATTGAACGTAAAGAAAGTCGAGTGAAAAACGCTCTTGCTGGTAACCAGATTATTTTATCTGGAACGCCATCGTTTGAATTTAATCATTTCTATAAGAAATATAAATACTATCGTGCAATTATTTTAACAGGTGGCAAAAAAGATCGATTGAAAGAATTGTTTCCAGACTTTGATATTAAAGACGATATTGATTCTTCACAATATTGCATAATACGTATTCCATGCACTCACCTTCCTCCCGGTCTTATGGATGATGATATCATTGCTCAGTCCAGAGCGACCATGGATCGCAGTATTTTCTTAATGGAATATGCGGCCTGTTTCACCAAGGATTCGGCAGGATTCTTCCCAATGAGCTTACTGACACGAGCTACGTGTCCAATAGAATTTCCAGATGGTAAAAAACATACATTTTATCCGGCTTTACAGGCTGAAAATATACCATGTGTAATGGGTATAGATCCGGCGTCTGAGTCAGATAATTTTGCGATTAGTATAGTTGGCATGTTTGGCACATGGCGTGGGCTACTATACCAATGGACTACAAATAGAAAACAGTTTGAAGAATTGATTAAGGATAAAGATAAGCAATTAATCGATCCTAAAATTGTAGATTACAATACTTTCTGTACTCGTCATATACGCGGATTAATGCGTCGATTTAATGTAAAAATGGTCATCATGGATGCTGGCGGCGGTGGAGTAGCTCTTAGAGAATGTCTAAAAGACCCTGATAAATTTATTGATGGACGAGATCAGGCGATTCTTGACATGGAAGATGAAAATACCGAGCTTATGGATGGTAATAGAATATTAAAAATGATTAATTTTCAAAAGACAGAATTACGTCGAGAAGCACATTATGGATTAAAAAAAGATTTATCAGATAAAACTTTAATGTTTCCATCTTATGATATTAAAGAAATAGGACTGCAAACTTTAATAAATGAAGTTTTAGGTAAAGTCTATGATGATATCAATGATTGTATTTTTGAAATAGAACAGTGTAAAAAAGAAATGATTATGATTAAACTTGATAAAACATCAACCGGAATTGAAAGATGGGACGTTCCAAATATTAAAGGCCCTAAAACTAGTGGAGAGGGTATGGTTATGAAAAAAGACCGATTTAGCTCGGTTCTTCTTGCTAATTACGGTGCTAGAATTTTAGGTTTTGATGCCGAAATAGAAGCGTTGCATCAAAAAGAAAAACCGACCGTAGCGGGTTATAAGATCGGTCAGGTTGTTGATCCAAACGAGCCCGCCTATTACGGAGTAGGAATTAAAAGAATGCAAAATGGTAAGTTTTACACCGGCGGTAATTCTTTTTACGATGTAAATTTTAGAGAAAAAAGTGTATAAGTATTGTGATTATATTGTAAAGGTATAGTGATTAGATGATGAAAAAGGATATTTCAAAACCCCAAGAGACATATCAGAATGCGGCTGCTGCAAATTTTTACGACAGCACCTCTAATACGTATGTTCGTTCGCAGGGTGGTCGTGAATCCTATGAGGCTTTTCGTCCTGCTGAAATTATTCCGGACTGTCGTACCCAGCAAGACCAGCAAAAAATCATGCTTATGGCCGACGCTTTCTATAAGCGTAATGGTGTAGTTAGATCAATTGTTGATTTACAGGTAGATTTAGCCATTGATGGTTTATCTATCCACGCTACAGAAGATAGTACACAGATCTTTTACGATTCTTGGTCAAAGCGTGCTGATATTTTTGACCGAGTTGAGCAATTTGCACGGTGGTATTTAAAATCTAATAACGTTGTTTTACAGCGTAAATATGGTAAATTTCGAGGTAACAAGATTCCTATTCGATATTTCTTCTACAATCCCGGAAATATAGAGCTTATTGGTGATTTTTATGGTACCATGGCTGAAAAATTACGCTATGGAATTAAGATACCGTCCACCAGCAACGGTCACAAACGGACACCAACGACTGAAATTGAAAAACAGGTCTATTCCACCTACCCTAAAGAAGTTAGGGACGCTATTGAAAATAAGACTGGTAACGGAAATCCAACTTTTATTCCACTTCCTGAAAATGATGTTTATGTAGCATACTGTAAAAAAGATGACACTTCAATTTGGGCCGTACCTACGCTTTATTCAATATTTGATGATTTATTATATAATCAAAAGGTTAAGACTGCAAAGATAACAATGTTAGACGGAGCCTCGTGCCCGACTGCACTTTGGCGGCTTGGCGATCATAAAAATCAACTAATGCCCTCTCCGGTATTAGGTCAAAAATTAGCGGGTATCACACAGGCTAATACAAACGGAGGAAAGAGAGAAATCATTTGGGATAGTGCGATTGATTATCAAGAATTCTTTCCTCCGATTGATAAAATTGCTGCATTTGAAGAACGTATTGAACCAATATTATTTGGTTTAGGTATTCAGCTTTACAAAGATGGAAGTGCAGAAAACGGCAAACCGATTGGCTTAAAAGATTTTATTTCTCGCATAATCAATTGTAGAATTGCTATTGCGAAATGGTTAGATTCCGAATTTACTATCATCCGTAAAGCGACAGGTTTTAGAAATAATCCAACTGTAACCTTTAATAATAGTAATCTTTTTGATGAAAAGATTTATTGGAATATTATTCGTGATTTAGTAGATCGTAATATATTATCGGACGATCGTATGCGTGAACTGCTTAAAGAAGATTCTTCTGTAGAGCGTGCTCGCATTGATGAGGACGAGGCACTTCGTACTAAGGAGGAAATGCCGCAAAAGGCAAGCCCGTTCCATAATCCACTGTTGCTAATGCAACAAAAGCATGAGATCAAAAAAATACAATCCGAAAATATGGCGAAAGAAAAGCAGAGTGGTAAATCAGGAGGTAGGCCCGTTGGTTCTCGTGATAAGACTCCTAGAGTGGTTAGGGCGAATACTGTAAATATAGTTCAGGCTAGTAAAATCTATGATCGCGTCGATAAATTAGTTCAGTCTACCCTCATGGAATCTTTTGGTGTTAAAGACGCTCGGCAATTAACTAATGAACAAAAGAAAGAAATTTTTGATGCTAAATGTCTACTGTATCCAACCGTAAATCCCGAACTAATAGACGCGGATGATGAAACTATTGCTGCGTGCCTCGACTCTTTCGTACCGTCTATTTCTTTGTCTTTCGCAGAATTATTTAAACAATATTCAGAAAATTCGGGTATAAGCAAACTGACTAATGAAGAATTAAAAATTATTTTAGTTGCATGTTATTGCGAATCTTGGAATAAATTATGATTGAGATTTTTGAATATGAAAAAACAGCAGGACTCGCAGAAATTATTCAAGAGTCTCTGTCTCAAAGTATTTATTTAGAAGCCTCCTGTGCTCTGTCTAATAAATCTCAAGCCGAAGGTTCCGAGATTTTTATTCCTCCTGTTTTAGACGGTGTTTCAACTGATATGGCTTTATTTTACGCCGTATTAGTTACCGCTACTTGGAATAGAAATGACGATGTGTTTACACCGGCTGAGTGCTGGGCAGCAAGAAACAGTCCAGTATGGAAACCAGCTAATCGCGATCATCAGAAGAGTGAAAGTGATAAAGAAAATAAGATTTTAGGCGTTATTCGCGAATCTTATCCTGTTAATTCTAAATATGAGATTGTTGATAGCGAAGATAAGTTAGAGCATCTTGTATGCGGTATTAGTTTGTGGGAACGCTATTGGCCCACGGCTACAGCCGATATTAAAGAATGCGTGGACGACGGTACACAATATGTATCAATGGAGTGCATGTTCTTTGGTTTTGGTTATGCTTTACAATTGGCCGATGGTTCCGGTCCTATTAAACTTTTAGAGAGAAACAAAGACACTTCTAAATTAACAAGATTTTTACGTGCATTTAAAGGGAAAGGCATTGTAACAATCGAGGGTAAAGAATATAGAATTGGTAGATGGCTTAAAAATGTATCTTTTACCGGAGTTGGATTTGTTACAAAACCAGCTAATCCTGAATCAATTGTATTTAATAATTATGTTTCGCACACCTCTGCGTCGGAGGCTAGCGATCCTAAATTTATGACTATATCAGAAATAAATCTTTCAAAAATCGAAGAAAATTCTAATAATAGTGTATTATCAGATAGTCAACCGACTAAGGAATTAACTATGGCCGAGAATAAAGAAACTGTAAAAGTTGAAGAAAACAAGATTGAAGCTAAGCCTGTTGCCGATGAAGCACTCGCGGCCAAAGCTACCGAAGCAGAAAAACGTTGTGCAGATTTACAGGCAATGGTAGATTCTGTTCGTGCTGAATACAATGCATATAAGACAGAATGCTCTACCAAAATGGATCAGATGCAAAAAGATTATGAATGCATGTCCGAATCCATGCGGAAGAAAGAGGCTCTGATTGCCAATCTAGAAGCGTCTATCTCTGCTATGCGTAGAACCGCTATGGCAAATGATCGATATTCCGCACTCGCCTCCATCGACATGACCGATGTTCTCGAAGAGAAAGATGAAGCGAAGGCGAAAGATAAGGTCGCGAATTATACTGATGCTGAATGGGCAATTGTACTTTCTATGGCACAAAAGATTTGTGCGGCTAAGACAGTTTCACAAGCACAAGCATCTAAGTCCGAAGAAACAGTTAAAGAATCTAAGGTCGATACTACTGCTACCGAAGTAGCAGAAGTAAAGGAAGAAAAAGATACTGCTTCCAGTACTGCACAGGCAGCCGCCGTTGCCGCAGACAATGTTGCCGAGGCTGGTGTTCGTGATCAGTTGAAGTCGGCGTTTGCTAATAAATTTGGAAAAAATCAGAAAAATTCCAAATAAGATCTTAAGATATTGAAAAAAATAGTGTATAACTTAAATGTTATCTAATAGAGGTAAAAACAATGCTAAAGCCAGATCGCAATCCCGTCCTTGAATCAATCGATTATTTTATTACAACCACTGGTGATGCCGGACGTATCGCGTTCGCTGCAACTGGTACGCAGCCCGTTGGTAACGGTCTGGACTCGACTAACAACAAGATTGAATATATCAACGCAATCGCTACTTCCGGTCGCAAGCCTGTCGGTATCGTATTGCAGCCTGTTGTTAACATCGATCTTTCCCGCCAGCAAAAGAATCCCTACAACGAAGAACAGCAAGTTAACGGCAAGGTTCTTGTCGGCGTGATAGGTGAGTACAATACTAACGCTTGGGGATCAGGTCAGCTTGGTTCTAGCGTAGTTGTTCCCGCTAAAGTTTACGCCGGTCCTTCTGGTCTGATGTATACTGATAACTTCTCCGGTTCCGGCTGGCCATTAGTTGGACATGCCCTAACCCTCAAAGACAGTGACGGCTTTGCAAAGGTTCGCATTAACGCAACACTTGCTTAATAGAAATATAGAGGTAAATTAAAATGCCAAACATGATTGAAGTAAATGATAACGACCAGAAGCTGATTCTAGACAATTTCAAACTTGTCGGTTCAGCCGATCGCGAACAAGCCGCAGAAGCTGCTGCCATGTTTGCAGAAGCTATCGAAGCCCCTCTCCGTCAGGTTATCCTGAGCGGTGATAACGGAGTCGAAGCGATTTATACTCCTGAAGACCATACCGATAATCAGCGTATTGAATATCCTCTTGACTTGCTCACGCCCGGTCAGGAACGTGACTTCGTTGCGTATGTTTCTCCCGGCGAAGGTCGTATTCCCGAGCGTAGAGTTACCGGTGACTATTTAATGGTTCCCGATTATGAAATGAGTGCCAGCATCGATCTTCGTAGAACAACCGTTCGCGATGCTCGCTGGAACGTAGTGGCTCGTGCTATGGAAATCCTTGAAGCTGGTTTCCGGCAGAAGAAAAACGATGATGGTTGGCAGACACTGATCTCTGCTGCTAAAGATCGCGGTCTGTTAGTCTTCGATCCCAATGCCGCAGTTGGCCAGTTTACCCCTCGCTTAGTAACGATCATGCAGAACGTCATGCGGCGTAACGGTGGTGGTAATAGCGGGAGCAAGGTGCGGTCTAGACTGACCGATATTTGGCTCTCTCCAGAAGCCATGACAGATATTCGTGCGTGGACTCTGACCGAAGTGCCCGATGAAGTTCGTAAGAACATTTATTACTCTTCGGAAGGCTCGCAAGACCTAATCACCGTGTTTGATACTAAACTGCACGCCATTGATGAGATGGGTGAAGGTCAGGAATATCAGAACTACTACGGTACAGTTCTTAGCGGTACTATGGCCGCATCTGACGTAGAAATCATGGTTGGTTTAGACTTACAGCGTTCTGATAGCTTCGTAATGCCTATCCGTGAAAACCTCACGATCAACGAAGATCCAACGGTTCGTCGGCGTGGTCTTGTAAGCTGGTACGGAACAATGTCATTAGGCTTTGCCGTACTAGACTCTCGCAGAGTGCTCTTGGGCTCCTGCTAATTCAAGATTGACATCAAAATAAATTATAGAGGATACTTCGGTGTCCTCTATTTTTTTGGTGTATATAGAATAGAGGTAATCATATGATACTAAGTCTTGGATCGGCCCCGTTTAATCAGGGAAAACCAGTTGTTAATTATGGTGGTATTTATACTACAGGCTATCCTACTTATACAGTTAAAACAAATTTAACGCAAGTTGATACTGTTAATACTATATTTGATCGGCTTATAAATGCCAATTTTTATAAAATGAGTAACGGTTCAGAAACGATTTTTGATAATACGGATGCAGATCACGGATTAATTACTGAATTACTTATCGTCAATAACGACGGTGGTGACGCTCGTATCTATATCAATCAAAAGGACGAGTTCGCGGCAGATAGTATTTCTTACGATCAGCAGGGCGGTTTTCCACTTGGTAGCGGCCAATCAATTCAGATTCGACAGCCGGTTACTCATATTGGCCAGCTAAGTTTGGCTGGTACGGTTGAAGTCGAATATAACGGAATTCGTCAGTATAATTATAATACGATTTAATTATGGCATGGACTACCACACTAGTTAATCGATTTCGTTATTATATAGGCGACTATACGCCTACGTATACTTACACAAATAATATTTTAGAAACTTTATTGGCCATCGCCGCGATCGATGTCTTAAGTACGTATAACGACTGGAACATTGGCGGTCCATACACAATAGACACAGATACTCCAACTATAACTCCCGACCCTACAGATTCAACGGTACCACAAGGAATAGGCAATCTGATTGTCTTGCGGGCAGCGATTCTTCTGAATACATCTGAACTGCGTACGCTGAGCGGTTCTGCTGGATATAAAATCATAGACGACAGATCGACAATCGATACGACTAGCGTCGTTGATTCTTTAAAGATTAAGAGTAAGTTATGGACCGACCAGTACGAAATGGCAAAAGAAGATTTTGAAACTGGAAATATGTTTGCTGGTGCGGCGGTATTGCAACCGTATAATTCGCTTAATTTTCCAACAATGGATGAGACGGGGCGTTCGTGGGCGAGGTAATTAATGACAATACCATGGGACAGTCTGAAAAATATCTACAACGATCAGGCCGACGAGCTAATAGAAACTATTAACGCGGCAGAGTTAACGTTATACTATAAGAATCCGATACTCACTTCTGTTACTAACTCTCCTGTACCGTCTGGTATTTTAGACGCTTATAATTCACAGAGTTTTATCGAAAATCTTCACAACCGAATTAGCGAAGGTGGGGCGGGGTATCAGCAGTCGGTTTTATCAGAAACTATTAAGGTTCGTTCTTATTGGAATAGTGTTAATTCAAAATTTCCAGTAGATTTGCGTGATAATTTAAACGTAGTGCAAATTAATTCTTATACAACCGATCAGCAAAAACTTTTAAATGCGTCTTATGCTCAAATCAATGGTTATAAGATTAAAATGATTCGCGATCCAATCCCCTATGGTTTTTGTAAGCGTTATTCTATCAGCTTTTGGGAGCGAATCGTCTAATGTCTATTAAAATCGATTTTTCTGCATTTGAACAAGATATCAAAAAATATATGGCAAAATATGAATTGCCAAAGATTGTTCGCTCAGCCACAGAGTTGTCTATCAACAAATTGCGTCGAGCGTTTATTGAAGAATATCGAAAAACTGATTTTTCTATTGGTTTACGCGGTGGATATGCTGGAGATGTAGATCGTGATGTAATGGCAATTTTAGGTTTCTATCCATTTGACGTAGATGACATCGATGAGAAAATTGGAAATATATTAGGTGATTCTTTAAAGTTTACAAAATTTATTTCTAGAAATAACGCTATCTATTTTCAATTAACTAGTGAAAATCTATCAGATTTTTTACGAGATAATTATCCGGGCGGAAGCTATGATACGGATTCCGGTGCAAGAGTCGATTGGCTTAATTGGATATTGTTTGACGGTAGAGTTGACGCCAATTTAATTATCGGTGCCTTTGATGAATCTCGCTCGGGTCGCGGTATCATGTTGCATCTTGGACGGGGTGATTGGCAAGCATCAGATTATGATGTTTTCCCAGCTTCGTCTTCGGGTGGATTTATTGCAGAATTGCTTAATAGTGAATCGTTCAAGGAAAAGGCGATTCGTATAATTACTGAAAATATTCAGAAAGTAGTAGGATAATGAGTAATTTAGATGGCATTCAATATTACGGAGATTATACTTTAGAGCATTTATTAATGCAGAATATTATGCAATTTATGCGTTATGGACTGCTCGAATTAGGTGCTTATTATAACGTTACCAGCGGAATGGTTGGTCCAAATGGACAAGATCAATCCAGATTAAGTCCTGTTACAGTTACCGGTTATGTTCCGTATACCGTTTACACTGGTGCCAAACCGGATTGGGTTTATGAATCAGTGACTCCAAAATCTGCCGGAGTGACCGCTCCGATTATTCCTTCTGGAATTGTATTTAACGGGTCATTCGTTCCCACAGGGACGCCTGTCGCTGGAACTGGTTATTACATCGATTTCTCTCGCGGACATGTTGTTTTTGCTAATCCTATACCAAGTGGTAGTGTGGTACAATGTCCGCATTCAGATCGATGGGTTAGCGTTTATCCTAAAGAATCTCAAGAATATTTTAAACTTGTTTCATCCATGGATTGGTTTGGTACAAATACTAGCGGAACTATGGTGTCATTAGAACAGTTTGCTTATCTACCATGTATGTTTGTTTCTATTCCTTCATATAATACTCTCCGTGGAATGCATCTTGGTTCGCGGGCGAAAGTCATGTCTGCACAAATAACATTTGATATTTTTACAACTAATCCAAACGAGAGGGCCATTCTACAGGATGTCTGTTATTTTCTAGAAACTAAAGCGTTGCCGATATTAGACTATAAAAATGCTCCGCGAGCATTAAATTATCAAGGACAACTTGTTTCTGGTGTAACGTGGGGAACCATGAATCCTTCGTGGAGAATCGGTCAGGCGATTTTTAGAGAAGATGCAAAAATTTCTAAGACAGTTAAAGACTATTTGCCTATTAAGTATGCTAAAGTATCAATTGGCTTAGAAGTTGATGTTATTCCTTCATAATTTTCAAATAAATTAAGTGTTTTGGTGTATAAGTTTCTAGTTCATAAAAATAGGTGGTAAATCATGCCAGTAGCCCAAAATCAAAGAGTTTATTACGCTGTTAACGCAGTTGGGTTTGCCCCTCTAGGCTTACCTGTACTCACTGCTTATTTAACTACTGGTATTAGTGGTTATTTAGCTGCAAAAGGTGTACAAAGTTGTTCTTCAAATATTAACTTTCAGTTAGAGCCGGTTTTCCAGCTTGGTCAGTTAGAGTTGTACGAGCAGGTTGAAAGCATTCCTGCGGTAGAATTTACAGCCGAGAAGGTTGTAGACGGTCGTCCCCTTCTTGAGCATTTAGGCTCGCTTGGAGCCACCGCTTCTACACTAGCCGGTCGTTATAACAACTCTCGTGTACAAATTGCTATCGCATACTGGCCTCTGACACAAGATTTTGCTAGCGGCACTCCGCTTAGTATTACCGTTATGTCAGGCATGTATGTTAATACTATTAACTGGAATATTCCGGTACAAGGTCTTGTTACCGAATCGGTTACTTTCGTAGGTAACGATAAGACTTGGTACAACGTTCCTTCTGGCAGACTCTTTACAACTGGTACACAGTTTGCTGGTACAGAATCTCCTTACGCTACGGGCGTATTCCCGTCCACAGGCACGGCTCAGCGTCGTCAGAATGTAAATATGACGAATTCTCTGTGGCCGAACGAAATCCCCGGTATTTCTGGTAATAACCGCAACCCAACTATGTCCGATGGTAGTTACGGTGCTCACATCCAAAACGTCAGCGTCAGCGTTAACCTTGGTCGCCAAGAACTGTTTGAACTTGGTAAGCGTGGTCCATATTTCCGATATGCCAGCTTCCCAACCGAAGTTACTACAACTATTGAAGTAACCGCAAACGAATTCGGTGACAATATTAATGCGGCACAGGAATCTACGACTAACCTTTCAGATCAGCCTATTAAGATTTGTTTAGATCAGGGCGTTACGATTGATTTAGGCACGAGGAATAAGCTTCGTACAGTAGGTACTAGTGGTGGCGATACAGGCGGCGGCAACGTAACAACTTCATACGAATATGTTAACTTCAACAGCTTAAAGGTTATTGCCTCGGGCGACCCTGCTGGACTCACATCTTAAACCTAATTTTAATATCGGTTGGGTGAAAACTCAACCGATTTATTTTGGATAGACGGAGGATATTTTGGATATAAATAAGACTTCCGAATATTGGGGCGGATGGCAAAAGTCTAGAGTTCTTTTTCTTATTGATTTATTCGGTGAAGAATTTTTTAAAGGAAAACGAATTCTTGAACTTGGTGCTTATAATGGTTGGATAGGCGATTGTTTTTATCGTCTTGGAGCGGATGTTACATGTATTGAAGGCCGTTCTAAAAACGTTCATAAAATACAACATACTTATCCATATCTAAAAACGCATTGTGCTAATCTTGATGTCAAAGATTGGGAATGGGGAAAATTTGATATCATTATCAATTTTGGACTAATTTATCATCTAGAAAAATACAATAAAGAACATATTATTAATTGTATAAATAATTGCAATTTATTATTTTTAGAAAGCGTTATTTGGGATAAAGACGAATCTGATATCCATTATCACAGAGAAGCGGGCGAGGATCAGTCTTTAAGTGATCGTGGAGGATATCCAACTACCAATTATGTTGAAGATATTTTTAAAGAATGTGGCGTGAAATATACTAAATACACCACCAGTAAACTTAATTCATTACCACATGTATACGACTGGGAAGACAAAAATACTAAAGAATTAGAATTTGGAAAACGTCGATTTTGGATTATTGAAAGGAACTGATATGCATTATAGAAACGGACGAGAAGCAAAAAATGGAGATAAAATTGTACAGATGGATCATGAGGGAAAGATAGTCTCTTTAGGAGTTTTACACTCAGCAATTTCGGGAAATAATTATTGCAACGGAAGCATTGCTCCAATACAAAATGTAATTACCGGGGCGTATTTGTGCGACTGTTTGCATATTGACGATCTGTTACAGATATTGAAGGAAAAGGGCCTAGATAAACGTCCACAAGAAAAAAAAGGAAATTGAAATGAAAACATTTAAGGAAATGATCGATTTATCAAAGAATTTTGGGCTGAATTTCGAGTTAGAATCTGTTGGAGGAGAATTTGCCGATTCTATCAAACTCACCAACCACTTCCATCCGTGGTCACTACGAGAAACAGAAGCGAAAATTGTATATGATGTCATTCGTAAAAATAATTTACAAAAAGGCTTTGAGGTTGCTACAGCATTTGGCATATCTTCTGCGGTAGCTGGCCAAGCGTTCAAAGAAACCGCTGGGCAATTAGTGACGCTAGATGCTTATATTGAAGAGAAATTAAACCACTGTGGAGCGTATGACATTAATACGAGGACGGTACAGGAAGCAGGACAGGCGGATGGATATAAGATGGCATCGGCTTTACACAAGGAACTTGGAATCGACTCTTCCGTATCGTTGGCTGTCGGATGGTCCCCTGACGCGGTGCCCGACGTAATCGAAAAAACATTTGGCAAAGGTGTTAAGCTTGATTACTTCTTTATAGACGGTGGCCATTCGTTCGAACAGATTCACGCCGATACTCTTGTATTACTACCGTACATGGGTGAAGATTGTGTTGTTTTTTATCATGATTTTCAGTGTGCCCATCCGCAGACTCGTGCGATGATGGAATCATTAGGTTTTAAAGTTGTAGAATATCATACAGGATTTGCACTTGCCGCTTATTTCAGAGGAAAAGCTAGACCTTGATAGGCTATTCGCGAGAATAGTAACAGGACAGGCCGTGATTGCACTTTCAAATAAAACTCAGGTGATTCTTAAAGACCCCTCAATTTTTGAAAAGCAATTGGCCGATGTTATGTACGATCAAGAAATGGAAACGCTTCTTGACGACGGTCTTTATACATCAGAAGAAGTAATGGAGAAAATGCAAAAATATGGCTTATGGACTACAGAATATACAACATTAGAAAAACAAATACCAATAGAGATTCGTTCTGTAAGCGAAGAAATTGCTAAATGTAAATTTAGATCAATTAGTAAATCGGCTTTAATTAGACGAAAAGAAAATCTTGAAAAGAAATATTCTGAAATTCAAAGAATTAAGAATAGTATGCTTCATAATTCGGCAGACGCAATAGCCAATCATATTAAACACAAGTATTTGATTTACTTATTAACGTACAATATTAATATGAAGCAATATTTTAGTAATGTATCTTTTGAAGAATATTTAGATGTTTATGATCGCGAAGTGCAAGAAATACTTGATCACGGCTTTTATCCAAAAAATATTGAAGAAAAAGATATTCGTAAACTTGCAAGAAGTGAGCCATGGAGAAGCGTTTGGCTTACTGCTCAAAAGACCGGTAACTTATTTGGCAAGCCTTCTATAGAAATAACAGATTTACAGCGTGCATTAATAACATGGTCGCTGATTTACGATGCCGCAAAAGAATCTACAAATTGTCCATCCGCAGAAATATTTGACGACGATGACGCTTTTGACGCTTGGCTCGCTTCGCAATCGAACAGAGATGATAAAAATGATCATGGCCCAAGAATATTGAAAGATACGGATGGAACCGATATAGGTATTATGGCCGAAACAGTTGAAGATGCACAGCGTGTATACGCCATGAACAATACCACAGTTAAAAAGAATATAGTTAAAAACAATAAAGTGATTGCCGAAAGGGGTCAGATTGAAGCGGGTATGTTACCAGATGCTCAACAATTACTTCGCATGAAGGCCGCACAGATTAAAAATCCGGGAGTTGGTTAATGAATAACGGATCAGATTATCGACATTTGAACGAAAGTAATAAGAAATTTCGTCAGCAAATAAATAAAAAAAGGGGTATAAATGATATAGCACAGATTGCTGAAAGGTGTTTAAAAACCACTATGATAGGCAGTCTGTCTAAATTTGAGGATTTCTTCGGAGATTTATGGGGCGAGTTTAAGGACGAGGATATTCCGCTAACACCGGAAGAAGAAAAGATGCTTCGAAAATTCGAAGAGTGTCGTAAGAGTGTTTTGGATTTGGGTAATGCAGAAATTCGTAGGTTACATAGTATGATAGGGCAAAAGGATCAATCATGAGTTTTAAAGTAATTAAACCAACAAGTTCTATTCGGCAAGAGGGTGAGCGGCTTTATTCTAAGACATTTATGAGATTATGGGAAACAGGCGAGGCACCTCCCCGTATCAAAGTCGAGCAGTTGCTTAATAAGCAAGGGCTACTCGATGTTGTTGCCGAGAATCAAAAAGAAGAAGACATGCGTAAAGAACTTCGATCTATGGAGTTACGGTTACGCAAAGCGAAGAATCCGGATGGTTCAAAAATGTCTCTATCGGATGGTCGTGGACTCGCGTTAGAGATGCGGAAACTACGCCAGAAGATTGCTGATGTTAACGCGGGTGTCAGTCAGTATTTTAATGCTACAGCCGAGTCCTTAGCCGCGTTGGAACGTATTATGTATCTTGTTTGGGCATGTACCAAGAAAGAGGACGGTACACAATACTGGCCAACATTCGAAGATTATAAGGCCGACAATGGCAACGAGGTCGCCGGAAAAGCAATGGAAGAAGTAATGAAACTTCTGGTTGGCGTAAATACCGATTTTGAGAAGCATCTGTATGAAAATTCTTGGCTTATTAAGCATGGGTTCATGAATGATAGATATCAATTACTCGATCCCAAAGGTCGTGTTGTTAGCGAAGACGGTAAATTAATTGATGAAAATGGAAACTATATTAATGAAGACGGTAACCGTGTAGATTATTTTGGCAACCTATTAGACGCCAATGGCGAATTACAGGTTGAAGACGGGTGGTCAGACGAGAAGGCAGTCGAGTCACCTGCTCGTGTACCGTAATGATTTAAACATTTTTTCTGAAAAAGTGTATAATCCGTCGTATATTTACGGCGGATTTTTAATTTAGGAAAGGTTGTCGGAAAGTGGCGGATAGAATTAATATTCCATCAACATTAACTATTGAGCAGATACGTGGCATTGAAAAATTTCAGGCTACGCTGGCTGCGGCTGCTAGTAATGCGTTTAAGAATGTTCGCGTTGATGATTTAACCAAATTCAACGCTAATGTCTTTAACGAGATGACATCTTCAACCGAAAAACTCGGTAAGTCGCTTATACGATTACAGGGTATTGGTGGTGGGAAAAACAAACTTTTCAAAAGTATTTTTGGAGGCGGGCTTGCCGCTTTAGAGTTAAAAAATAGTGTAACTCAGATTCGACAAGTGGAAGCGGCTCTGCGTAAAGTTGGCCGGGTAGCTCTGGAAGGCGATTCTGGAAAGTTAAAATCTGTAATTGGTAAATATGTAGGTATTTTCGAGGGTATAGATTTTAAAAGTTTAGTTGCAGAACGCTTGGCTGATACAGTTAATGATCAAGTACGTTTAATTCAAACTGCTGAAAAACAAATAACTTCTACGAAAGTAAAAGAGGCAAAATCTTATGAAAAGACTGCTGCTGCGGCACAAGTTGCTTTGAATAAGCAGCGAGCCATAGAGCAGGCTCGTTTAGCAGACTTGCAGGCGGCTGAAAACGAAAAGAAAGCTAATGCTCGCCGCAATCGAGGTTTGCCAGAATTTCTAGAGAGAAACGAGTTTCAACAGAAAAATCGGGATCAGCTTGCTGAACGTCAGCGTCAATTATTATCTGATAATGCCGCTCAAAAACGTGGTGAGCAATTGAGCACTGAACGAATCGTTCGGGCAAATATTGCGGCAGATGAATCGCGTACGGAATTAGAGAGAAAAACTTTAATACGTCAGAATATCGAACTTGATAAAGAAGAATCGCGTGTAAAGCAACAACAACTTGCTTTACAGCACGAGATTAATAAGGCGGAAGCCGCTGGTATAAGCCGGAATAATAGCACTCTTCAGCAGGCTCGCAAGTTTACTCAGCAGAATCCGCGAGAAATCGCGATGCTGCGTGGTGCTGGTCAGGGTGCAAAATCACCTATTGAGTCGCAGAAAAATCCGTTCGGTCAACAGTACTTCACCAATGTTCGAAACGCGGTTAGCGAGCTAGGTAAAGTAAAGCGTGCTTATGAAAATTCCGCTTTTAGTGCTAGGCGTTTCGGCGAGAATACTGCGTTGGCATTCAAGCGTTATTCCGCATTCGTACTTGGCACATTCGCATTTCAAAAGCTGTCAAGCTTATTCTACTCGGGCATTGAGCAGACAAAAGAATTTGATAAGAATCTAACTAAACTACGTCAGGTTACCGGCGGTACCAAAGACGATATGGAGAATCTTGGCCGTGCTATTTTCGCGTCTGCGAAAGATACTGGTACTGGCATAAACGATATTTCTGAGGGTTTGCTGGTATTTGCACAGGCTGGTTATGATAGTGTTGAACAATTAAAGTCTGTTACTAAGATTCTCGCTGACCTACCTCTGACTCCGAGTTTCGACGATGTGAAATCTACCGCCGAAGGTCTGGTCGCCGTATTCGGTCAGTTCGGACTTGGATTGACGGATACCGTGAGTATTCTTGATCGTTTTAACTATGTCGCCAAAGAAACCGCTATCGAATCTCGCGACTTGATTGAAGCTGCGTCGAAATCAGGTTCCGCTTTTACTTCTGCCGGTGCTGATCTTAATAAGTTTATTGAACTTACAACGTTGTTACGCAGTAAGACTCGTGAATCAGCGGCTGTAGTTTCTACGTTCTTCCGTACAACGCTGGTCAAATTACAGAGTAACAAGTCGCAAGATTTCTTAGAATCGATATTTGGATCAGATATACGTAATCTGACTGTTATACAACAGTTAGATGTTTTAGCTGACAAATATGCCAAACTTTCTTCACAGCAGAAGAACAATTTACTTTCTCCTCTTGTTGATGTTCGTCAGTTGGCTCGTTTTGGAAAGCTGTTGGAAGAAATCAATTCCGAAGCTATCAAGAAGGGTCAGGGTCAAACTACGGTTTTTGATCTTATCGCACGATCTGCTGGGTCGGTCGAAAAAGATGCTCAGGCTGCCGGTGATAATGTAGCAACAAGTTTTAATCGCATCGCTGCGGCGTTTGCTGACATGATAGAAACTCTATCGCGTGATTCTACGATTAAGAAATTGGTTAAAGATTTAGCTGATCTTGCAGTTGGTTTTTCTGATGTTGTAAAGAATGGTAAAGTTTTGATTGCCGTGCTTGCTGGTTTAGGTGCGGCATGGGCACTCCCAAGAGTTAAAGAATTCGGTTCTGGATTCTTAGGGTCGTTTAAGAATCGTGGAATTGTAAATCGTATCGCGATGAATAACGGAATTTCTGCCCAGCAGGCTTTTTCTATTCTGGAAGACCGTGCTGGGTCAGAAGGAGCACTTGCCTCTCTTGCTCGTCGTCAAAGAAATCCGCTTGCTTTGGGGGCAAGATATACGCGTAGATTTGGAATCGGTGCTCTGGCTGCTAGGGCAGGTCTTGGAAGCACAGCACTGTCTGCTTTGGGAATCGGCGGGTTGATAGCCGGATCAGGTGCTCTTAATGTTGGTGGGGATCGTCCGTCCGCAGGTCAAAATTTATTCAATGGTGCTTTACAAGGTGCTGGTATTGGTGCAGGTCTTGGATCGTTGATAGGTCCGTGGGGGGCGGCTATAGGCGGGCTGACTGGTGCTACTATTGGCCTCATGCGTGCTATGGAGGCGAACACTAAAGCACAAATAGAGAAACAGGCGGATGAGTTTACCAAACAGATAAACGCTGGTGACCCAACGAGTTTCTTACGGGCAATTGCTGGTGCTGGCTCGCCAACGGTTATTCCGGGACGCACCGTCTTTGATAGGCGTCTTGGCGAATCTGTAACAACAGAAACAAGAACGGTAAGCAATCCAAACGGAATAGCGAATTTCATTAAGGCTTCTCCGCAGAACGCTGATAATTTTGCCAAACTTATTCGTGCCGAGGAAGACAAGATTATTAAAAATATCGCTCGCGGAGGCGATCAGGATTTAACTAAAGTACGCGATCAGGCTATTAAGAATCTTTTCGGAAAGATATCTGGTGGTACCGGAGGCGGTGATAACGCAATCCGTAAAGTACTTGCCGATCTTACATCGCAAGGTAAGTTAGGCACACTATCGGATTTAGAAAAACGTGTAAAGACTGGTCGCGTCGATCAACGAAACGAAGATACGTCTAATTTCTTTGATAAACTTGGGTTTTCACTGGATAGAACCGTGCAGTCGCTGCGTGATTTTGACGAGCAATTAGGGAAGATTGATATATCTTCTCAATTCGCAAAAGTTATTACTAATTTTACAGATTTGATTAAACCAAATCTTACTAGTAATAACCGTCAATTACTCGACCAAAGTGGTTTTGGGCGAATCTTTAACATCCGAGATGCTCTTACACAAAATCTTTCGAAGATATTATCTAACAAAAACTTTACTGATGCTGTTAAAAATGGTTTGAGCAAGAATTTTGCTAGTGGCGAAGACACTTCGCAAATTGCTACTATCGGTACGTTTATTGAAAATCTTGGAGACGATGCTACAAAAGCAATTGCCGAGCCGGTTCTTGCTGCTGTACAAGGATTGTTAGGACCGGAGTCAACTTTAAATGATGTTTTACAGTTTCTTGATAAGATAGGCAATAATGCCGGGGCAGCGGCTGACGAACTTACACGCGTGAAAGATGTAGGCGATTCAGTCGCAAATGTTTTACGAGCACAAGCGGAGGCGGTTGCCGCCGAACTAGAGGTGCGATCACGGCTTGCGGCATCGTTATTACAAATGGACGATGCTATCAAGCAGGCATCCGATGGAATCCGTAATTTCAAAGACGCGAGCGAAGACCGTAGAATAGAAGGTAGTAGATTTAATCTCTTATCCGGTGGTTCTGGAGTAGACACTCAGCGTGAACGGGCAGCGGCCTTTTTGCGTCGAGCCAATACTTCCAGTGGTGATTTTACCGGTGCTTTAGAATTTGCCCAAAAACAATTGATACGTGACCAGAACCGTGCGGCACAATCAAGCGGTAATCCTACGCAACAAGCCTTTAATTTAGAGCGTAAGGCACAGGAGTCGGCCTCCGCGTTCAATCGTGTTCAGCAGTTATTCAATCAAAGCCTAGAAGATTTACAGTATCGTATTGATAATGCTGCTAGTGCAACCGATAGCTTACGCGAAGTATTCACAACACTGAAGTCAACGGTTATCGAGGCCGGTCAATCTGTTCGCCAGATGACGAAGAAAGATTTCGCTATTGCTTTAAGCGACTTGCGTAAGTTTGGCAAGGCTACAGGAGGATCAACCGGCAGTGCTGCTTTAAATAAAGGTTTTGCCGCATTAGGTCCGGGCGGACTTGATAGGGTAACCGGATTATTTTCTACTATCGGTGACTTCAACATTAAAGGAACAAATCTCACAGGAAATCAGATTAACGACAAGATCAACTCATCTTTCGGCGGCCCTGCAATCGCAGCAGCACTAACCGCTTTCACTGGTAAAAACGTATCTTCCAAAGACATTGAGTCGCAATTACTACAAAGTTTCCAAGCACAGCGAGACGCTTCTAAATTAGAAACACAGTTACGTGAACAAATGGTACGGTCGCTAGACGTACAGAAAAACGTAATGATCGAACAAAAGAAAGCTTTGCTTGATCAGACGGTTGTCCTACAGATGATTGCCGATCAAGGTATCGGTGCGTTGAACGGTATCAAGAATCAGGTAGATAAACTATTTGGTGATGCGGCACAAAAAGTTGCTATTGTTGATTCGCAGATGCGTCCCATTTCCGCTCCAGATATACCGTCTATGACTTCTAATAGATTTGAGCAGATGGCTGCCGCAAATAAAATGGAACATAGTGTTGCCGTTGAACCGATGCTTGTGAATGTCAAAGTGTTTTCAGATGGTATTCTTGAAATTCTTGGACCGGAAATTCAGAAAAACATTGAAGAAGCAATTAGTTCCAAATTGTCAGAAGTTTTTGCGGATGAGCCTGATAAAGCAAGTAAGTTGCAATCTTCTAAGCCTCGCCTTGATAATCCTAATATGTCGTATGGAGGATATTAATGACTTTATGGATCAACAATAAAAGAATAGTGCCCGCTCCGCTCGTTACAATCAACAAGCAGGGAATCTTTTCAGATGATGGTCGGTTAGTAAATACTCAGTATCAGATTGGTTTACGCGGAACCCTGCTGCCGGATATGGGCTCGCCCCGCGTGAGCGGATGGCATGCGTCTGAAACCGATGTACCGAATGATACAACAATAGTTACAGTTGATGCTTCGCACAACGCCATCTTGCTCAAACAAGAATATATGCGAGAGTTATTCGCAAACACCGGACTATATTTCTACTATGCTCCGTCAGGTCAAAACGCCGTTGAGTGCTACGCTCGTCTTAATGCAATTTCGTTTGATCCGGGAGTATGGGTACAAAAATGCGACTATACTATCGATTTATCGGCCAACTATCTTAATAAGGTAGGGTCGTCCGGCATTGAAGACAATTGGTATTTGAATTCTTCTGGCTACGGTCTGGTCCGCGTGTCGGATTCTTTTAGCATTGCTCGCCGCGAAGACAGTTTGACTTCATATAACATTGCCAGAACCGTTGCGGCTACAGCACAAACCGTCTGGAACGTCAGTGGTATCGCGAACGGGGAAGCGTGGAAAAATGCCAAGGCATGGGTTACAGCCAGAATTACCTCCGTAGGCATGGAAGACAACTATTTCAACCTTCCTACTGGCACGATTTCCATGACCGGGTACAGTAATTTTATTGAAGAGGAAACGGTAGACAAGACAGCAGGTTCATACACTGTTACCCAAAGATATAACTACGGGACACAGCCGTATATAGAAAATCGTCGAGTTTCAAAGAGCACTCAGTACCCACTTTTAGGCGATCTGTCCGCTACTATAACAAATATCAGCGTGAACGGAACGATCCAAGGATTCTCTACGGGGAACTCGGTTTCCGGAAGACTGGTTAATGCGTACACATACTGGAACAGTATCAAAGATGTCCTTGGCTCGCTGGTAGGTGCGTATGGATCAGGACAACTTATTTCACTAGACGAAGACTGGACTAATGGCACACTAAGCTACGGCATTAACTACGTAAACAACACCGGCAGCTTTTATCGGCATAGCTATGATGTTTCGTTTAATAATGACACCTCTTCCGTACCGTCTGTTACTATTGCCGGACAAATTGAGGGAATAACTTTAGATGGTTTTTGGGGTCCAAACGGCGAGAAGTTTAACGCCGCTATTACCGGATGGCAGGCTTTACAACCAACATTAAAGACCCTAGCATTTGCTTATGGTAATAACACTATCTTCGGGTCAGGCTTAACGGCAAGCAATTTTAGCAACAACCCTGTTGCTAAGACAATTTCGCACAACAAGCCTAATGGCGTAATTAGCTATAGTTATACTTTTGGATATACCGAAGGTTCTGCCGGTGATGCGTACACAAATATTTATAGCATAGACGTAAGTACACAGAATGCGATCGGTACAAATGGTGGTTATCTTGTAAACGCAACTATCAACGGAACCGTTCAGGGGCTACAAACAAGTGACAGTCCGTCAGGACGTTATGATAACGCCAGTGCCGCGTGGTCTACTGTTTTAGGAACAATATATAATACTGTTAGCGGCTATGTGGCTACATATGCTCCTAATACTCCCGGCATTAAGAACCGTCCTGTCACCCGCCAAATTAGTGTCAATCGTAATGCTGGACAAATTGGCTATAACTTCACGTATAACAATTCGCTACAGGCTAGTGGAACAAACGTAGCTATTGCCGACATTTCTGTAGAAGAAGTTTGGCCGCAGGACGTTGTAGTCCCACAGATTATTCCCGGCAGAGCCGCTGGGCCGATCATACAAAATATCGGTACCAAAACAGAATATCGTAGAAATGTATCGGTTACCTTGATCATGGGGCCTAACGGGACAACTCATTGGACATTTTCCGATCGCACCGGTCCACGAGGTGTTGCGTCCGGATATTTTTCGAACGTTATGGCTGATTTAGGTGTATATGGTACTGACTGGTTTATTGTTGGGAAAAATGAAAATTGGGATTGGAAAAATGGGGTATTTAATGCTAGTTTTAGTACCATAGCCCCTAGCGGAGTTTAAAGGAAATGCCAGCGTTCGTTCAGAATATTACGGGCGTCACGACTTTATTAGGCTGTTATATGCAGAGATTTTCTGCGTCATTCGGTCTTAATTCGTCGCCCACACAAATTGAAATAGATTTAATTCCCGGTAGTGCGGCAAGTGCTATAGATATTGCTAACAACGCTACGGGCTTTATTTATGCATCGGGCGAACCGGGGACGTTAAACCGTTTTCGCTTTGGAGCCTTGGATTTTATTGGACACGTACGTTCGTATTCAGAAAATTTTGGATCAGATGGTCGTAAATTTAACGTGAGTTTGGTCGATCCTCGTATTATTTTCCCAAATGTCGTCCTTTCATTAGACGGATTTGGTGTTGGAACAGGCGTTTATATTCCAAACTATTTTAATGTTTTTAATTATTACGGAAGTCCACAGGCTGCCGATAGTAATCGTTATGGAATGACCTTCTCAAAGATTAGAGAATTTTTAGAAACTACCGGCGTTATAGACGCTTGGGGTAATAAATTCATACTTAGCTTTGCTAGCGGGTTTCAGACGATGACCACGGGAGTAACTAATCCTAGTGGCATCCCCTCTTGGTACCGTATACCTGCCGGTCAGGTTAGTCTGGATCAATTATTTCAACAGATTTCTAATGATTTTAACTTCGATTATCATGCCTATATTGATCCGTCCACATATACGCCCGGAGCGACTAATCGAATTCTAGTTCAGCATATTTTTCGTAATAACGATGCTGCGGGCAGCAAAGAAATTCAGGCATTTCTCTCAGGTGCATTAAATTCTGGAGTACGTTTAAGCTATCAGTATGGTAAAGAATTGCGTTCTGATCCCACAGAAGTTGTCGCGTGCGGACCGGCACTTACCTATTGGAAATGCCCTTCGTCATCTGAAATTCAACGTGTATGGGGTGAAACGCCAAACGGAACTTTAATTGTTAATAACTTTACTGGTACGAGCGGAATAGTATCGTTAGAAAATATTAAATGTTCTGGTTTCGATAGAATTACCAATACTGTAACGGTACAGAATATTGACTTCTTCAAGCATCCTACAGGACTTTCGTATCCACCACAGGTTATACGTACCGTTAGTACGACAAATATCAAAGGTTATCAGCCATCCGAAAACACATTGCGTGCCGCATTATATAGTCAAGAATCGTGGGAAGCGATGCTGTTCAAGGACCATCAGGATTTTGCCAGCGGACAGCTTGGTATGGTCGTTCAGCCTTACAACGGTCCTAATGAATTGATTAGTCGGCCTTCAGATATTGCTGCCGCTATGGGCATTGCTCGTCGTGGTAGTGGTATTACGGATATAGATGATACAACTAAGAATCTTATTAGCAATGTTTATAACGCCACCAGAGAAGTGGCTGAAAATTATTACGGAACTACTTGGCTGGTTCGTGCGGGAAGTTCGAATTGGCTAGCGGAGAACACGTATGACAGCAGCGAACTCACTCCTAGATTAGAATTCGAAGCCGTGTCAGCCGCATGGTCTGAACCATATAAAGATGTTCCAAGTGGTGCTACGCAAAACCATCCAGTCCTAATGTCTAGTTCGAATTTAAACCTGAAGACAGATTTAGGATTGACAAAAGCGTTTTTGTCGATAAATGATTATGATACAGTAGTAGACCCTACTTATTTCCCGTGGCCGGTAGACATTTCAGATTACACTCCGGGCGAATGGCTGTTCGACAGTAATGATAAACTCGTAGTTCCTATATCAGTCGATGTGTATCAAAAGGAACCGAGCAAAGCTATTGTACGAGTAAGCAGACCTCTGACAGAATTAACCGTAGGTTCTGGTTATGTTCGCAATAATCCTCATTACGATTTCCTCTTGGCTATAGGCTACACTCATGCACAAATCACCGGCTTCCATATGCTTGACAAAGGCGATGATAATCTGAATTACGGTTTAGCTCCTCGCCGGTTACATCATAATATTCCGCTTAGCAGCAATGCATACGGATTCTTTATTCCTGTACAAAGAAACGAGAAGAACTTCGCGGGAGTGTTCGCAACAGGTACGCGTCACGGTGGCGTCAATGTGATCCACGACGATTCACTTGCTCCGTGGACCTATGGCAACGCTTCTGTGTTTAACGATGCGTGTAGCGGAATCGTAGGTCGTGCATTCAATAGTACCACTTCTGTCGAATCGGCTCAAATCAGTATTGCCGGAATACCGGTGTATAATATCGGAGAGAAATTTGGTGAAAACGCCAACATCACCGCGATTAGTATTTCTCTTGGTCCCGATGGTTTAACGACGAATTATACGATTAAAACATTCAATTATCCAAGAACTGCACTGACAAAAACACTACAAGATAAGTTTGGTTTTGCTGGAGGCTTGGGCAGATTCCAACGCCCTCCTAATACTGCTACTATTGATTTTAACTTTATGAATCGGTCGAATCCGAATGGTACGTTCGCTATGCTTAAGAAAGAAAAGGAGGCGTTGTCGCGTTTAAAATACCAGTCCGAATTTAGAGTGAAAATTGGCAACAAGCGTATTCGCGATTCTATGCCGAGTCAGTCTAATCTTATTACGATACAGAAAGCTTCGCCGCAGGGTGTATATATAGCGTAATCATATGAATTATGGCAAGCAGTTCAACACCGATAATCTAGGTTTAGACCGTGCTTTAAGTACCAAAGCTGGTTATGCTAGTACTTACGGCGGTACTTTAAGTACTTTTTTTAAAGCGTTCACTACGAGTGTAAGCGGAAACGGCGTTCCTCATTATCGCGAACCTCTTCGCGGCACCGGTTTGGCTGCGATACCTTCTGGTTTAAACCCATTAGGTACATATACTCTAAACGAAAATATTCTTCACGGCTCAACGATGCCGTCCAATATTGATTTAGACGATATAGATGCTAAAAATGCTCGCCTACACGGTTTAAAGACGCCAATGACTATGGTGGGTGTGGGCTATGACACATGGGGTTTCCCATCTCCCAATTTTAACTCAACTTGGGACGTAAGCGGTATTCTTGGATCGCAAGTGCCCAGCAGCAATTTTGCTGGAACAGGAACCACGGCTGTTGCCCATTTACGCGATGTACCCACTCCATTGTGGAAAGCCGGTCCACTTGATTTACGTTGGGATCAAGAAAGAGCGATCTGGACATCTCCTATTGGAGTTTTTCCGGCAAGAATAACGCGAACAGTGGCTGATAGTCAGGTTAATCCGAGTACCGGATTCTTTTGGGCAGGAACTGTTAAATATGACGCTCAAATCGTAGACGGTTTGGCAAATCCGTTAACTATAGCAAACATTTCTCATATTGGCCCGGCTCCGTCAGGAAGCTATAAGATTAAGCCGTATTCTAGCGGCGATTTCTGTTTCATGGTTCGTTATGTAAGCGGCAACGTACCTCGCTACGGATTGTGGTTGATGGAACTTCCCGGAACAGACGAATGTGCGTCTGACGCCGGATTGCTTTCTATGTTATCGTCGATTCCGACTTATAGCGGTGCTGTCGGCGGCGACCCGTTTACTAGTACAGACTATTTAACTGGTAGTGGTTTAGCAAACGGTTTCGCAACATTTCCAATGTCGTTGGAATATGGCGGATTAGGTATTAACACTGTAGAACAGTATCAGATTCCTATTGGTACAACAGGAAATACTTTTGAAACCAAACAAATATTAGGCGTCAGCGGAATTTCAGTTTCTTATAACGCTACTGGTATCGTTCTTACAATGTCCGATGTCTCTGGCGTATGGGCAACTGCTGGTAATAATTTAAACATTACATCCCTATCCGGACTTACTACGCCCTTATCAATACAGCAAGGTGGAACAAATTCAACAACACGGGTTTGGGTTGCGACTACCGGTAATGAAACTGTAAGCGGAATTAAAACTTTTGTCAGTCAAGTTCGTTTTGGCGAAGGTACTCGTACACAATTAGCTGTGGCCTATAACAAATTGGCAACGATTGGTTTGTTTGTCGATCCATCGGGCCAAGGTTTAATGAGTACGTATTTAGGTACTGGTTATTTTAGCGTAAACGCAACGGGTGCTCGGTCTTGGGGACGCTTGATTGCTAAAAACGACGTAGACGCCGTAAATCCTGCTGTCATTATTAAGCCAACGGTAGGCAGCACGGCCTATCCGTTTGTGGTCGAGGATGTAAACGGTACAGGAAATCTTTATTTAGGTGCAACAGGAATACAATTTGGACCTGTCGGGAACTCTACTACAATATTAGTAGCTACGGGCGTAAACGGAAATCATGTTTCCCATCTTCCTTCGGGTGGAGATATTCCGAATACGGTTTTTGTTTATAGTCATCTGGTAGGTCCGGAATCATTATCTGGCATTGCCGATGGCTCAAATTTAACATTTTATACCCGATATAGTGTATATAATACCGGAGTACTAATGGTCTTTAGGAACGGCCTGCTGCAAGGACAAGGGGCGGGCGAGGATTTTGTTTTATCTAATTTGACAGGTATAATATTTAATACCGGTTTTGGACCTGCGAGCGGAGATATTCTTAAGGCTGTTTATCAGCGGATATTGTAATGACTAAAATTCATGGCAATCAAATTCAGCCTTATACACTAGATACGAACCTACTCGTTTCTGGCGTGGTGCCGAGCGGAAGTTATACCAATTCAAACATTACCGTGAGCGGAGGTTTAATCATCGCCGCTTCTAACGGCGTCGGAGGGGCGGGAGGATATATTGCCGTTACCGGCGATATTTATATCAGCGGATCGGTGGGGCAGTTAGGCGGAACTATTACTAACTCTTCCGTATCGTACTCTAAATTTCAGGCCGTTTCAGGCAATCGAATATTAGGGCGTGTGTCCGGTGTAGCTGGTGTAGTACAAGAATTACAATTAGGCGATAAATTAACTCTATATAGCAACGGGGTGCTTAATGCAACCGGTTTGGGTGGAGGTACGACGACTTTATATGACCAAATAGGTTTGCAAATTATTAATGATTCCGCCATTGCCACCGGCGTTAAGGCATTAAAACGCATTCCGTATAATTGTAAAATTACTAATTGGTCAATTTTGACTGACGGAACAGGCACGATTCAATACGATATCACCAAAGGTATCGTTGACGAATACCCGTCTTTTATTAGTATGGTAGGTACAGGTACACCTATTATCACTGACGGCATGAGTAATGCTATTAGTGCGAGTAATTTTAATAACTGGTTTGCTACCGGCCTACTCGCGGACGATTTGATCCGAATTTCTGTTACGAATGTCGTTGGAGAAATCCACGAGTCTACTTTGTTTATTAAGATAGAGAGTATATAATGAGAGTTGCATCTGAACATGTTTTTACAGGAACGACGGCAAGTATAAGTTCGTATGATAGTACGAAAACCCTGCTCGGTTCGTTAATTCAACAGCGAAGCGGTGCTACATCACTTGATAATTTTGCTGGACCAATGCCAATTGCTGTTGCCCGTCCAATGGAGCAGTCTACAACGATTGCAAGTGCTTTCCCCTCGGTTATCGCGTGGTCCAGTGACAAGCATTGGGTATTTTTAGCCGATAACGCAACCGCCGCTGCGACTCGCCGTATTAATTTTTACGAGTACACTCTTTCAACTTCTACGTTTAATTGGAAGGGCTTTATTACAATGAACTTTGTTACCAATACTGGTAACAAGACAATCCGTGGTTTTCGTATGGTTCGTACGACACATAGTTCAGGAACCGTAGCGGTTTCTGGTACAGGTGTAACAGGAACGAGTACACAATTCACTACTGATCGTATCGGAGCGGGTGCCCGTATAGGTTTTGGATCAACCGATCCGACGCAAATAACTACTTGGTATGAAATTTCTTCGATAGCCAGTGATACTTCGATTACATTATCGTCTTCGGCTGGCACCATTGGTTCGGGCAGTGCTTATGTCATTGAGGAGTTGCGGGCGGTAGTAGCGATTACCAATGCAACGGCTGCCAACGGAGGTTTGTTTGTAGTAAAAGGTTTAAACTACACTACTTTTCAAACAGGCGGAACGAACATCGCTGAAGCTTCTACTGCTGACAATATACGTGGTATTTATTGGCTTGCTGATGCGAGCACTGTAACGAATACTGTTGCTGCCGGTTTAGCATTAAATAGCACTTCAAGTGCGACTTCGCATTACGTATGGGTTCTTGACGGAACTACTACGGCAAAGTTTTACAAGTACGATATTCGTGCCGCACTGGGAAGTTTGTCGTCCGGCAAGTCTACTTCGGCATTTCAGTTTGCAACAGGAACCTCTCCTACGTTAACTGGTACAATTACTCAGGTTAATAACGGAAGATTGGCGACATTAAATCATGGTCCGGGAAGCGGAGTCAAGAGTATTTACTTTGCTACTACAACTCGTGTTTATAGAGTAGCGGAAAGTGGCATTCTAACCGGCGTTACTAACTTTCTATCGGATAGCATGTTAGAGATTCCGCCCGGAGGCACGAATACATATGCAGCGGGTGGTGCGATGCAGGCTGTCGATTATTCAGACTCGATCGATCGTCTGATTGTCATGTCCAGCGGTGCTGCGGGCATACGTAGTTACATAACGCAGTATCGCACAGATAGCGGTCGGCTTGATCACTTATTCCTAATTGATATGAAGCAGCTTGATCAATCTACCGCCGATTCGAATTCGACACCAGTTCCTTCTATTAACGCTACGGCGGTATCCATCTGGAGCGAAGTGGGCGTCTTCTATGTTTGTAGAAATGGTACTGCCGCAACAAATAATCTATTATACGCCTTACCTACCGGTGCCGATTGGCAATACGCGTCTTCAACAGAACAAAGGTTAATTACTCCAGAAATTTCAACATCCAATGCTGTTAAATTATATCGTGCATATGTTATTGACAAAAAGTTTTATGGTAGCGATGCATTAACGATTCCAGATGACGGTTATCGTTTGTACTACCGCACTTCTGGAATAAGCGATGATAGCGGGTCATGGGTTTTACTCACAGATGTCAACGATTTAAGCGGCGTAACGCCTGCTTCTAGTATTCAGTTTATGTTTGAGTTTAGAACAATTGGATTTACAATGCTGCCATCACGTATTTACGCTGTGGGCGTAGTGTATGAAGATTCGTCTACTGATTCGCACTATATACCATCGGTTGGCAAGTCAAGTATTGCGAGCCGTATTTTCGCCTTCAGACAGCAAACATCTTGGGGAGGAACAATACCCACTCTTACGATTCGTGTATACAACGCCGATACATCATCGCTGGTGCTTAGTGATACAACTTCAGCGGGTGTATCTGGAACATGGCAGTATTCGACCGATGGAACAACATGGAATTCGTGGTCAGCGGCAGCGGATACGGTTGGTAACTATATACGTTATACCGCATCTTCCTTACCTGATGGAATTAACGCGAAAGTGTCGATAACACAATGAATGATGTAATATTCGATTTTGGTTTTTTTCTGATGGAGTTTACGCCAGAAATTGGCACCTTAGCCGGTGCTACGTTTGGTTATAGCGAATTGATTGGACGCATACCAAACAAAGAAACGATCATTCTGTCATGACCGATACTCTTAAGTATTCAAATTCTTTACTGGTATCAAAGTTCTATTTATTATCAGAATGCTGCTGTGATCATGCTACTGGTGTATTTTGGGAATCGGTGCCTTGTCCAATAAACACCGACCCTCGGAACGGTATTTGCTCCGAGTGGGAACAGTGTCAGTTTGGTCAGCGTGTATTTGTGCAATATGATGCTACCTGCGATGGTGTAATACGTATTTGCGAAGCACAAAGATTGCGTATCGGTGGTATCGCCACCATGACCGATCCTACTGTTTATACCGATGTTATTTATTTTCAATTCACTGGCGTAGGTGTTACCGGTGATGTAGTTTGGGACGGTACCAACGTGACTATCAGTAGTACTGGCCTGCCTGATATTGTTATTTCGCTCGCGAACAAAACTGTAAGCGATGTCATATCTGAGATGGGGTCGGAGACGACTACCAATCATCCCGGACGTTGGTCAATATCGCTTCTAAATGGTGATTTCAGTGGAGTTTCGTCCTATAGTATAGCTACGGCCTCGTTGCATTTCTTGAATGGCACGATAGAATATTTAGACAGCAAGACTTCTGGACTATATCTTGAATGGAATGGAAACATTATCTATGTTGCTCCAAGTACCAATGTCAACACCTTCAAAGCCAATCTTGAGACAGCGTTACAGACGACTATTGGAGCCGGTATAGATGTGGTGCGAAACGAATATATGGAAGGCACATATTTCGGCAGTTTTATTGTCGATATTATTTTTGCCGATGCGTTATGTGGTATAACACAGCCTGAAATCACAACCTATGCAAACGTGTGTCCCGGAACAACTACGGCTTGGACATATCACGACAGCGATCCTAATGATTCGTATTTAAATCCATCTGCCGGATCAAAAGAATATTATATTGCCGGTACTGGCACTTGGTGCCCTTATGAAGATACATATGGCTATGGGCCTGCATATTATAACGGAACACAATGTTCTCCGCAAAAAGGCTTGCTGATGGGTGCCAATCAGCCAATATTGCCAGAAGTGACCGGATACTGCATCGAGAGTTGTATAGGCAATGGATCATTAGATAATCTAGAAAACACCTATCTGCACAATACCGATTGCTATTCAATGACCAAATCCTTTTTCCTATTTGGCATGGATGGACGACCAAAAAACGACTATTACAATGACAAGGCGTTACATGTAACGTCGGATTGTAATTATCCTGATAGTTGCGCCTCTTCCGTACCGTGTAATTGTGCCGTCGAATTATTTATCCCGATGTGGCACAAAAATATAACTTGGGGACCGTTCGGGTCTTATTATAAAGATATTGAATTAGCTCCCCATCCAGCATGGGAAGAACCGTACAGTACTACCGCTAATCCTTATGGCCACGGTTATCAAAGTTTTCTTTCGTCAGGATATCCCGGAGCCCCTCGTTCGGGGTGGGATTACCGTCCTTATGGTTTTATTGAAACCGTAGGCGAATGGACAGAGACAAAAGAAATAAACATTTATTTTTATGCTTTCCGGCCCATTCCGTTTGCTGTTGGTGATGATGAATTCGACGATCTTGATCAATATATTGCGATCGACGAAACGACTATCAGTCCTAATTTAAATGTGAGTTATTCTGCCGGGAACGGCTGCGGTCCAATTCAGATTGGATTTAACTGTTCAGGAAAGACGATTGGTGATTATGTAGACGCTATTAACAATCTACGCACAAGTGGAATTTCTGCTCTATCTGGTTGCACAATTTTTGAATTTTGCGTTGGAAGTACGGACGCCCGATCTATTCCAGCATCACGCATCATGAATACTTCGGCAGAAGTGTTCGAATCCAATGTTGGCGGATTTAACGGAGACGCATTGGGTAATCCTTACGGCGATTCAAGTAATTTGCGTAGTGGTTCGCATATTGTAATGCCAAAGGAATACAATAAGTATTTCAGCAATTCACTATCACTTGCTGACGATCTTGGTGTAGTAACACAATATTATCAGCCCATTACGCCCGGTCCTAATGCCGTAGCTTCCACGCCGCCATTTTGTAGAGCTTTAACATACCATGTGCCCAAAGACAATGTAGATTATGGCGTAGCTGTACGCGGTAACTCTATGTGGTGGACCACAATGCCATTGTGTAAAACCAATGTTGTTAGTATCGGTCTTAATCCGCTTGAACCGTCTGTTGACCCACAATTTACTGAAGCATGGGTTAAAGTAACAACTGGCAGATTATTACTATACGCTAGTGGCATGCATGTTGCGACCACTGGTATTGACACGGTACCAAATTCAGAATTTACTGTTTCTGATCTGATCGCAGAATTGGCCGGTGCTACATTTACATGGGCATCTGGCAGCTACACCCCGTTTACAGGAGTTACAGATCTTCCAAACGAATGCTGGTTAAGCGACGTTACCAGTATAGACGCTGGCACGTATTCATATTCAACAATCAACCCTACTACTTACAACTTCTCGTATAAAGAACCTTTGCTAGATTTGGTACAAACGAATATCGGTACGGCTGCATATGCCTCTTTATATAGTAATACCAGACGCCTGTGCTATTGGGGTGCAACCGCTGAAAATGACCCATGGTTGCCACCATGTCTTCCAACCGATGCGACTGTTATTAATGGTACTACGCTCAATTGCGAGGGCGATAACGTAATTGCTGGAAGCTGGCGAATTGCTTATGGTTGCACAAGTCCTAATTGTTTAACACAATGGTTTATTCCTGCCGGAAGGTGTACGGCAGAAACGGTACAGAGATGTACAGATGGCAATATTACGTCGTATCCGCACCCGTTTAATCAGGCCCGTCCCAACTTAAATGATGCTTACTGGGCTCAGGCTGGATATCCTGATACTTCAGTGTATCAACCTTTACTATACGTATGTGAATACGATTTCCATCCCGATTGTGATATTCCATGTATGGTAAAAGTACCATTTGCGGTAGTACATAATGGCGTACTAATTGGATTCCAAAATGGCGGCGAAGTGTCTATGCCGGGCAAAGTTGAATTTTGCGACGTTACCGCCCCGATTTATTCAAATAATCAGGGATGGTGCCAATATTTTGATCCAACGGCACAAAAGGTGCGATTGGATGAAATTCCTCGCGATGATCTGCCATACGCTTTTATTGCCGGTAGAACCGCTGGGGCGTTTTGCTCGACACATCCTTGGAATTTTGATCCTAGAATTACTAAAAAGAATACTGTGCCTAGTAGTCTTATGGTTCCTATGGGCAGTACTTATTCCTACTTTAATTTTCCTGATGGTTGTGTTGACACTGGTGATCCGGGCTATGCGGATGCTATAGACTGTTCGGCTCCGACTTATTTTTGTTTTTCATGTGATGGATGGGATAAGATTTGTAATTTAGGCGTGGTGTATGGTAATTTTATTGATTATATGAATGATCCAACAACGTTGTGTGCGTTGTTTAGACCGATTATTCAAGATACTACTGCCGAGGATGTATGTGCTGGAAACAGCTATGGATGCAACCGTATTGATATTGACTGTAGTACAGTTTGTGCAGAATGCGGATTTTCTTGTGATACAGATGCCAACTGTTTGGATTCTAAGAATAATGGATATTATACCCAAAGTATTACGTATAGCAAAACGTCAAACTCGTATACCTATGCTGTTGGTATGAATGGTTGTGAAGCACAGGTAAATGGATCAAATCCCGCCTGCTTAGGATATGCTCCCGGAGTATGCGTTAGTTCGATGCCGGGCACATGTCCAAAGCCTATTTGTGTTAATCAGGGTTATTTGAGCGAATCATTTTCCGTGTCGCTTTCTTACAATTTATCGCCGTGCGGGTGTGATCTCGTTCCAGTGTGCGAAGACCATGTATATGCTTATACGAGCGACTGTGGTTATTCTTTAACCTGTGGCGATCCCGGATGCGTAACATTTACCGCTTCACCCAACCCATCCCCTACTCCCGAATGCTTTGATTGCAATAGTAATTTAGGGTGTTTGATTTTGGATAACGGCACCACCGTCACTTCCGGTACCGTTAGTTTTGATGAGGGTTGCGTGGGACTACCCGGTTGGGGGATAGCTTATGATTATATCTTTACAGAAACTTCAACATTTTCTGAAACGACCCCTGACCCGTGTGATGGTATGTATACCTGCTCGTACACGCGAAGCACAGATCAAAATTACGTTATTACCGGTGGCGATTCTGAGTGTCTTAATCCGGCTACGATTAATCCGCCTACGTCGGCAGAGAGCGGTGGCTATTCTATAGGACATCGTGATTGGAGTACGTGTGATGATACTACAACTACTCCTACTCCGCAAACCATTGACTATATATTCGGGTGGGAGTCTAGTCATGGATTTGTTTGTGGTTATGCCGGTCTGTTTTTAAGTGGTAGTGGACAAAATGATTTAAGGTTCTTTGGACCGTATTGTTTGGGAGCGTAATATGGGTTGTTGTGGAAATAATAAATCAAAACCAATGTTTAGTAAAACACCAGTTGAGTCCGTTGTACACGATCCAAAAGCGGCTAATACCGTTCCAAAAGTTACAAAAACTTTTCAATCTAATCCGATAGTAAATACTTTTGAAGCGGCTGCGAGTCAATCCAATTTATTATTGTGGTTTAAAGATGGTATTACCGGACTTGCTAAATGTTTTACAAATGAAATAAAGTATAATGATGACCAAATTTCTGCTCATAGAGATATTTGCCGTAAATGTGAGTTTTCTACAAAGAAAAATGGCAACTTGACCACAGGTTCACAGTGTATGGCCCCCGATCCCGCTCGTAATGGTGCAGCGTGTGGCTGCTTTATACTTTGTAAAACACAAGTTGGCGAATGTCAACTGAAAAAATGGACAGAATTGACGATTAATGGCAAGTAATTAGGTGTATAAAGTATGCTATGCAATTACTATCTATTGAAGAAATCAAAGAATACGCCGGTCTTATTACATTGCTCGCCGGAGTTGTAGCTATTTTCTGGAAACCAATAGTTGCAGGAATTAGAATAATGATAACCACGTTCAAAAATTTAAAAACTTTTTCTACAAATATTAATAAAACAATTACACAAGTGGAAGAATTATATCCACTTGTTCTTAAATTAAATGAAGATTTAAAACCAAATGGTGGATCGTCTTTAAGAGATGCGATTGATAGGATCGATCGTCGCGTAGCACTCAGTGAACAGCGTTCGCGTTATTTTGCTGAACATCCGGGCGAAATTAGTTTTGAAACCGATGCTGATGGTAACACGATTTGGGTATCTAAAGGCTGGCAAGAAACTTACGGATTATCTTCGGACGACGCTATTGGTAGAGGTTGGATTAACGGTGTTTATATAGACGACCGTGAAGACGTTGTTAAAGAATGGTATAACGCCGTTAAAGATAAACGGCGTTTTGAAATGACCTATCGGGTGAATCGCGATCATCCGATGACTGTATTTTGTGAATCCTACCCCTTAGTTTCACCCAAGGGGCAGATAGTTGGTTGGCTAGGCTATGTTAGAAGGGAATATCGTCAGTTGGCTGACCAGAGTCAGGAGTGACGCCTGCCGCTACGGGCTGCTTGGCCGCAGGCTTCGCAACTTTAGAAACTTTAGAAGTTTTCGCTGCCGCAGGCTTGGCTGGGGCGGTCGCAGGGGTTTCCGCCTGCTCGGGCTCGCCACCGTCGTTTCCTCCGCCGTTGTTGTATTCATTAAACATCGCAGCCCACGCAGCACGCTCAAGGAATACACGGAAGTTTTGACCGTCTCCGACAGATAATGAGATATTCATGCGGACAGGCTCGCCTGCACCGACCTTGCGGCTGATACCAAAATAATAACCTCCCTTGTCGTTCTTGGCAAAGTTAACAGCGGTGCTGGATTCGCCAAATTTGTGCAAGATGCCTGACCAGAACTTGCTGCCTTCGGCCTTGGTTCCGATACCATCTACCTGACCATTAATAACAGCAAGCATTGGACCAATGTCGCCCAATCCAATCTTGACGTTGATCGACGCGGCGTTATCAAAAGAACGCTCACCGTCTCCGTTTTGTGGCATCATCTTGAGCCAAGTGCTTCCATCCTGTTGCAGCGTGAAAATTGCTGCCGCACCATTATTGCTTTTATTTGGACGCCAAAACGATAATTCATAACGATCGCTCATACACTACTAACCTTTGCGGACTAACCGCCTAATCAGAATTTCTTCTGAACCCTATTAGGGATTTTCTTACTTCTGGTTGATTCCTACATCGGATTCAACGTTGTAATCTAACATTTAAGTATTGTTTCTCTATCTTCTGGATGCTGTGCCTGTAATTCTGGTACCTGATACATTCTCCAGTTGTGTTCTTGTGTAATAGCCTGTTTTATTGTTTCTGTCAAATGATTTGGTTTTTCCGTATGCCATATTTTTATTGGTCCGAATAACCTATCTGCATTATAGACGCGATAGTTCCATATATGATCTGGAAGGACGAAAGGACAGAAATTTGCTTTTTCGATAGCTACCGCGAAACCGGGCTGGTCATTCCATGATATATGTTCCCACGATTTCCATTGATCAAAAACGGCTTTAACTTTTACCTGCTTATTGAAAAATATTACGCCAGTATTATACTCAACAATATCCTGATGTATTTCTGTAGGTACTAATTTCCGTACTTCATGCCATCTTCGGGCGTAACAAGCATGGTCTATAGCGACCGCCATCCCGTACTGTTTTGCTTTGTCGAAACCGAAAGATAAATCACCTAAAACTTTAGTATCTGTATCTAGAAATAGGGTTTCTTCAAAAGGTGATATATCATACATCCATGACTTTATACCTAATCGCGGTTTAGTATTTGGAAACTGCTGATCTAAATCGCAAATACAAATAGGCATGTCGGGATATTGATTTCTAACAGAATCGACCGATTCATTAAGCTGGATACGGTGTTCGGGACCGCCCCATACCATGTAAAGAATTCCACGTTTAGGAAGTGTATTTGTCATTTATATCACTTACAGTTTTAATTACCAAAAGTATTGTATCCGCTTCTGCTTCAAAAGCAGAAGGCTCGTTTTCCTCAATAACGACTATATCACCGTCTGAAACGGCAACGGTTTTGTCGTCAAAGATAAATTTTGCTTTGCCAGAAATAATAATATTTATTTCCTTAGCCAGTTTGTGTAAATGCCGAGGATTTGTATCGCCGCATTTATATTCTTTAATGCCTATTTCGAAGTTTTCTTGTAGCAAAGCACCCGCAAATTTTCCTATTATCCATCCCTTGTTTTTGTCTTTAAACTTTTGCACGATGCTTTTTAGCATACATTAATTATAGTCCATCTAATCGCTGCTGATAGAAAAAATTAGAGAAATATTGCCACTTATCCCAGTCGAAAAGAATCGGAGCGGTAGTAGGCATTCGATATTTTTGGCTAAAGATACCGGCATGATCAAGATTAAAGACGATGAAATTATTGACGAAGAATCTAAGTGTATTTTGAATATTTATTTCCGAAGCGTCAAATTCATGAGAGAACGGTACAGAAAAGCCATGAGCCTGTAGATTGGTTATAGCGGGGTATTGCTCGATCCTGCTCGTGTGCCTGCCTCCTGTATCGTAAACCTTTTCCGCGTCTTTAAATGGTATACGATAATATTCTAGGATGTCTTTCTTCTGCCCTATCATAAGCCAGTCTGAGGGATGATATGGTAAAGCTAGACTACCACTTGACCTAGGGTCTATAGTGTAATAATTTACAATACCTACAGGAATATTAAAAATTCTAAATTCTTGTCCAAATTGCCGCTCATATATCTCTAAATATTTATACCAAGTATGATATAAATGATCATTTGTAAAAAACAAATCACTTCGTAATTTAATTACTAATGGATTACTAGCCGCTTCTATTCCTTTAAAAGAAGTAGTAATTAGTCTATTCAAGTGTTTATTATTTTCTCCGGATAATTCTGGAGGATTATCAGTGATGATTAATTTATCACAAATTCCTTGTGCTTGAGCATTTTCAATATTAGTTGATTGAATAATTTCAGCACCGGGAAAATGCTGAACAATACTCGCTGTCAAAGCAGTAGTACGACGATCGAGTATTCCTTGAATTACAAAAGATAAATTATCGTATAACATTTGTATGAAAGAAACCGAGTTCTTTTACTGTATTAAGTAAAATTTGTTTTAATTCATCGCTATAACCAAAACGTTTTTGGTTTATTTCGATACTCTTCATCAGATCGCCGTCAGCATGACGTTGAGTAGCAGCGTACCAATCACAAATCATTTCTTGAAGAGACATTAAACTCATTCCTTGAACACCATTAATATTGTGTTCTGGATGATGATCATTAACTGCATAATGATGATCAAGAGCAGATTTCATCTTTTCGCGATAATCTTCATATTCTTTAGAACCATAAGTGCATCCACGAAGTTTTGAAGTATATTCATCAAATATTTCTAGTTCTGGAGCATTAAGTTTTGATTGATCATGTACCTCAGATCGTTTCATTAAATTCTGAATCGCACGATTCATATTTTGCTGAACAGTCTGAATATGTTTATAAGTTTCTGGACGGGAATCAATTTTTGTGTTTTCGGTAGGCATCATCATACATTTTTTCGAATATATCTTTTGATTTTAGCGGATCGGGTACATAAACGTAAGATTCATATATTATATGAAAAGCTAATGAGATAGGATCATAGTAATAATCATGATGTAAATTGCAAATTGTACATTTCGCTAACCAATTTCCATGTTTACAGAGAAAATCACCGCACGCCATTTTATTTTTTAACCTCAAGATTAAATTGTTTTGCGAACTTGTTTAAATCAACAGGAGTCCCAATACCCCATACTTGATTGAACCAATAAGGTTTAATCTGTGCCCCTTCTTGGATCATACGATTATATACAGGGCAAACATAGTATTCGCCATTTACAGTTTCCTGTTCGACGATCATTTGATCGCTATATGTTATAAAATCATGACCTTTATTGAAATAATAGAGCCCAACGGTTGCGTGTTCGCTAATAACTTGTTTTTCAGCGGTTTCTACGATAAGACCATTGGCCACTTTTGCATATGACCATTTTGGATGATTGTTCCAGAATAGAGCAACCGATCCGTCGCACGGATTTGCGTGAATAAAAGCCAGCCATTCATTAAGCCAGTTTTCAGAATAATCCATTAAAATTTGATCCGAATTAGCAATCAACAACGGTGTTTCATTATCAATAAGTGATTCGGCAACACGACACGACCATGCTTGTCCATGTTGCACTTCGCCATTGGTGGAAACTACGCGAACATTGTATTTATCGCTTAATGAGGCTAGTTCCTTTGCGTACCGTTCCTCAATATCCGGATCAACGACTAAAATAACTTGATGCGGCATAACATGCTCGCCAAAATACATCCATCCAGTAAGATTGGCAATGACATGCTCTACCATCGGTTTACCGTCAATTTGAATGAAGGGTTTTAGTTCTGCATAACCGGCTTCGGCAAAGCGTTTACCTTTGCCAGCCATTGGGATTAAAATGTTTAACATGAGGATAAACCTACCAGTTTCATAAGTTTCTTAAGGTCGTTTATCGAGCCAGACCATTGCCATTCGCTAAGTGCAGAAATAGGAAAAGTAGTGCCTTTAGGCACGTCATCTAAATAAAAAGAATTTTCGTCCCATTCTATGTACATATTATCAGTTAAATAAATTGTTTTTCCATATTGTATTACCGCCAAGTTTGTAAAACAACCTAAGTATTTTGCTTTAATTTTGGGCATTTTATTTTCCAACTATCGGTAGAATAATTTTCATAACACTATCCACATCGCTCGCGTCTATTTCAAAACTATTAATTTTTGGCATTATATTTCTTATTTCTTTGTCCATTATTTGGACCTGCTCTAATGTCTCGTAACGTCCTCGTGTTTCGTATTTGCGATTACTACGACGCACAAAGAAATTAAGAGAAGGATATTGTGCTTCAAAAGCACAAGCAATATCGGCCAGTGCGTCAGCGGCAGGTACCTTATATTTGTTAGCATAATAATATTGTAGCAGCAAAGGCGAATCGCTAACTATACAATCTGCTCCGCCTTTTAACGGTATAAGTTCTCGCCGAATCTGTTGGCCAAAAATATAAAATTGATCAAAATCGTGCCATTTCTTTTGTTCCCACGCCCATTCTTTGCAGACTTCCTGTACTAGTTCTGGACAATATCCAGCGTCTTTCAGAGCGGAGAAAGTTTTTGCGGCGGTCGTTGATTTTGACGCTCCGGGTGCAGCGAAAAAATTTATTCTTTTGAAAGGAAACGTCACAAATTTCTCCATTCTTTATTGTGAAGACAATCTCTTTGAGCCATTTGCTCTACGTACGGATTTTTGTGCCAAATTAAACCGGCCTGCGGACCCATATCTAGGACAATGTAATTTTCTTTAATAGCATCGTAACTCTGTCCTTTTTCTATATCATTGGCAAAGGTTTTTGCATTTTTAAACATGCGTGAAGATCCGTGCCATGCTAAATATTGTTCTGGACCGATTAATCGACCCATTAATTTATCGGGAGCATTTTCTGAATAAATATGGTCCATATCCCCCGATGGAAGAGGGCAGTTAAATATTTTCTGTACATCTAACGTTAGTCCGATGGCAATAAAATCAGAAAGAAATAGAGGTAGAACATGCGGATGATATGTAAATACATCGAGTATTCCTACTGATTGCATAAACGCCATTGATGACGATACAGAAGGGAGGTATTGATTATAAGCATTAATTAGCCCGCCGTGTACAAATTCTAGATCGGAGCGTATTTTGCACGCAAATTTAGTGTTGACTAATTTGAGTCCCGCTCTAGAGGTTGCGATTTGTCTACGTAAGTTGTTTTTAGATTCGCCGGGATCAGGAATTTCCTGATAAGTAAACTTGTTCGAATCCCATCTAATACGAGGGCTATCGCTTCTATGAACACTTAAAATAACGAGCGATTCAGGAAAGAATCTGTTTATTGAATCGATTGTTTTAACCGTATGCTCATTAACAATTCCTTGTATGACAAATGTGAGTTCTTTACTGTTTTGAATCTTTTCTGGCATCACTTGTTTTGGTTTCTTTATCTTTGCTTTCTTGTTCTGCAATCTTTTGTTGCTGAAATTGTTGCTCGCGGCGGCGAGCAAGACTTATTTGTCTGATAATTGGACGAACCATATTTGCTCTCTATGTTAAAATAGAAACTGTTGATCATTATAAATGCATTCTTTAATTTTTTGGTACGTTAATCCGTGTCTTGCTGGTACTTCTAACAATCTACAACCGGCACGTTTTGCTGCTTCAATTCCTTTATAACTGTCTTCGACAACTAAAACGGAATTGGATAATAAATTAAGTTTCTTAGAACAGAATACATACGGATCAGGAGACGGCTTCGGTTCTCCGCCAAAATCATTAGCTACTAACAAATCAAGGAACGGTAGCACCCCAATCTTACGCAACAACAATCGAGCACCATTTGGTGTGCAATTTGTTACACACGCAAGTTGATATCCGTCCAGTTTTAATAACCACATAATTTTTACCAACTCTTCGTCATGATGGCAATATTTTTGTATCAAAGTATTGGTATGAAATTGTTTGCGATCTTCGATAGTTTTACGAAACTCTTGAGGAATCCCAAGTTTCTCTAATTTCGTTCGCGTTGGTAATCCATTATAGATATTTTTATGGGCAATCGCATCGATTTCAGCATATCCTGCTTCTACCAATGCAATATTCAAAGCATCACGATGCCAATCACATGAATCAACGAGAACCCCGTCAAGATCAAAAGCGATCGCTTGAATAGATTTATTGGTCATTCTTAATTCTTCCCCATGCTTCTTTAAAAAGGCGTGGATATTTAGTCATAAAGCCACCGGCATTCATAGCATATTTACGAATATATTGCTCACATAATAAAACGTTTAAATGAGAAATATCGTCAAAAAACGGATGCATTTCTGGTTGATTAACCAACATAGCATCTAAAACCGGCACGTTAAGATTCCCAATGAGCCAACTCCAGCTACTAATTGTATATTTATCGGAATCATGCCAAAAAATATTTATATCTAAATTATTAAGTTGATTTAATACTTCTTCGTTTTTAGCATGAATCAATACGTTTGAACGCTTTTCAATTATTTCTTCTAAAAAATCTCTATTATTGATGAAATAGACAGGTTCGTTATGTCCTAACCATACACTGTTGTCAACAGACCACATGTCCATTTCAACGGTAAAACCTTCATTTAAGGCATTTATAATTTGCTCTGGAGAATTTTCAAATTGCTTATTTGGTCCATCCATTAGACCGCGATGTGCGATAAATTCCATTATTTATTACCTCTTTTGATTTCTTCGGGAATATCGATTCCTCCGTTAGCCTTACCACGCTGGTATCCTTGTAAACAAATCTGAATAATTTGCTGGGCGTCTCTCTTAGACATCTTAGATGTTGGTTTATCAGAAGTGTTTTCTGGAACCGGCATCTTGTGCCACATTAACATCTTACGAATATCAATTCCGGCTTTTCCACAAATTTGCTCAATTGCAACCTCTTGCGGTTTTTCGATTGGGGTAGAAGCGTCAGTTATTGCTTCATTAATTTCAGCCTCGTCTTCGGTTGGCTGTAATGTTTCTTCTACAGTTACGCAATTAAGCTTCATTAATTTACGCAGCACTCTTCCTTCCGCCATTGTTGCAGCGGTAGCAACTGGATGTAAGTTATAAGGCTTGGTGGTATTTGCCCAATAGCAATCGGAAGCATCGGAATACTCCATTTGCCCTTGCGGAGTGTCAATAACCAAAGTGAACATAACGGTTGCACGGCGTTCATTGTTTGGCTCTGGTGCCTGAATTACTGTTGGATAACTTTTTCTAACAATCCAGCCGGTAAGTGGAGTAAATATTCTTCTTAAACCAGCGGCTTTTGGACGCTTTTCAACTAATTCTGTCTTTTCATCTAGTTGACTAAGGACATACGTCGTCCATTCCGGATCATTCATGGTGGGGACGATTTCTGTTTCAGCAGTCTCCGCTTGAACCACTGCTGCCTGATCTTCCGTACCGTTTGTTTTCTTTGGTCTAGCCATTTACAATATCCTTTAATAATTCTAATTCTGCATCAGGAACATAATTTTTAATAATCTTATCCTGTGGAATAAATTTCACCAATTCCTGATGTTCTTGACATCGTAGTATAAATTTTGTGTTACTTTCGCTGATTTGATTCAATAATTGAGGATTTAATAATCTAAAGATTAAAGGATCAAAAACATAATAATACTTCTCAATATCACCAATAGTATTGTTCATTGCGTACCAAGTTTGGGGACAGGTAGCAATTACTGGCCCAATGTGTTCTCCTAGCGACGTAATTGGAAAAATCGACGTTGGCACATTCATTATAGATAGTTCATTTGTAGCGGTATAGAAAATAATTTCATCAAATGGGTTTTGTTTATGGAACCGTGCTATTTGCTCAAATAATGAGTAAGTTATTTGAGTCTGCGTTAAACGCTGAATAATAATTCCAAATCCGTTTTTTAAATATGGAGTATATCTTAGTTTAATAGGTTGATGACATTTTTCTAATATTTCAGCGGGGAGGTTTATAGTTTCCACTAAATAGTTCCTGTTTTAATTGTGGAATTTGTGATTCCATAAATTTAGTATTATTTGTGCTCAAATTACCTCCGTGTATACGATATGTAAATAATGGTTCGGCGATATGATGCACCATGCTTTCTAAAGCAATACGTAACCACATTTGGTAATCTTCTACGCCATAATATTTTTCGTCAAATAAACCTACTTTATCTAATACTTTTCTACGAATGATAGAATTGGTTGATACGATGCAAACTTGTGCTAGAATATTAAAATCGAAAGGATGTTTAAATTCGCGTACAAAATTATTTTTTTGTACATCATACATATTATAGTCTGTGTACACTAATCCAACTAGAGGATACTTGCGAAGTACATTAATCGATGCCTGAATTTTTTCAGGAGCATAAAAATCATCAATGTCTAGAAAGGCTACAACTTCGCAGTCAGATTCGAGATTGCGAATTCCTGAGTTACGAGCACCAGCGGGTTTACCGTTCGTTTCTCTGACGATGAGTTCTGTTGCAATCTTATTCTTAAATTTTGCCATCGCTTGTTTGATAAGCTCGACAGAATTATCGGTAGAACAATCGTCAACAATAATAATTTTTGTCGGTAAATGCGTTTGTTTATATATACTATCCAGTGCTGAATAGGCAAATTTCCCCTGATTGTAGTTTGTAATAACAACGTTAGTTTTCATTTGAGCATTCTAATCCAAAAATCATTTGCATAACCATAGCCGCATTCAATGGTTTTAAAACCAATTTGTTCTAATTGAATTTTAATCCAATATAAAGCTAAACAGCTAACCGTTCCTTGTTGGAATAAAATGTTATTAAAATCTTCTAAAGAGGAATGATTAAACTTGACTTTATTGGCAATCGCATGAGCATCTAAATCATGGATATAGATCTCTCCATTTGTAGCCATTTTAGCATAAACAGCCTGCATCACGATTAATACATTATTTAAATTTAATTGATTCAGAACATTGTCAAGTTCTAAAAACTCAATTTCATTATATTGATTTAGATCATTGAAATGCTTGATGTTAACAGCACCTTGTACTTCGGTACCGTTTCTACGATAATATATCTTCAAGATTCGCTCCGTTCGATTGATGTTGAATTATAGTCTACGACTATTTCTCGCGATACAAAATTCCTTAAGAAATCTTGATGACCACCAAAAATAGCGGTGGCTTGCGAAATATTTAACTTTAGTCGAGTAAGATTTTGCAGAAATCCATAGATTGCCTGTCTAAATTCTGGAGTATCGTAACTTCCTGATCCGTTTATAGTTATTGAAAAATTACCCATTTGATCTCATTCCATCTTTGTATGTCTATCGATATTTTCTAATAGCACTATACAATACTTCGTTCCATTTATTAACGAATTGTTCTATATTATATCGCTCTTGTATAGTTCGACGAGCATTATCGCCTAAAAATTTAGCATACGCCTTGTCTTCCAATAGACGGGTACATCCACGAATCAATTCGTTCGGATCGTTAGAAATAATCCCGTTTACGCCATTTACAATGATATTTGGAATTTCTTGTTTGGCAGTGGTAACTACTGGACAACCACAGGCCATGGCTTCAATCAGAGATAACGGTACAGGAGATAGCTGGCTAGTATTCAGGAAAAATCTTGCTGAACAATATTCCTTAACTAAATCCTCTACTTTATTGATAGACTTGGATATTCCGGGATTTTCTCCGACAAGTTTGAGTGGAACGTTTTTGCTAATCTGTTGCCATAAAGCCCACCCGCAGAAGACATCCCGTTGTGGAAAGAAATTTACAACCGATAACCCTCTGCTATCATTACCTTCCCAGCCTTTAAATACGTCAGTATCGATTCCGTGAGGAATCACTGGATCATCTGGCAAGCCTTCCCATGAAGATTTGTTAAAGTCTGTGATGAATACATTTGTCATCCCTCTCATCGAATTCAATCTTGATAGATATTCTCCAACAATGCCGGGCGGAGGTTCAGTGTGATCTATTTGAACAAATGGGATGTTGTAACGTTGTGCTATAGGGGCGAGAATTCCATAGTGCTGCAATCGATTTTGCGACAGTACGACATCATACTGTTCTGTCGGTACAAACTCTTCGATCTTATTGATTTTGATTAGATAAGTATTTGGTGGCAAGGGCCGGGTCTGGAAATCCCAGTTTTTCAGTCCCGGTGCTACAATAAGATGCTGCTCGTGTCCCGTTTTAGAAAACAGGGACTGATATCCTTCGTGGGTTGCCAGTGTAAGAACCTTCAAATTTTTTGAAGGTTTAATCCTGTTGAAGATAGAAGTGGTTAAGGTTTGCATGATTTAAATTTCTACCATTTCTTTGGCTATGTTTTCTAATGAAAACAGAGATATTTCATCGCTACGATTATAGGTTTTTTTACCAGTATTATATGCAAAACGCATAGCATATTGTGCGTTATCAATTAATGGCACTCTCCAGTTTTCATAACTTGTATACACACCGGGATAGCCGCACGTTTTCATTCCGTAAACAAAAGCCGGTTGGGTATGTAGTAATTGAATACCATTATTATTTTTTTCTTGCAGAAACGCGGTCTGTCCACCATAATTAGGAGCTATTACCGACTTGCCCATTTGCCATGCTTCAAACGCCGGAATGTTCCATGCGGCTCCACGCTCTAATGTTACAAAACAGTCGCCTGTCTCATGAATAGCGGCGATTCCATCGTCCGTAAGATACTGTGCTATAAGATGTACTGTCGGCCAGTTTCCATTTGTTCTATCCCGCAAGGACATTTTAATATTCTCAGTCATTTCGCGAATATGATTAATAGATTCTTGTGTCGATTTGCCATCTACATAGCTTTTAAGTATAAGCTGTACATTATCAGATGCGGTAAACTCGCGATAAAAAGCTGTCAACAAAGCCTCTGTTCCTTTGCGAGCAGAACAGTCTCCAATATGATAAAAGGTATATGGTAGTTTACTAAAAGGCATAGGATTGACAAATCCGTCAACCGGTCGATTTTGGGAAACTGCACCGGTTACTACGCGTATCGGTATAGACGGCAAATCCCCCTGATCCATCATTCTTTGAAGCATATTTGCATTATCTTCCCAAGAAACCCATAGCTCGTCCATTAAGCTAATTGGAAGATGCCATCCTGACGGCATGATATTATCAGTTTCCCAATGGAAGTAACCGATATTTTTCACGCCTTCATAGCGAATAAAATGAGGAGGAAGAGTATGCTGAATAACAACATCGATATCCTGTGGGACATCTTTGCGTTCCATTTCGATCACTTTATTTGGCGGGCTAATAGTTTGTCCAGTAAGCTTCTGCTTTCGTACCGTTACATCATGACCGGCAGCGTCAAGAATGAGAATGGTATTATTGGCCATATGGGCATAGCCAGTACCGTCATGTATAGGAGCGATATAAAGTATTTTCTTCATAATCTAATTATTTGAATACCGTTGTTTTGCACATAGCCAAAAACAGAAATTAAACGTTTTTCATCAGCTTGATTGCGTTTTTTAAGTTCCTCTACAAATCTTTGTAGTAAAATTTGACGATTAAATGTAGCTTTAAATTCTCGTCCGTGCATATCGCGACCCTGTTCGAAACCCTGATTAAGAAGTCCAACCAGTCTAGCGATTTCCGCAGCATGCTGATCAGGATTTTGTTGTAAAATCTTAGAAAAACAATCTCTGACGAATTCCTGATTATTCGATTTAGGATTCATTTCAATTTGACCAGAAATAATTCGCGGAGGACCAAACCATGTATTGGTTCGTTCAAGAATTGGCGTTTCGCGAATTACTGATTCCCAAATTTTAGATACCTTTTTCCAGTCATAAACGTCTTCCATCAGTTTACGTCCAGCTTTACCAATCTCTTGACACAAATCTTCTGTGGTTGCTAGCTCATAGAGTTTATCTATTAATTGCTTATGATTAATCTTAACAACTCTTGTTTGACCAGTACTTGTGGTATATGGTTCTTGCCCAAATAATTCTGGTTCGATTGGAATGCCACCCGGTGCATGGCCCTGTTCAGATAAAGCCGAGTAGTCGGTGACTATAGTAGGTATACCACATGATTTGGCATCACTAATTGGTAATCCCCATCCTTCACAACTGGCGTATTGTATATATACGTCTGGAATATTCATTATTTCGCAAAGCTGGTCGCGAGTTAGTCCAATAGCTGTATTCGGAAGATGATATGCAGATGCACGACAGGCATGACATACTGTTGCTGAATCTCTAAAGAAATTTAATTCGTGCCGCTTGCAACTACTACACATATAGGTCCATAATATTTTATGGCCTAATTTATGATTACGAATTTCACTGGATAAATTCCAACCTAAATCTGGATAAGTAGTATGAATATGTAAATATGATCTTGCTGCTAAATCATAATTTCCTTCAACTTCGCATTTGTAAAGAAATTCAGCAAAAGCTTTGAATAGTTCCGGGAATAGTTTACGAGGCTGATTCCTCATAACTGTTTGGATGATAAACGCGTCTTCGTCGATGCCAAAACGTTTGCGTAATTCCTTTTTATCTAAGGGTTTAAAACTATCCGTTTCCGCTCCGGGCGATGCGACAGCAGACACTTTTAATATATTTCCAGATTGCTGTTCTAATACGCGTTTACCAAAATACGAATATGTTAAAAGAACATCTGCTTTCTTATATTGATCAATCCATTCCTGTTTTAAAGGTTCACTATCGATCGTCGGCATGTGAATATGCTTAAAATAGGGACGATAAACAGAATGATCGATAAATACATCTACGAAAGGATCGCGAATAGTAATTACAAAATCAGGTTTAAAATCAAGCAAAACTTCGTCAAATCTAAATTTACCCAATTGATTTAATGGATCTGATCTATAAGACTGATGTACTTCCAGCGGTGCTTCTGCTGGCGGTTCGTTCAAATAAACTTTCCACGGAGTTGTGGCTAACCATTGATCTTTTTGAGGGTGTCCCGGAGATAAAAAGACTGCTAATTCTGCAATTTCGATATCTGAACACTGAAAAAGATGGGGAAGAATATGTTTAAAATAAGTGGCGTAACCGGTAGAGAGTTGATGAAATTCATTGACTAATAAGACGCGTTTTTTCATATAGGTTATTATATCGTTTAGTTTTTAATTTTTGCGTTAATATTATAGATTTGCTTTAAAATAAATTCTAATTCTTCGTGCGAAGCCGCAGCGGCTGCATCCGGTTGCAAACCATATCTAACAACATCGGCATAAATCTCTGCGAACAAAATAGCTTTACTCGCTTCTTCTTCGCTATCAGTAAAAGCAAAATAAGGAAACTGTGTTTCCTCTCCGTTTTTATAGAATTTTATATATTTGTATGAGTATTTTCTATTTTCACATAGTTCAATTAATTTAAATTTGAGTACCGCTGGTAAAAAATAGGCTGGACATTTGATGGGTTCCGATAGCAAGGAACCTGTAATTTGTCCTTTTTTCTTGTCATATGATATAAAATATTGTTTTTTATCCCAATGTTGGGTGATAGTCCCAACCTCATTGACAGCATCAAACTCATACGTAATATAATAATTAGCACGCTCTAAAATTTGTAGAATTTGTTCACGTTTGTTCATATTTGAGTAATTTTATCGATTACCCATCCTTTTTTTGCATTTGTTATTAATAATTGTATTGTATTGCCAGCAACTAACATTTCAGAATAATTTAAGTATGCCTCTGGAAATACTGGCAATTTAGTAAGGTTACCAGTACCATCATGTACTCCAATCATTGCCATTTTTTGACCGGGATTTTTTCCGGTTTTTGTTGTAGTTTGTTTCACATCATCAATAATAACATTAATGGTTTTCTTTTCAAAAGGACGGCATAATTCTGCGGTACACTCATTAATGAAAGACTCGTGCCCAGCAGCTACGATGTTATCAAGCTTTGATAATGTGAGATTAACACCTAAATATTGCCATTCGTAATCCTCGATAATATCTGGATTATCTTCTTGATCAAACTTTAAAAATTTAGCAAAATCGTTGATAATACCACGCTGCTTCTTTTGAACAGAAGACTGGAATCTCTCCGAATTAACAAAATCAATAATATCTTTACCGGTTAAATTAGTATTGATGTTTTCATTAACCCATTCTAAAAAGACCGATAGAGGCTTTCCCGGTAATTCTTGTAAAAATGATGTAAGACAGAGAAGATCTGTTCTTGACCAATTGATATCAGAAAATGATCCTGATTTAATCAGTGCCTCAGTAGCATTAGCCTTTAATTTAAAACCATAATGTTCGCTAAACGCTAATAATACAAAATGTTGCCATTTAGTAATTTTCTGATCTAAATCAACGATTTTAGAAACAGCGGTACTTACAAATTTAATTTCAGACAAAGCATATCGGATAGATTTATCTTCAATTTTAAAGTGTAAATTTCGTGCGTTAATATTAGGTGGTAAAAGCGGAATTTCGAATCTCTTCATCTCGCGATGGAAATCATTAATTTCAATCCATTTACTGGATATTTCTTTTCCATATTTCTTAATGGTTGCTTTATATCTAGCGTAACTGAGATATGTAGCGAAAAATTGTAATGGATAATGATATTTTAACCATGCGGTATAATACGCAACAACTGCATATTTAAACGAGTGTGCGAGATTGAATAAATAACGCCCTGAATTACGAATAATCTGAAAGAGATCATCGGCAATAGACTGATCTACCTTATTGATCAAACATCCTTCAATGAATTCTTTACCGATCTTAAGAATCTTTTCCTGATTCTTTTTACCCACGGCCTTGCGTAACTCATCGGCTTTAAATAGTTGCTGAGTCTCATCTAAGTGTTGCCATGCTAAACGCCGCCCCAAAAGGATTAGCTGCTCTTGATACAAGAGCGAGTGGTGTGTTGCTTTTAATATATCGTCTACAATAGGATGAATATTTTCGTATGTGAGTGTTCCATTTTTGTAACCGAGATATTCTTCAGTACCGCCAGATTCCAGAGCACCGGGACGCACGGCGGCAATCACGGCAGATAATTCTGTTAAATTACGTGGTTTAATTTTCTTTAGCCAATTAGAAACCAGAGCCGATTCGCATTGAAAAATTCCTCTGGAGTGTCCCGAACATATTAAGTCCCATACTCGGGTGTCATCAAAATTAATGGTTTCTATCGTTACTGTGTTTGATACCATGTTACTTCCGATACATCTATTTCGTAGACTTCTTTAAATCCCCATCCTGCGAATTTAATCGGTTTTTTATTTTCTACCCATTTCTTCATGGTAGCAGGAGTGACGATACAGAAAGATGGATCATCAAGATTCATAAAGACGATTATAGCTACATCATCTCTCATGTACCGTTTAACATGATTGGTTTTTATTCTAAATTTATTTGACGGCTTACGACTAAATTTAACATCAATTAGTTTTGGTCGAGCACCATTTTTAACTAAAATAAAATCCGCTCTGGCGTCAACGTCTTTATCTCGTAATAAATTACCTTGATTATTTACGCCATTATCTACAAAGTTATAGATAATTTTACCATCACCCTTGGTTTTATTTAACCAATCAACGTATTTATTCATTAAAATACGTTCTGTTTTTGTGCATTCTTTAATATCTTTAGCAAATTGTTTTTCTGTGCGTTTGTCTTTTCTATAGTCCATAATCTGTTATACACCAGATTCCTCCGCAATCATTTGCCTAGCATCTTGCGGTGCTATAATTTTCATTGACTTTTGGCATCGGCGGAAAAACGAAAGTCCGCGTTGAAGCAGTTCGGCACACAACTCTACGTCTTCCATAGCGTCGTGTGACTCGCTTTTTCTTGTCATACCAAAAGCTTTCATAACGGTATCCATCCGATTGTCACGGATATCGGGATGCGATTCAAGTAGTGCAAAATACATGGTCATAACATCTACGCTATTATAGTGATATGGTCTTTCTTTTTCGGTTTTAGCAACACCGGTAGTAGTTAATAGATGATTGACAAATTTTAAATCGAACGGGACGTTCCATCCTGAAAAAATTGGCTTGTAAATACTTGTGCCCTTTGGGTTTAATGACGCTGCCCAATCCATGAATTTTTGTGCGGCCACTTTCGGGTGAACGCCGGATTCATTTGCCTTTTTCCAAGAGGCTTCGGCTACAGCTATGGCTTCTGGAGAAGCTAGTTCAGGTTTTTGTGGTTTAATGAATACATTAAACTTACCAGCAGGGTGAATTTTGAGATTCGTTGCGTTTAGAGCAAGTGCCGATAACTGTGTTATTTCGTGTCCATCGTCCGGATTTAGTCCGGTTGTTTCTGTGTCAAGTACTAAATAAGGTCTATAGTTCATTTTATCCTTTTACCGCTGTTTTTGTTTTAAGTTTTCTAAGAAGATTAATTGCTTGTTTATAACGTGCTTTTCTTTTCGGCTCGTCGGCATCCCCGTATAACAAAATTAACAATTTTAATTGTTCTACTTGTTTTCTCGAAATTAGATAATAACACGAAAGAGCGTTGTCGTTTCTATACCAAATATCAAATTTGATATTTAATTTATCAAGAATTCGTTGTAAATTTTGTGCTTGTAGGAAACTCTTGCATCTAAAACGAACCGATGACATAAAGACATTGTATCCTTTATATTCAACTACGTTTTGTCTAATTGATCCACAACCGTCAATCCATCCGCGTAAAAAAGTAATAATATGGCGTTGTGGTATTTGAGGAATATTACTTGATCCAATTCCTATATTTTTAAGAGATTGAACAATTTGAGGGGCAACTAAACGAAATTGATGTAATTTATCGGAAATTCCTAAGAATTTTTTAAATCGTTTTGTATGATTGTCACTGGACTTGAAAGTTAAAGACTTACCGATAATAATTTTTCGATTATAGAAAAAACCAAGCCAATAATAATCTTCTTTATTCAAATTGACAAATCTGTTTTTTGTTTTTAACGGTCTATGTCCGCATCGTATGGGAATTTGATTTTGAATTAGATATTTTCTTACTTGATAATAAGTAATTTTTAATCTTTTTGATATCTCTCCGATTGTTAATAAATCATTGCAATATAATGAATAAATTTCAGATTGTATGTTTTTAGAAAGCATCAAATAGTAGTTTCCTGAGACGATTCTACTCCGGGAAGATCAAATTGTTTTCCATTTTTTGCTTCTTTTAGGATTGTATTCATATTTTGAATATTTGTATCTATTGTTGTTTTAAACTTATTCAAATCGTTTAGAGTTTTTTCTAATAATAAAATAGGATTTCTGTAGATCTCGGTGCCTTTGACCTTCAAAGTCTGTGGACCATTCGGCCCATGTGTAACAACTTGAATTTCATTTAGTGCTGGTACGATTTTACCAATAACACACGGTTTAAAATGTAAGATTGTAGTCGTGTCATATTGTGTTAAGTAAACTAAGTCTTTTACAAAGATTTGTTCGTTGTTTGCATCACGGGTCGAAATCGTGGGGATCATTCGTCGTCTTCCTTGCTTTCTACTACAATCGGTTCAAGCGTATTCGAATGAACCATTTCTAGAATACGTAATATCTTTTCATATGCTGTAACACAAAGCAAATCATACTTAACTGCCCCGCACATTTCTGCAAATTCCATCTCTACACCAACCATCGCTTCGTTTGTATCCGTGAGCATGATTGGGAAAGAATCTCTAATAGGAGTTGAAGAAATGACAATCGCCGCCGCATGCTTGCCTATAGAAACTATCGTATCACTCATTTTGATTGCCAAACCGAATTCTCTCTTGTACTCTTCGGCGGCAGCAGCTATATCCGGTATATTGTCTATATTAAATTGAACCGTGCTATATTCAGGATTTTTTTCTCGTAAATCTTCCAGATCGTCCTGAATTTTTGCCTTGTCGAGCATTTTTGTAGAGATTTGTGTAATAACATCTGGAGTGGCAGATTCGAGTACTCGCATTACTTCACGCACGACGCCTCTGCCGTCCAATCGATTATAGGTAACGATATATGGAGAAACGTTGTTCTGACCCCATTTTTGAGAAAGATATTCTTTAAGCTGTGGACGGAAAGAGGGGCATAGATCCAAATCTATATCCGGTAAGGCGGCGGCACGAGCCTTATTGAAAAAACGCTCGAAAATTAAACTGCGTCCGGAATGGTATGGTAGTGTCGGATCAGGTATTACAGGATCAACGTCTGAAATTCCTATAAGGTAGGAAACCAAACAGGCACTCGCTGATCCACGTAGTCCTGCAAGTTTTTTATTGTCGCGGATAAATTTCATTACGTCATAGATAATCAACATATAATCAGCAAGTACTAAATTTGGATTACAGAATATCTCTAATTCCATCTTAATACGATCAACATATACCTGATAAATGTCAGGCTGTTTAGCGTATTTTTCTTGAATTTTACGATCCTTCCAACCTTGCCGACATAACTGTTTTAATAATTCTGTAGAATTATTGGAGTATTTAGGAATATTCGGCTTTCCAGCGATTGAAAAACTTTCGATTTGATTGACAAACCATGACGGTACAGAAGGGTATTCAGTATGCAGATAATTGTACGATGAATCCCAAAAAAGTTTGGCTGATGGTTCTGTAATAAAAATGTCTTGATAATTAGAAAAAGTTTTTTGATGGCGACCACAGATAAGAATTTGTTGGCATATCTGATCTTCTGCTTCAATGTAATACAAAGGAATCGTTTTAATACTATTTGCGAATTTAGGCAGATGATCATTAATCTCCGCATCTGTTACCAGATTATTATCAACAATAATCGTGAATAAATTTTCGCCAAATTTTTCTTTAAGAGATGGAAGAAAAAGATTAGTGAAGGAAGAATGATGATGAATGCTATCAATTCCGCCTATGCCGCACAAGAGATTATCAGAAAACTGAAGAATATTTTGTAATCCAACTTCAGGCTTTCCGTCATTATTAATAAAGGAACATCCTAAAATACGAATCAAATTCTTCCATCCAACAAGATTCTTAGCATACAGAGTAATGAAATATTTCTCATAGATACGGAACTGGCATCCAACTATGGGTTTGATTTGTTTACCTTTATCATTGAACTTCTGTACCGTTTGTAGAAACTCGGGAACGCCCGATAACGTGTGTTTATCTGCGATTGCTATAGCAGAAAACCCCATCTCGACAGCTTTGGCAACAAGCTTATCAGGATGAGCGAAAGCCTCTCCAACCGAATAATGTGTGTGACAAAGTATGGGAAAATTCATTGAATGGTGGTTTTTTGTAATAAACGAATAAGTGCGAGATTAAGATCGATTAATTTTTGATTCATTTCATATGCCATTTTGGCATAATCGTGATAAATATTAGCGTTATAGCATCCGGGACAAATATAGCTTTCGCGTTTGATTCTTTCTAGATCATGAATAATTTCTTCTAAGGTCAAGTGATTGATCCTTTATAAATGCCAGCGGCAGAATAATCGTTTCTAGCAGAAATAGGTTTACCCTTAACGGTTAGGTCTTGTATTGTTCCCTGAGCCAGATCGGGTCCGTATTTTTTCATAATTCGATGATATTTTTGACATAAACTTTGTTTAACACCTAAAAGAAAATATGTTTTATTATCGCGTTCGATTGCTTGAGGTATTTCTTTCGGTTTTGAAATTTTATCTTCGACTATAATAGTCTCTTCACCATTAGAATATTCTAATTCTCCGGTTGTACCGAATTGACACACATATTTACATTTGAAGAATTCTTTGTTTCTACGACGATTATCGATAAGACGTTTTGGTTCTCGGGTATTGAGGATGTCATTATAAACCAGTCGTATTTCTTCCAAAGTTTCTTCCGCGTCCTGATCGCTGAACGGAACAGTAAATGGTCCACCGTCTTGTGTGTAATTAATTGTGAAAAGCACCACTTCTGGTGATGGATTATAAATATACCTAACCGCCAAATTATAACCACGTAACTGAATATCTTTTTCTAGTTTTTCATACTCTTTGATCTCTCCACTAATCCAGTCTAGACGCTTACCAGTTTTGTAGTCACATAATTCAATAACCGATTTATCTGGCTGTGTCACCAAGTCAACTGTTCCTCGAAATAAGAGTCCGTCGAAACCCGGACGCTCAATACGAAGTTCAAACTGTTTTTCAACATCAATAATTGGTAATTTATGCGGGTGAAAATTACTATCAAGTACGGTGTAAACTTGTTGACGACAGAATAAGTAATCCTCTTGAGTATAATCGTCGGGACGATTCTTGATCATTTGATTCCAAGCCACATCTAAAAGATAGTCTGGATCATTGAATTTACTTACTTTAGTATGTCTACCAGTTTTCTTGGCTTTCGCCATTAACTCCAGAACAAGATGTACGCACGTACCAAGTTCGGCTTTTTTACCAGCAATTGATTCGATGTTACAGTTATTATGCAGCCACCAACGGAATTCGCAATCTCTCCAAGTGACAATTGAACTGCATCGTAGTGACTTACATTCCATTAATCGTGTCCTCTAGTTTGCCGATCTGCTTCCGAATTCATTTCGCGAGGAATCCATTCAATTGAAAAAGATTCGAACGCTTCTATAAGCGTAGAAGCCACTGTGTGTAGCGGAATTAATTTTTCCTCATTAGTTTTAAACTCTTTCATTATTTGCTTAACGACTAATTGACTATCAGAAAAAACTCTAATACGTCGATTATTTTTTGCTAAACAATAAGTAAGACCAAAAATAAGACCAAGATATTCTGCCTGATTACTGGTCAGACCTTTTCCTAATAATTTTCTTCCAAGTTTAACTATGACAGAATCTTGGTGATCTTTTAGAACAAAACCGTAAGTAATTGACTTGCCATCAGCGGCAGAGCCACCGTCGAAGTATAAGTTTAAGGGTTGCATGAACCAAATTTTTCTACATCTATAAAAAGATGTTTTTTATCTGCAAGATATGGAATCCATTGTGCATATACTAATTTGTGGTGAATAATTACTACCATATTACTATCATTTATGATAGCTTTATCACATTTAATTATTTTATTAGGACCATATTTACTATATGAACCGTTTGGCCAAAAGTTTTGACTGGCCATTTTATTCATATAGACTAAATCATCAATAACCGATGGTGTTTTTGAATAGAATTCTTGAAAACGTCCAAATGCGTTATAGCTATTATATACAATATTATTGTTTCGACAAAATTCTGCCACTTCTAATGGAATACCATTAGTAACCGGTAAATTGAAAGTAATTTCGTTATAACACCGTAAATCATTGTATAACTGTTTGATACGCTCTAGTACTATATTACGTTCAGGAGAATTGCGGTCATAGCCTCCAATAAAATATATGGGAGTACTAAGAATACCAACAGAAGACGGTGCCGGATTAGATGCCATGAGGATGAGACTCCATTAGTCCAGCATGACTGATTTCCATAAATATTGATTTATCAAATAGTTCTTTAAGTGTTTTAGCACCACTATAAGTCATACCGGAGCGTATTCCACCTATTAAATCAGCCAAAATCGGCCCGACTGGGCCTTTATATTTAACATATGTAGATATGCCTTCCGGCGTTACGTCCGTTTTGCCTAATTCTTCATTAAATTCTTTAGAAGATTGACCGCGATATTTTTTATAATTACCTTCAGTATTTTCCTCATAAAAAGTTCCGCCAATACCAGATAGGCAATTATAACGTACTCCGGGGCATTCGTTTGTTCCCGCTAAAAGATTACCGATCATAACCGAATTAGCACCAGCAGCCAATGCTTTTACAATATCACCGCTGTTACGAATACCGCCATCAGCAATTAAAGCGACATTACTTCTCAGTCCATTGACTGCTCGCCGACAGTGCATAATGGTTGAAAGATTTGGTACGCCGTGTCCGGTTTGAATGCGTGTAGAACACATCGAACCTCCGCCAATTCCGATCTTAATGCCGTGACAACCGGCCTGAACTAACGCAGCTACACCTTCGGGTGTTGCTACATTCCCGCCGATTATTTCGATATGTCCGCGAAATCCAAGAGATAATTTATGGATATGATTGCATACCTGTTCCTGATCACCGTGTGCAACATCAACACAGACGATTGCCCGTTTGGTTAGCTGAAGAACTGCCTCGATAACTTTAAAATCTTCTGGATTCAAACCGATGCTAAAAGCCGGTGTTATTTGAGCTTCGTGTAATTTTTTAATATCTGACATGAATTTATCATAAGCATCGTTGCCATATTTAGATTGATAAAATCGATGCAAGATTCCATATCCGCCAGCTTTACTCATGGCTATCGCCATATCTGCTTCTGTTACAGTATCCATGTTGGCAGATACTAACGGAGTAGACATAGACGTAATAGAAGTAAACGGAGTTTGTAGATTTATTCTATTATCTTTACGAGAAACAAGTTTTGAATGCTGCGGCAGCAGCATAACATCATCATAAGTTAACCAGCGTACAGGACTATATTCTACCCAATTAGCATCTATAAATTTCATGCTTTAAGCGTGCTTTCTACGGCTTCCCATACAAGCCGATTCTTTTCATCACAGGTTATGTCTTTATTATTAATAGAGACATACGAAGGTACAGTATCGAAAGGATATTTGTCTAGAGCGATTTCGCTTTTATGCCGTCCCTTCAAATGATTACGCTCCAGACGAATTATAGTCGTCTGTCCTCCAAATTTCTCAATCAATAATTCAATTTCGTTAGGGAAACGACAATCGCAGATTATAGCATAATCTACTGACTCGTCCTGAATCTTTTGTATCGTTGCTTGTACCCATGCACTTTCGTACATAGTGCGAATAATTTCAGTACCAAAATACTGCATTAATTGGCGTGCAGTTAAAAATAGACCTTTAGGAGAAACCTCGGCGTACCATTCTGGTAATTTAGGAAGATTTTCCCATCGAATTTTCGTAAAAGTATCCTTATCTGCATTGCTGCCATACATTTGATTATATGTACAACCAAATACTTTCATTAAGAATTCTTTAAGAGGGTCAGCGAAGCTATATTTACGAGCCACTCTTCCATTTTCAGTCAATTTACAAATAATATAATCACAGGAAGTATCCTTACCAGATTGTGCCTTGCCGGTTAATAAAATAACTTTAGTCATCGACGAAATGCTCCATAATTTGTTCTTGCGTCATCTCTCCCGGATCGCACGGTAAATTAAAAGACAGAGATTCGATATCAAACATAAGTCTTAGCGAATCTGCGATTCTTTTTGTGGCGACTTTTCCAGCGTCATCTGGATCGTAAGCTATTTTAATTTTTTGAATACCTACGTTCAATAACGCATTTATTTGTTCTTGATAAAGCTGGATTCCACAGGACGATACGGAATGTAGTATGCCATATTGGGCTAATTTTATATGATCTAGCGGCCCTTCTACGAGTATTATAGTCCTATTGGAAATATGATATTTGGCTTTGTGTAATCCGAAGAGATTGTTTTGCAGCGTATATTTGCTAGCAATGGTTTTCCATTTCGGTTCCTCTCCAACCAGCGTTCTTCCGGTAAATCCTACTATTCTTCCGTATAAATCTCGGATAGGGAAACATGACCGATTAGATAGGGCTTTGGTTTTATCAAGACAAACAAAATTATCGTATTCTTTTAGTATTTCTTCACTAAATCCTCTTCCTAAAAAATAACTATAGTCTTTCGTAGCTGAACTCAGGATTGATTCTGGATATATGGTTGGTTTATAATCTTCCTGCGTAGGCGTATGTTGTTTAATAAAACTTTTGCGTTCTATATCCGCCTGACTAATTTCCTTAATCTTTTTTCCGGTAATGTTTTCAACATAGTCTATTACCTCATCCCAAGTACAATCTTTTATACCGCGTATAAGACCTAAGATCGAGGTTTTATATTCAAGATGACATTTTTTAGTAAAACATTGCCACGTATGACGCTTGGAAGAATAAGAAAAAGCCCTTGGGTTATCTCCGCAGTGAACGGGGCAAGGGCCTTTGCAGTCACCATAACGATCTAATTCCAATCCTAAATCTTCAAGGATTATTTGCTCATAAGCTTCTGCTAGAATTTTTGCTTGGTGAAAATCTGGAAGAAGTTCTTTTTGAGTCGTCATATTGCTACAGGTTTGATAGGAGGAACGGATGCCGCCGATCTATTTTCTATATTAGTACGACCTTCTTTAATCGTCGATCGAGCAAAATCTGCATATATATTTATGTATTCACCGTGCTGTAATCCCGGACCATATCGGCAATCAATCACTTCTAATTTACGATTACCATTTTGCGGTGGGTCATCGGCAAAATCCACATCTTCTTTCTTACGGAAGATAATAAGCGACGAGCATAGCCACGCTATACGATCTGAACCAGCGAACACTCCCTGACCACTACTACTTAGACCGTCACGATTTAATTGTACTAATGCAAGGATAGGTAAATGATATTTACGACAGAAATTATGAAGATCGGTAGTAATCTGACCTAAATACTGGAACTCTTGATTGTCTCCAAGTTCCCCTAAATTCATGGTCTTGATATAGTCGAGGATTATTAAGCATGGCTTTGCTGTACCGTCATCATTAAAACCTACGGTTTTAAATATCCAACGACGCATTACGCTAATCCATTCCTCGTGGCTTTTACCTGAAATATTGTAATAATAAAACGGTAATTCTTTAAGTTTTTGTGCCGCCCCGCGAACCTTGACTTTTTCAGATTCTTTATTAAGGAATTTTTTTCCTTCAAGGTCATTAATCTCAACTTGACTTAATCTAGCTAATCTACGAGTTAAGGTACTCTGCTCGTCCATTTCTGTATCAAGATACAGAACGGGGGTTCCCTGACTCGCTATGTTGTCGCCAATTTGTCCGGCGAGGTGGCTTTTACCCTGTTTTGTTCTAGCACCAATTAAATGTACACCGAAACGAAGTCCTCCGATAGCAGCATCTAAACGTGTCAGACCTGTCGAGATACCTGTAAGTGTTCCTTCGGCTTTGATAAGCTCTTGTAGAAACGTATTTACGTATGTACGTAAATCTACAATATCGGTTGCTTGTAGAGATGTATTTGCGAGATTAAGCAGTGGTCCTTCGGCAGCGGCTAGAATCGTTGCCAACGATTCGTCTCCGGTAACTACGTTGACCTGATCGATACCTTGCTGTAAGGCAAGTACAGATTTACGTGCCCATCCTAAACGAGCAATTTTTCGTGCAAAAGCTACGGACTCTTCTTGACTTACGGATAAGTTTTGAAGAGTCTTTAAATAGCTAGGAATGTCATATTCGCTTTGAGCACCGGGATATTTACGAGCAATAGTACTTAGTATTGCGGGTATACTTGGTTTAGGATTTTTTTCGTTGACAATTAAATCGGAAAATACCTCGTAAATAATTTGATTTTCAGGAGCAGAAAAATCATCTACGGATGCAATAGTATTGATATCGTAATATACATCTTCTCCAAAATGGACCAGACCAGTAATAACAATACGTTCTGCCGAAACTTGAACAAGATTATTGGTATTTGGAGGTTGTTTTTGTCGAGTTTTATTCAATGATTACCTCTTTGCAATATGGACATTTGTATTTATGAGTACCAGTTTCTCGATTTCCACCCATTATTATAGTACCATATTTATTTCCATCATATTCTTTTTTACATCCGATACATTCAATCAGATCGGGTTTATAGGCATCTCTCGGAATTCTTGCAGTTTTTATTTTATTATTGATTTTCTGTGTTTTAGCGTCTTCTTGATCTAGAGTAATAGCTTTTACCTGTTTCTCGCGGATAACGTCAGAGCCAACTCCTATGGCACTCGGTTTACCGTATTCTTTGTCATCATCGGCTATAACTTCAAAATTATTTTTTACTTTTTTACGACGGGTTTTCTTTTCTGGTTTGTCAGGTTTTTCTGACACTTCTGGCGATTTGCCATTGTCTAAATTTTGAAGTGCTTCAATAATTTCTGATAATGTTATCGGACTGGATTCTAGTGTCTTGCCGATAGGTATTTCTATGTCTTCGCCCGTCAGGGCGATATAGCCTTTAACAACTAAAGACCAATCACCTTTTTCAATACCTTTTCGAATTTGTTTAATTGGTACCATTATATATTCTTTCTTTTATAATTTTCTCGCTCCACGGCCACGCGGAGGCGGAGGCGGGCTTCGATTTCGGGTCTTTCACCGCTTGGATTCCTTTGCTTGCAGGACGACGATCCAGAGGATGTGGTAAATCACCGGGAGCCTCCTTCGGGGTGTGTGGTATTTGTTACATCAAGTCGCTCCGCCGGATCGCTACGACGCGGATCGTCAAGGGCGCAACCCCCCGTGGACATAGACTGTCCGCACAGGCGGCACCTGTACCGCTGCTCCATGTTGTGAGGGAAGAACGCCGCCGTCACCCATTCGTGACGGCATTGTAAAGTCACGGTGTGTGCTGCGTATGTGCAGTAATCACACCGAAGCCGAGCTCCAAACCCATCAGATTTCCCCGTGTCCACTAGCATGCCGTACGCACCGTTGCCCCTGTGTACGCAATCCTTACTCCCAGGATTGTCCGTGACCGTCGCAATGACGCGAGATTTTTGCCTATCCCGGTAGACAGCCCCGATGACGGGATCGTCTACCTTGGGCATTCTTGTGAGTGCCCGCAGGACGGCATCTCTTTCTTGCTTGAACATATCCAACTCTCCGCACCAGTGAGCAAACAGCACCCACCAGTCATCCGTATTTCCGGTGCGAGAGGTAGCCAGAAACGCGCTAATGAAGACTTCGCTAGGAAATTCCTGCGAGAACAGCACCCTCCCACCTTCGTATGGGCTTGGTCCGTCCGTCTTTATGATCTGAACGAGTTTGCGGTCAGGAGTGACGCCGACAAATAGCCCGTTTGCAATGTGAAAAGAGGTTTGCACAATACCGGAATTGTTACATGTCATACTCGATCCTTTTATTGGTGAGGTTCCTGCGGGGCGGGCGGGGTGAGGGTGGCACGGATGCGATCGTGAACCTCCAGCCAACGCCACGCCCCACTCGATTCCAAGGTGATCGTCGCTACACCGCTTGTTCGTGCTGTCTTGTGCGTTAGACACAAAGGCACGCCACTGGCTGTCGTAATCGCATCCTGTGCCGCTCATCGCTCGCCGCTCCTACTCCACAAAAGCATTATATCTTTCTTTTCTCATATTAATGGCAACTTTAATAGCATCTGCTATACGCTGTAATCCGTATTGGATACGAGAAATACTATCTAATTTTACTTGTGCCACAATTCTTTGGCGATCCAAAATCTGTCCTTTAGGGCTATTGCCTTTGACGTAGCAGATTCTGTTTTGTAGATATGTACCAATATAATCTGGAATATTATCGGCCTCGTGTCCAACTAAATTTTCTAAATTTGATTGACACCAGTTAATGATACGTTTTTGTTTATTTTCTTGATCCATTAAGAAAACTGCGTAATTTTCAATCATCAATAAATCGTCAAGCATATCCTGTACGGATGCAGTTTTCGCGTACTTTCCAGAAACTACGCGGCCAAGAACTTCTGTCATGTTATTATTGTTAGGAAAAGATGGAAACTGCAATTCGGAATCATAAATTCCAATCGCAGCCGCAATCTGTTTCTCGTCAAATTGATTTTCTACTGATTCAGACATGCTTCTAATTCCTCTAGAGATTTGACTCGAATGAGTGTGATATTATTGATCTTGCAAAAATAATTTTTTGCCGAGTCTCTTGCTTGTGCTGCCGCGAAACCTTGTGGGGAACCGTGGAAGAATGGGGTATACTTATCGTGCTGCCCACCATCTACTTCGATTGCTAATTTTCTATTAGGTAGAAAAAAGTCGATATACAGATGTTCTTCTGGTACAAACCACTCTTCGAGAATCGCGTCAAAGGGGAAACGGGTACGCAAGAGGCATCCACAAGAATACTGGATTTTAGACTTGCATAAATCTTCGCTCCGCATCGGGAAAGATGATTGTTTCAAATCTGCTTTAATTGGCTGTAAATTTGTACCAAATAATTTCATAATTATCTATTCTTTACTATGTCGAAATCATCTTTAAACAAAGCATAAATTAAATCAGCAGTCATTGTAGGTCTTATTGTCGCTTTTGTTTTAATTCCTCTAGCTTCACATAGTTTTTTAGTACTTATTTCATAAGGTTTTGGCTGAAGATCGTCATAAAGAAACACATCGTTTTTCTTAATATGTTCCTTTAGGATTTGTTCGATTCTTGGATCAGAACTGCAATTAGGAGGGGCTAGGAAGCAAAATAGCATTAGGTATAAGAGCCTTTCTGATGATATTAGTTAATTCTACAAATTCCTTTTTATTCACACGAAAATATTCTTCAACCGATTCTTTGCCTTGCAACTGGATATCTTCGCCAGCAGAACTCTTGAATGAATACCACGCACCTTTACGAGTAATATAACCATATCTATCAGCATTGTCTACAAGATCAGCAATGTTATCGTGTCCGTGCCCATATTTAATATATATCATTCCCTCATTTGAGGGACCGCCAACAGCAGAAGCGGTAATCTTCACGTTGGTATTCTTACCAATTTTTGGTGTGCCAGTTTCAGGAACTTCTTTTCCTCCCGAATAACTTTCTAATCTATTAGAAGCAAAATATTCTAATGCAGCACCGCCGTACTTTTTAGGGGCTCCCGAATACGAACCGGGATTGGCCTGTAAGTGCGTAATTCCAACAATACATGCTTTTGTAATTGGCAATATCTGACTGATTTTTCTAAAGAAAAAGTACATTAGCTTTTGTACATCTGCCATTTTGGCATTGTCGGTAAGAGATTTAGTAAAAGCGTCTTCCGTGCATAAGGCTGCAACCGAATCAATAATAATAACGCATCCGGGAACATCTTTGATTAGACGGTCAGCAATTTCTAAGAATTTTTCAGCGGTTAGAATATTACCTTCGCTCGAACGGATAATTTGCATCGCCGGGATACCGGTAGCCTGCTCTTGTTCAGAAGTATATACTAAATCATTTATTGTTTTAAGCAAATCTGGTTGTAAACGTGCTTCTACATCAAAATAGAAACAACGTTTCTTAAAAATACGCTGAGCATTTTTAACAAACTCAAGCATAACAGTTGTTTTACCGACTTTTGGTAAAGTTGCAAATATTGTAATTGTACCTTCTTTAATGCCACCACTAAGAGCGATATCAAGAGACAATGTTAAAGGAATAAGAACGCCGGATGACGCTTCAACCCGCTCTCCGCTATAGAATACTTCGCCAAATTCTTTGACGATAGCTTCTATGGTGCGGTTGTCCTTTTTATTATCGACTACCTTTTCTGTATCGTTTGATTTTACTTTAGCCATAAATTTATTTCTAGCTTAAAAACGGCAGTGTGTTTTGCAATATCGAGATTAGCTCTTTCGGCCATTTATACTGCTCTGCTGTTCGTTCTAATGCATTATAGACATCTCCGCCGTTCTTTTCTGACGCCGCTTTCCAATCGGCAAGCATTTCGATAATATCTAATAAATTCATTTTCGATATATCGTTATTGAAGTGGCCTAAATGGTGACGGTTACCCTTTTCATGGTGCTCGATCGCTGGGGCAATAAGTTTACGAAGCGAGTGATACGCAGGAGAATTATATTCAACCCGATTATACTGATCAGCAATAAATAATAATGGTACCAATTCTGCGTCCTGCCATTTTGACGCGTCGTGATAAATTGCACGGTTATTAAGATTAGATGCTATTTTATTTAATAGCGTTCCAACCCGTCTTTGATGGCACGCTTGAAGTCTTAATATATGATTTGATGTAGTTGGAATAACTGTTAATGGTTCGTAGATAGAGGCGTGCCAATGCTCTCCGGTAAAAAGATTCATCAAAAGAATAATTTTAGTATATGCAGATACTACATACCATTCATTATTGCATGTATCTTTTACGAAATCACCTTTCGTTATTGCCATATTGAATATGCTCCCATGTCATCGCGATATCATCTACGGCTCGCTTTAGATTACAGTTTAAAAGATATCCATCTGGTGAAATTTTCATATTTATGTAATCGCCATATTCGCCTATACCCGATGGCACATATTCATCAATTAATTCTAAAATCATATCGCCATTTCTATCGAATAAACGACAACTAAATTCATCACGAATTTTTTCATAAAGAAAAAGTTCATTATTATACGAATAGTTTAATATTTGCTTTTGGCCTAAATCAATCATCCAATGGATATAATCATTAGATTGACCGGGTACGTTTTCTCTTTCATCATCGTCTTCGATAGGAAACCAGATATTCAAATATTTAGCATCGTATTCTTTAATTTGTTTGAGTGATATTTTCATAAGCGTTCTGGAAACCCATAATTTGTACTGGTTTTATTAAACTTGGCCGCTGCTACGGCTGTCAAATCGACTTCAAAAGCGTCTGCCAGTCTATCCAGACAGATAAGAACATCTCCGAATTCGTCTTCCAGATTCTCACGATTATCTACGCCAGCCTTCCATCCGTTTAGAAAACGAATTCGTTTTTTGATGGCGTTAAGTAGTTCGCCGCACTCGCCACCAAATTCAATGGCTTTAAACTCGGGACCATCAGCACCACCGGTCCATCGGTTACTACGCGAACGATTTTGTTGTCTCAATCGTGTTAAAAAATCTTTATCTGATTTTTCACTCATAGATTCTGTTCTTCCTAGTATATTTCTTTTCCACTCAGGCCAACTCGCGACGATTCGCGAGGCTTCTTCCATATATTTTAACATTTCTTCGCGGGTTGTTCCATTATGTGTCATGGTCACCTACAAAATAAGCTTCTAATGCTGCATAATAGAGTTTTTCACCAAGAAATTTCTTTAGCTTTTTAAGATTTGCTCCGTGAAAATATCCGTCATAAGCCATTGTTGCTATCATAGATTCTGGCGTATCAATCCAATGTTGATAACCCTCTTGTTCACATTCGTCTTTCCATGTCCATAACGGATTCTTCTCGTATGGTAAATTCGTTCCATTTCTAAGTTCTTGTTCCCAACATGCTAATTCTAATGCTCGTTTTTTATAAATTTTCATAATTTTGTAATCTTTTTACTCTACTTTTCTGAAAAGTAAATTTCCTCTGGTGATATTAAAATGAATACTGTCCTTCGGACATATTCAGGATCGAAACCCTGATCGAGCAAGTATGCTCGGATATCCTCTGCCCTATCATCGTCGCGTTTTAATGCGACGAGATATTTGTCGAATTTTCGAGAAACGATAAGACAGCAATCGTTACCATGTTTATTTTTGGTTATATCTATTGTTTCCTGCGGAAACATGGTTCGTAGCCTACGCAGTAGTTCTTGTTGCTTAGTATTAAGTCCCACTTATCCTCCGGATAATTTGTCCTTCGGGCAACGAGTTATCACGATATCACCATCATAAACCCATCGTGGATTTTCGCACCATTGAGAATTACGAAGAGGATCGGTGTCTAAAACCAGTCTTCCATCAAATAACGTACTAATTATACCGTTCCTATTTTGAGAATCGTCTGTTTTAATTATAATTATCGGGCATATGTCGCCATTAATATCACGATAAATACCATACCGAATATTTTGGCCCAATACTAAATCTTTAATACTATAGATCGGAGTTGCTGTAATTAATTCGGTATTACTAAATCTTATCATTGCTTTCGCTCCGGAAGTAAATGAGGATATTTTTTCATTAATCTCGCCAATTCTTGTTGTTCACGGTATTCGATAAATTGATTCGTTTCAATTTTCTCATTTTCCCGACGAATAAGTTCTTGTAATTCAGCTTCGATTTGTTCAGGCGTTTTGAGGTAAGGTATCCAGAATGTTAGATCAAAATCATTGTCAGAGTAGTCGTCTTTATAACAAGATACGCTGTTTGGTTTTTTATATGTGTTGAGAATTTGTGTTAGACATTCAATAACTTTTGGCAAATTTTCTTTAAAATCTTGCTGGGTCAATTCGACAGAAGTTTCGCCTTCGGTTTTTATTGTCTTACGAAGTTTTTCAATTCGTTCTTTAGAAAGCATTGGTATCATTATTCTCTCGTTCGCGAGTATTTTCCACAATTATCACAGATATATTCACTATCGTTATTACCAGATGGATCAGGCAAGAAATGCCAATCATGGCAACATTCTTTTGTGTTTTTGTTCTTTTCGTATCCGCAAATTTTACATCGTTGCCATGTAGTGACAGTATAATCGCCGTTTAGCTCTTGACACAACTGCCACTCGTGTTTGCATCGCTCTTGAATCGATTTAATTTGATTTTCTAATTCAGTAACGCGTAAGGCGTTTGCTAATTGATAATTACGATTTGCGTTAATTATCCATTGGCGGATAGTTTCAGGTTTAAGATATTTTGGCTTTGACATCAAATCCTAGTCCTTCCATAACTAACAATAGATTAGTTTTGAAATCTGATCCAGTAGGTGCATACTCAATTATTGCTTCGCTGCCAACTCCGCCAAGTTCTTTAAGTCTTTCTCTTAATTCTTCTACAAATTCGATGGAGACACCAGACTGAATAATGATCGGTACATTAGGATGCTTACAAATCCATCGATACATTTGACTATACGAACCAGCGGCACCAAAATAAATAGGTGCCACACAAGACATGTCGATGATTAGAAGATCGACCCGCTTCGGAGAGGTAGTCGCATCCATAATGTCTTCGAAATTTGTAATTTCGTAATGCTCTGGAGAAAGCGTTTCCCTAACATATTCAAAGAGTTCGGGATAATCGTTAACATGAAAAATCGATATTTTATTCTTCATATTCTTCACCATCTTCGTCTAGTTGCCATGTACAGTTTCTGCAAACAAAATCATCTGCTAAACGTCCGCATACATCGCATTTAAACGCCCAGCCGCTCTCTCCGACAATAACGGTGTTGCCGGGACATTTTGGGCAGTGCCAATATCCGTCTGCCCATTTCTCAATAATTTGATCAGGATGAAGCTGACATTGCAATTGTTGCGTCTCCGACAAAATACCATACACGTTCTTTGCAATTAGATTGTGGTCCTGCTTGGATGTTGCCACTTTGATAGAACCAGATAGGTATGTTAGGTCGAGGATGCGACTCTGCTCGAAGCAGCAACATATCGGCCATTTCTGTCCTAATAGAACTATAAATACCACATTTTGCGGATGGATTATCCAATAATTCATTTAATGTATACAAAGTTGGTTTATTTTTTATATATTTAATCATATAAATTTTAATTGAGGTTCATACGGCCAACGCTCTAGTCGATCGTTTGGAATAATAATGTTACAGCAGTAAATTCCTGTGTGCTTGGCCCATGTACCATTATCATCCTGAGTTAAAACATCTGTATCAAATAACTCGATTATCCTATCAGGTTCGCGTTCACACGGCCACGCGAACGTTTCTCCAGAAAATTCTGGTTTAATACGAAAACAAGGGCCAGTATATGCTTCGCATTTAGAAGGATTGTCCTCTAGAAAATTTTTCACCGCATCTGCGGGAGTTAAAAATTCCCCGCTTGGAGACTGGTGGATTCTTAATCCACAACCGGTAGTTGATTTTCGACAAACCCACTTCATACCATCTAATTGATATTTGGATAGCTCATTTAATAAATTGTTCATAGTGAATTAAATCTATTTGTTTTCTTTGGAGAAGGAGTAGACGGTACAGAAAGCATGTCATGATCGTCCTGCGTAGCCACTGGAGCCTCCGTGTTCCATATGGTTGGGATAGGAGGGGCTTCCGTAACAGGCTGCCCTTTCTGTATCGTTTCCTGCTCTAATTGGATTATAGCCTCTTTGGCTTTTATCTGGCGTTTAAATAACTCTAAAAGTACTTTTCCCTTGGTTTCGTTGGTTAGCATGGTAAATCCCGGCATCTTATTTTCCTGATAATATTTCATTATCACGCCGGGACCAAAAACTTTAAGTAAGTTTCTGGCCGCTGCAACCTCAGTCACATAACGTTTCGCCAGATCAGTCAATTCTACTGATTGCGAAGCAATATCTTTACGCCAAAATGGACAATTAGGAACCGGTTTCTTATTAATCAAGAGCCAGTTCCTAATCATTAATTCTGCAATAAAATTTGGTAAATCTATTAAATGTTCTGGTACGAAGACCGATTGGTACTGTTTAGGTGCTACGACGGTAGTGTTTTCTTGCTTCATCAGCGATCTCTGAGTCTACTTGTGTGCGTATATGAACGCCGCGTTTACCGTCGTCCGTTTGCGTATATCCCGTCCGATTAGGATTATGAATATACGTATCACCTTTGCGAACCGCTTTTGCGGCCTCGGCTGCGGCATTTTTCTTTTTAGGTTCTTCGGTTACAGTCTCTTCGACATAATTATTTTTAATATATCGAAGAAATGATTTTGCTAAAAGCGTTGGTTTATTTGCCTGATATTCTACAAGTGCGTCAAATTCTTTTTGTGTTAACATGATTATACTCTACAAGCGTTATGATATTTACCCATATTACCGGTTTCTAAAAATGCAATATAACTAGCGAAGGTAGCTGGCGTTACAGGAACTAATCTTGTAGCGGGAGTTCCTAGTAATGAGCTATATTTTCGTGTTATTTTGTTCATTTCTTTATCGGAAGGATTCACGGGCATTCCCTGACTATCGATTTTAATGAAATATTTAACCTGTTGATTACCATTAACGATTTTTTTTGCGTAAACATCTGTCTCGTTAATTTTATTATCTTCTTTACCGACAATATTATAAAGAGTTTCTCGATAATGAGACGGTTGATATCCAGTAGACTCATCTAACTTAGAGATCGGCATCACGCCATTTTGGATATCTTCATTCGAAAGAATACTATTTGGTTTTTTTGACATTTTATTTACCTAACTCAATATGCCATATCTCATTTTCATCAAGATATTCGTCAAGTATAGTTGTTGGATAGGATTGATCTGATCCTATCGGTCCCATACTAATCAAACCTTTTATTTTAATACAATCGGTTTTTCCTTTACAAAAGGGACAACTAATTATAAATGAATGAACAACAGGTTCATTAGGTGCGACGAGGGCATAATTTATTAATTTTTTTTCACAAGAAGGACAGGAGATAGTATTTTCCCTGAACTCTGATGCAATTTCGATTTCGCTCACGGGTGCTTGCCTTCCATAATATATTTTCGTTTTTGCTTTTTAGTCCATTTAGACGTATTCACGGGTTTGTCCTTGTCTTTTCTCCACCAAGGATTTTTTTGTTTTTTCTGAATACGCGAATCGCCGTTAGCAATCATACGATTGGTATTTTTTTCTGCTAAAGTACCAATTGTCATATTGTCTTCTGTACGAATATTGGGGGCGATTATACATTTAATAATCGGATGACCATTTTCTGGATGAATGGTTAAAGCGTCATCTGACATTTTTTGAAAAATCTCAAATTCTTCGTTAGTTATTGTATCTCTGTACACGTAGATAGGCACTTCTCGTCCTCTGCTCTCATTGCTTCTACAAATTTACGCAGCATATCTTTTAATTCTTTTTCCATTTCAAATTTATTAGCGTAAATAAAGTTTAAATCTGGCAATTCGATTTCAACAATTTTATTATCTTCTAAATATTTAGCAATTCCTGTTTTAACTTCTAAAGGGGTTTTATCACCGAAGTTTATTAATAATACGCCCCAATGTTCCCGTTTTGCCTGCTGCATTCTTTTCCTTTTTAATGCTTTTTTGAATGTTGGATACTATATTTCGAGTAGATTGATTCTGTACAGAATTTGCTTTAGCTTTAAACGCTTCCTGATCAGCGATTAAAGGCTTGGTTTCCTCGACGGTTCGTACAGTTTGTTTAAGAGCATTTTTGTTTTTCCATACGGCGTATACCACGCATCCCGCCACAATTATAGTCACGCCAAGACCGATCCATATTAAATATTGTAATAGAAACTGTAGAGCAATTGCTCCAAGTAATACGCTAGCACTTAGGACAGTAAAAGTAAGACTCTTGAAATGTCCGAGTAGAAAAAGAGCAACCGAGACTGTACAAAATAGACCGGCTGCAATAATAATGGTATAGAGCCATTTACTATATAATTGAGAATTTTTATTCTTAAGAGATTCATTTTCTTTCTTAATAGCTAATAATTCTTTATCAGTAGCTGTACTTGATTTACCAATGTTTGAAGCTAAAGAATCGATTTGATTCTGCGATTCTTTGATAACCTGCATGCGTGGTGCAATAATCGGTGCTTCTTTGGCGGCAACATCTGCTTCACTTCTAGTTTTCGTGGTATTTTGATAAATTTCCTGAACGTTATCTTTGATCGGACCACCCAAACCGAGTGTTTTGCAAGAAGATAACGGTACACAAAGGGAAGTGATAAGTATTAACGCCAAAAGACGCTTCATATAGCCATATACACTAAATTTGTAAAATTCTTCAAATTAAGAGCAATTTTACGCCTCTGCCTGATTTGAACCGGCTGGTGTAGAGGATTTTGGTGGATTAGTTGCCCTACAAAGGGCAAGAACGGCTTGGGCGGCTGTTAATGACTCTTGTGCTAAACGCACGGCGGTTACCGCTGCTGCACACGGATCTTTGGGCTGTGCGATTAACGCTTCTTCCGTAGTATTCGCTTCTGACATAACGATTCCTTATGTATTTGTAATATTTACCATTCTATGGTCCGGATTAACTAGAATTAGTTGATTATCTTTAAGCCATCCAATACATACCGCACTGACACCATCTTCACGAATTTCTGCCAATTGCTCGTAAACATAACCGTTATCAATATAAATGTTTTTCATAAAATCTCCTTTATCTAATGGGACATGCTCCATTAACGCATTCTACACCCTCTACTAATTCGCCACCAATATCATTATTAGTTATCAACGAATTTAAAGGTTTCATATTCTTAATAAGTTCTTCATATTTTTCTTTAGTAATAGATTCATACGGGGCCTGCCGGAATCCGTGGTCGTTATGAAGTAAGAAACTTACACTTTTAACCGATGTTTCATAGTTTTCTTCAAGCCATAATTTAATTGCTGGCAATTCTTCTTTACGATAATAAACTGTTACCGATACAGCCTGATCGGCCCAAACTGACTGTAAAGTCTTCATAATTTCTAATTGTTCTACCGCAGTCATATCTTTGGCAATAATTGCGTTATCTGAGGCTTTGCAAGGAAATTCTACAACCACAGTGTCGTGCTGTTCTTTTCCATCAAAACCGATCTGATATTCAATTTTACAACCTAAATTACGACAAGTATTAACTAATGAATCAGAAGAGGCCATCCGTACTCTACGGATATAGTATTTATCGTAAGCGGGATGGCATCCGGGAGTGCATCCGGCGAGCAAACTTAACGTGCCTGACGGCTTGACAACCGTTAGCTTTATACTTTCAGGCCAGCCACGTTTCTTAGACCACTCTTTATCTATCGCTCGAAGTGAGCGATATCCATCATCTAACCATACAATCTTTTTGATATCTTCACAAACACCAGTTACGCCAAGACCAACACGCATGTTTCGCTTCACTACTGCGTTAGTCCAATCGGAGATAGAATCTAAACGTAAGATAGCTTTTTGCGTTTTATATAGCAACATTGCACAATCATTAAATTCTTCCTGTGAAGAAAGATTGTGAAGATATTGTTCAGCTAGATCACACGGTTCACCGTGTTCAAGCGTGGCTTCGGCACAATTAGACACGTTACATCCATGAGTCCAATAGGTGTGCGAAAGATTGTCAACAGTAATATCAAAAACTTCTTCGCGAGATACCAGTTCAACAGATTTAATATCGTAGGATACTTTTTCATTTTGAACTGGATTGGAACTCCGAATTTTATCGTTCTTATAAGATTGAATAAATCCAATTTTTTTAACAAACTGATGGCGATCAATAGTAATGTTTAAATCATAACTTTGTTTACAAAGATATTCGCCGTTTTCAAATGTTACCAATGACGATTTGTTTGTGGTATAATAAGATTTGATTCCAATAGCACTAAGCATCACTTGTACCTGTTCGATCAGGGCAAGCGAAGTTGCTTTTAATGTAATACGATTGCCGCAAACCGAACCGTTGGCAGAATATAGCCCTCTTAAAAATCCTTGAATTGTTTTCGCCGATCCAGTTACAAAACGATCAGGGATTGTTCGATCAAAAGTTCTAGCAAGTTCTTCTGATTTAATTGTGGTTTGTATTTCATAAGCATTGTCGCTTATACCAAAGCGATCGATAAGTATCAGCGGTGTAATTTCGCTCTGAAAATAATCCTGATCATCTTGTCCAATACATAAAAGAACTAAATTATTGGATGCTTTATGCACCATACCATCGCCAATAACTAGTCCATCCATGATGTCTTGTGGTAGCAGATCGTCTTCTGTTGATAATCCTCCTCGAAGAATGTCGATAGATTCCGCTTCTTGTACTTCGATTTTTTTGTTGTCACTAAGTACTCTATGGTTTTCTGTTCCATAAAAAATACCTGCTGTAGTTGTGTATTTATACACATTTTTAATACCGGTGGACCATTTCTTTACAACTTTCGTCCAACCTTCTGAAGACCAAATTTCGTCTCCAATCTGTAGCTTGCCAAATTGTCTAATACCGTTTTTAGTTAAAACAAACGCCCATTTTGGTTGGCAAGGATTTAAACCTTCTACCTTATCTTCTCTTTGTGGATACAAAGAACATTTAGACATAGGCCCGTCGATTAAACGGCCAAACTTTCGACATAAATCAATATTTGCTAAACCATAAGGCTCTCCGTCGCCCTCATATCCACGCCAAAAATCATTGCTAAGATAAGTGAAATCATCTGCACTTACAGTATTATTTGACATAGCACGCCAGTTAGGAATATTACCTAAGTCCCAGCGTTTAGCATTAAGAAATAATTTATCATCCGCATCGCCAAGAGCTAACTGAGCACTTCTTCTAACGTTTCCGGCAACTACGATACTGCCTAGAATATTAGCGATATCTAATGCGTCAATACTTCTTAATTTCTTACCAACACGCTTTGAGATCACGCCAAAAATATTATTTAGTCCATCAATTAAAATTTGTGGACCACTGGCCGTACCGCCGAATCCATTAATCTTTTCTCCGGCTCCACGAATTAAAATCGTAGAGTAAGTAAAGCCTTTTCCGGTTACAAAATAAGCATTAAGTATTTTGCGTAGTAATTCTACCCATCCTTCACGGGAATCAGGGACTATAAAATCAGCGTCTTTAGTGGCCAGATGTTTGATGACTACGCCGTCTTTAACCTTTGGTAATTCGTGGACATGTTCCTTTTTTACACTGAAGCCCACCCCGCCACCGAGCATAAGATGCTCGAAGATAAAACAAAATGATTCTAAAGAATTGATGTTAACATTCCAGCAATTGCAAAGACTCGGAAGTCCTATCTTATCAACAGTTTCTGTTCCCAATTGCCATAACATACGCCCGGCAAAATTACAACGCAGATTAAAAACATGATCGTATAAACGCTCTGCTTCCTGTACCGTATATCCTGCCCCAATTTTTTGAGCACCGCGAATGCATCTAGCGACGGTTTCCCACCATTCTTCAGTCCGCTTAAGTTCTGGAATCCATCTGGCATAAGTTCTTTTATATACTATATATCCTAATCCGTTAAAACCCCATTTTGGGTGCTTGCCAACATATTTCTGCAAAAACTCTGGACTTAAAATTTCGTTATGGTCGATAAATGTAGTCATGACAATCTTTCTTTTGGTAGAGTCATTATACCCTAGTCACGATTTGTTTTATGACATTGTAGTCGTTTTTAATCAGGAAAATTATAGTTAAAAGACCACCCGTTCTGAGTAACCGCAAAGAATTTCCATCCCATTGGGACGTATATAGCTCGGCTACGATATAGAGTACCGAGTTTCTCCAACATTTTGGCAGCCCCTAATGGGTTAAGCGAATGAATAACGATAAAGGGCAACTCAATATCAAGTTCAACGATTTTATCGGCTATATATTGACCATCTTTATCTTCTGGTTTGCGTTCGCGATAATGTGCTGGTTCCAAATCATGATCGAGAAAGACTAAACTGTACTCATTGGTCTGTAATTCGCGTATCGCTTCGTCGGCTGAATAGACATGTGTAACCGTAGCTCCAATAGCATTTTGAGCAAACTCATTATGCCGATATTTTTCGTCATCTAAAAAAAGAATTTTCATTATTTTAACCATTCATTAATGCCATAATCAGTAGCGTCTTTGATTGATGCGTGAGGATGTTCTTGCAAATATTTCATACTACTCAATAATACTTCTAAAACTAAATTATATTTCTGTGCCATTTTTACAGCGGTAGAAATTTCGTGTAAATCATTTTGTATTGATGGATTCATAGACTGTTATTTGTTTGATTACTTTTCTAACCTGTTCGCATTCAATTACATCGTCATTTTCGATCATCATTCCCCATTCTTTTTGCTGAATATAATCGAAACGAAAATATAAGCCATTTTCGTCTTCAAAAATTATTTCGCGTGTTGAGTCGCCATGGTCGTCAACGTCCACCAATTCGTTTTGAATAGTATCAAATCGTTGATGATTATGATCGATAATATCTATGGCTTCTCTACCCGTTATTTCCATTAACAATCTCCAAGATTTCACCCGGCTTCCATGTTTCCCCGTTAAATCTAACAGTTACCCCATCATCTCCCGATGGTCCAACGGGACCATCAAATAAACAACATTCAACGCCAGCTATAGTCAGGATTGATAGACCCGCATTAATGGACGCTCGCCAGTGTTCAGGCGTCTTTTCCATCATTTGCTTATGGCCTACAACACGAATAATTCCTGCACCGACAATATTTTTTGCACAATCAATGCAGGCGTACCACGGTACGAACAGTGTTGCTCCACGGCATTGAAATCCCGCTGATGCTGCCGATAAAATCGCGGCTTGTTCAGCATGAACAAAAGCGGTGAGTTTAAGATTTCTATTGTTTAGCAACTCGTCAGACAATTGTATACCGCGACTTGGACCATTGTTGCCTACCATAGTAAATGTTTTATCACCACGGCGAGCAGCAAGTACGGCTCCTAATTGAGTAGACGGATCGGGGCTGTGAACGCTCGCGTGCGTATACGCAGCCAGTAGCGAGGATTCTACTTCAACGCCTTTAATAATTGCAAAAGGGCATTTAGTCCAAGATAAAATATTTGTTTCACTCATTCACAATTGCCTTTACTATTTCTTTAACATCACACGCATAGAATGCCGATGTAGTATAATTATTTATTTCAATAATCCTAAAATCTCCAGACGGAGATTCGGCCAAATCGTAATCATTTTTTTCGTCAAAAAATGACGGATACTGTTGACCACTCCGTGAAGTGTAAATTATTACACCGCTTTTAGGTTCTTTACTCATTACACATTCCTTTTTGTCGCTCCAATAACATCTTGAAATAGCACGATACTTGCCTTACTACCACCAGCTATTGTTGCTGCTGTCAGAAAGATTCCTAAATTTTGAGATTCGTCATTCAAAATACTAGAAATTGTATCAATTTTCCAATAATAACAAACAGACCAACTGACCGCTAAAGCGATAAGTTCTTTTAATCCTTTTCCTCGAATAACACAAGAAATTGCCTGATGTTCAAAAAATAAGGAAAGAGCACGCTCAATTAAAATTGAAAGAATCGTTAAAAGTAAAAAGCTAGAAAATATACGATTTACATCTATCTGCATAGTTATTTAGTTAACCAATCATTTGGTTTAAAATCACCAATAGTATTTGATTTCGTGTATTCGTCCATCAGCATTGGCTGTCGATGGATCACTGTAGTTTGTGGAATTAAACCGTGTTCTAAAGCGTATTTACGTTCAGTGCGATATCCATCGCTAATAAAACAAATCGCAGCAATTGCTGCAATTATTATATAGGATATAAACGCCCATCTAGCAACATCTCTCATATTGTAATCAATTTCTATTTTCATATTCACCTTTCCGTATCGTTCCCGGCCACGCGGCCTGAGCGATATTTTTCGTACTCTAAATTTTTTAATTCTTGAATCTGATTTTCTGAAAGAAAATTAGGCGTCAATCCGAGATTTATCATTTTTCTTAAAATTTCTTTATTTTCCGCAATATTCTTTTCTGGAAGAATCGCGGCATCAGGATAAAGTGGTCTATTCATCCAACTGGTGATTGTGCTATTAATCAAAAATAATTTATCAAATATTTCTGTAACATTGTTGCTAGTAACTATTAATCCATGATTTTCTAAAAAATATATTTTTCGTTGATCAATATAAGTTTTATTATAAAAATTTCTAAATAAATCAAAACCCGGAGTAATGTAGGATTGATAATAAAAAGTAGTTATATTATCGAATAAATCTATAATGATTTGAAAAGATTCTTGTGAACATAAGATAACATTTAATGCTGGTATATGTAAATGTACGACATATTTTTGTGGAAGCAAAAAGTGAAAACCATATTCCATCGAAGGACGTAGACCATTGGGTTCGATGACGAGAGTTTTCCCTTTAGCGAAGTATTCTTTCTCAGTTTTTACGTCAGCAAGAGATTCTAATCTACAGAGACAGGGAGTGCCTCCTATTCCCTCGCCAGAAGCCGATATTATGATTTCGTCATTTGACTTGACAGAGCAGTTGCCTCCTGTACCGTTCAAATATCCAGATAATCCTAAATGATTGGAAATATGCTGATATTCTTCAATTAAAGTCATTTTTCGAAGATTTGTGGAATTCACTCTATTATTTTTATGTTCAAATTTCATAGATTATTTCTTAATTCTTCTATATAGTCAGAACATACGCCGCCGCAAGCGGCTAGAAATTCTTTTGGATAAGCATCCACCTGTTCTCGGGACAGTAGAGGAATGATACATTTCGGGTGCGGAAGACTTGAAAGATCGGAATACCATAAATAGCCCGAGAAATATCCGTCCATTACTATACCAGCCATGTCATTTTGATGACAGAACCATCTGAATATCTGACATTCAGACATAAATTTGATAGCCTCGTAGTTTTTACAATGTATCCATAATTTATCGCGTAGCGATAAAAGCCAATCGAACACTACTTGATAATCTGCTCTATCGTGTCCTAGATATAGTTTGCCATCTAACATTCTAAGATCAATTTCCACATCATAATTGGCTGCTATTGCAGCCAAGATATAGGAGGGAGAATTTTCTTTTGTTGGGTCTGGACCCGACAAATTACCGCGATGAGATATCAGAATCATATTTTGCCTTTAATCTTTGATATTCTAATCTTTCAGCCTGCTCGCGTTTTTCTTCATTTTGTTTTTGTTGTACCAATTTTTTTTGTTCTTTAGCAATTATATTGGCTTTTACTTTTTGTTCTATTAAAGATTTAGATTGAGATAAAAACTTATTTATTCTAACTTTGATAGGTAACCAATTTGTCTGATATTCTTCTAAATTTTCGTTTAGATTATCCGATAGACAATTTTTGTCCAAAATTTGATCATCGATATCATCGATACAAAAAGAACAAAAATCCTGATATCCATTCGTCAGTGATAAAGCGTAATAACCAGGAAAATCTGTTTCCAAATTAGTCCAAGTCTCTTGTAATTTTATTATTTCATTTATATGATATGTTTCAAATTCATTAATATAATCAATAAGTTCTTTTTCATCAGAAACGATATGAATTCTTAAACGAAAGTCAAGGCTCCAATCAAGTTCATTCCGCCAGTATGATTCTTGACGATTACGATGACATATTAAAACGAGAGGAAATATCATGAAGTTCCTTTAATGATTTTGCATAATCTGAAATAACACCGCCAGCAGAAGATATTAGATGCGAATATTTCCAAAGAGTTTCTTTTTCGATAAAAGGTAAAAGACAATATTTATTCACTATATCTTTTTTAACATTATGTGACCAATATAAAATATATCCACGACTTGTTAGAGAAAATTCGTCTTTTTCATTACAAAAATAATGCCATCCACAGTATGTTCTGGAAAACAAAGAAACAGCTTCTATATTTTTAAGATGTAGAAGTAATTTGTCAGAACGTTTTTCTAACCACTCTTGACTTACTTTGTAAGTCAAATCTTTGTGTCCTAAAAAAATTTCTTTATTCACTACGTGAACATCGATTTCTACATGAAATCCTGCGGCTATTGCCTCATCGATGTAATCAGGCGAATTCTCCCTTTCAGGGAGAGGACCGTTTAGGTTACCACGATGTGAAATAAATAGCATAAGACCTTCCAGAACATAAAGCCAAGTAAAAGACCTGATCCAAACCAGATAATTTTATCTAATAAAGTTTCTACACCGATGGCAATGCGATTTTTAATATTTGGATAGAATGTTTTCGATTCATTTTATTTAGACCTTTTCCAAGCTTTATAATCTTTTTCTACAGGATTATTATATGATCCCGGAAAATATCGACTATAACCTTTTTCAATATTTCTTTTTAAGTTCTTAAAAGCCTGACTAATTGTTTGACCATCGCCATCGGCATATTCAAAGCCTATAGCATCTCCGTCGAGAGAAAAAATAACCGGACGGTTTAAATCCCACATAGATACACGATAATGTTTTTCGGGCCAAGACGGGCAAGATATTTTATCAATTCGTGTATTACCCCATCCTTTATTACGCAATTTGGTTTCTATTTTGTTCATAATCTTCTGGTAATCCCCAACAAATATATTTCTGCACGGAGAACGTGCAGACATTAAGACCGTTTTCAATACATCGATTTAACACGTTATCTACATAAAATTCCCCATTCGTTCGGAACCCTAGTTTCCGGTTCCGACGCAAGCCGTCTAGGAAATATTTCGCTTTCCTAAAAAACATAGTGCCCGTTATCACGGGCGTAGTTGCCGCCTCTAAGTCTGAAGGAAGATACTTGCAATGTACGTCAGTAACTTTGCCGTTTGCGGCACGCAACCAGCCCCAAGCCTCCGGCTTGGCAATCATTGTTGGGTGACCAGTGATAGACCAGACTGCAACATCAATTGATTGATCCGCTTCCGTCGCCAGCCAAGCCTCATAATCGTAAAGTTGACCATGATCACAGGCTGAGATCATTATAGGGTCGTCATCAGATACGTCAAACTCCTGAATACCTAATTTACATGTAGTCGCTTGACCATCAGTTATATAACCAAGTGCTAAAATCAAAGCTTCGGGAAAATATTTTCTAAGACGAAGGTCAGCTTCATATCTTAGAACATGTTCCCATTGAGTGATGAAAATCTTACGTTCACAATTAGGTAAATCCTGAATAGCTCGTACAACCATCGGTATTCCACCGTCAACTGGCAAGAGAGGCTTGGGAAGGCTGTAAGCTTCTCCAAATCTTGATCCGCGTCCTGCCATTGGCATGATTAATGTTGTCATTACCACATACTCTTTCTAAATTCTCTTTTTGATTTATTTAAATATTTCACGCAAATATCAGTATAGATTTTTGCGATTTCTTGATCCATGTGTTCATTGCATGGAGGCATAAATTTACCGTGATGTGTAATGTGCAAAAACTGATACCAAGGTAAACACTTAAAATAACCGCACGATACAGACGAGGTAGATACTGGTCGATAAATTTCGTATTTTAAACAATCGTGTTGAACTGGCAAACCTTCGATAGTCCGATAAGTCTCATTTTGCCAATCAGACATGATCTTCATAAACGTTTCAAGCTTCCATATGGAAGGGTTAACATTGTATGGATAGTCCAGAGGATCGGTAATACGGTCTAAGGAACCGTTAGGTTTTTCGCTACCGCTAGGCTTAAGATCAACACGATCAAAATCAAATTTCTCCATATACTCTTGAACAATCTCTAGAGCAGGATCATCACGATATAGTACAATATCGATATCATGAGTAAATAAGATATACTTATCCGGTAATTGCTTCAACTCCAGTAGGCGACTGGCGTAGGGGAGTTTATCGTCGTAATAGATAATATCATCGTATGCTTTCCGTATCGTTTCTGGCACTGGCCCATTTACCAATAATACCTTATTTGTAATTGTTTTGGCGTAGTCAGTAAAAACTTCCAACACATCTAGATAGTCGGTATGTGAATAAACAACCCATTTCATACTGCTGGCTCCACAAGAGAAAGAATAATAGATACGATTTGTTGATAATGTATTTCGCGGCTATCAGGAGCAAAACGAAGAATGTAGAAATCGGGATCGACGCTGCCTACGATATGATTTTCTAATTTTAATTTCGAAATATCATATTTACGACGAATCAACAAAGCTAATCCTAAAGAATTAAAATTAACGATAAGATCGGCCAAACTTCGCTGAGGCAATACATATTTTTCAAAATCTTCTTTACGCTCAGCAATTTGTTTAAGTACCTTTTCTTCAGAATAATTACGTTTAATGGTGTCCCGATCAACCTTCCACTGAATACGTAATTGAGGATCAGGGTCCATAAATATTTTTAAATCATAAAGATGATCTTCTGTATAGAATGAGTGTAGTCCGCATACTATGATATTTTCAGATGAATTTTCTATTAATGGTTCTGTAAATTTTCCATTATTATGGTCATATTCGACCTGTTTAATAGCTTCGCCACTTTTAAGCGAAACTATATCTTGCCGCATTTTATCGAGAAAATTAGCGTCTGGATTAAGATGCGTATAAGATTTCCAGTGTATGTCGTCCCGCTCCCACCGATGATAACGGTCACATTCGAGCAAGAATGCGTCTCGTAGATTATTTTTTAATAATCCAGCAAGCGTACTCTTACCAGAAGCCGAATCACCAGTGATAGCAAAAATCATTCACTAGATATTATAGGCTTTGGGAAGCCTTCTCCCCATTTTTTTAGAATTTTTTCAGCGTACGCAGAAGCTTTATTAGATTCGTTTCCCGGACCACGGGACTGCCGCACCGTTCCGTCTGGATTGATAGCGATAGTTGCTTCGGCATTTTTGTAAGTACAATGAAAAATATATAATCCACCATCAACAGCCATTTTTGCATAAGAAGAAACGCAATGTTGCATTTTCTCTCCTTCGTCAAAGATTTCTTCAACACTAGAAAGAAAATTAATGTGTTCGTCTTTCGGCAGATCGATAGGAGGTAATGCGGTTTTTGTATCTAAAAACAGTTTTTGTTGTTTTAGATATTCGATTTCACGCTCACGAGCCTGATGCTCGCGTCGGAAATCCTCGTCGATATGCCATTGTATAGCCTTTTTCGTTAATCCAAAAAGATCACCGTGATATTCTGCAAATTCTTTTTCATAGTTTTTGATTTCAGATAAAGCTATCGTTTTAACTTTTCCTTCTGGTAAAGAATTCGCTTGATTTCTAGAAAGCGAAGGCTGGATCGGAGGTTTAGGCAACGTTATATATCTATTATCTATTCTTTCTTTAAGATCGAATATAAGAAAAATCACCGTATTTAGTATGATGAGTTAAAATAAATAACTTATTATTTTTTAGAAGTTGAATTATTTTCTTGTAATTCATTTTCGATTTCCTGTTTTCTTAGAAACATAGCTTTTTCCCAGCATTTAACCGATCCACAACCAACTACTTGATTCAAAATTCCTCCGGAAGAAAGTGGAAATTTTGAAGTTCGTAGCTTTCCGTCTCGGGCTTCTATATCATAGAATCTCATTATCATTAAATTATCGACCATTTTATTACAAATATCACATTTGTGCTTCACTTTTATTCCAATCCGTGCTTGGCGAGGAAGGCGTTAGCCGCCTCATTGGTCCTGTCCAGCATTGCTTTGTACTCATCATCGTGACCGTTTGACGGCTTGTTGCCTTCGATAGCAGCCTCCACCGCCAGCAGCCCGATCTCGGCGAGGGCGAGAACCGTGTCGTATTCATCAAGCGAGTCGCATTGAAGTTGCTTCAGCCTCTCAATCGCCGCCTTCATTTCGTCGGTGGTCATTTCATCGCCTCCTGAATGGTCGCCTCGTCTACGCCAATGACACGGAGGGCAGCGAGACAGATGCCCAACGGGACATCAATATGTTCCACGCTATTAAACGCTTGCCACAAAGGGCCTTTAGAAAAGTTGATGCGGTATCGATTCCCAAAATCCTCGATAGAACCTCTCCAGTTGTCATTTTTCATCTTCTCGACCACCTTCCACGCTACGGAGATGTCGGTGGAGAACGGCGGCGTTGCAAGGTTCTGATAGTTGCTGTACGACAACTCAATGGGCGTGGCTTCGTAGTGCTTGCCCGCGATAAAGTGGTAATGCCTCCCGTCGCTGAATCCGTAAAGACCTTCCACCCACGGCGGTATCAGGTGAGACTTTCCGCACGCCGACCACCATGTAAACCCCATGACCCTCTCCGCCACCAGTGCATCCAGTTTCCTGCTCATTCGCTCCTCCATCCGTTATTAATATCTATTTTTATTTTATCATTTACCTTATAACCTGTCGATATAAAATACTTCATATACAACTGCCCGTCATCAGACTTAAAATGAACAATATAGTTATATTGAGCAAAATCTTTCATAAATTCCGTACCAGAAAGATTCTCAATTTTAATAATTTCTCCAGTCGTATAAAAAGTAGGTTCCTCACATGAGACAAGGCTTAAAGATGTAGATAAAAGAAATATAAATGCTAATTGTTTTATTTTCATAATGGGAGAAGAGGGACTCGAACCCCCGAAGCCCTTACGGGCACCACGTTTACAGCGTGGCAACTTTGCCGCTTGCCTACACTCCCTTCGCCGTAAACGGCGGCCTTTGAAGTCGGTTAGGGATCACCCCTATGCAAACCTTCGTATCGGAAACCCGTGCCATGTTTTTTCGTGCCAATGCATTTTGGCCTACCTTCTAGTCTTCCATCTATCCCTTTGGGAATCGTAAGTAAGGAAAACTCCATGAGTATAGAATTGAAAGTCCACAAACTCAAATCGTTATAATGACAGAGAAACGGATTCGAACCGTTGACACCATTGAAGGGCGGTGGCCGTACACCACCGGGTTATGCCTCTTGCCTACTCTGTCGAAAATCTTTGATTTCAGTAATGAAATCAAAGATGCTGGTAATTCTCTGACAGGACGCCAGTATTCCCTATCATCGTTGAAAAACCGGTAGGTCGTCTTGACTGATTAACAGTCAAATAACATTAGTTGCTTACTGTCTTTTTTCTGATAATTTATAAAATTTGTATAAATTTTTTCTATATGATCTTTAAATTCGTTTATAGACAATGATCTTTTAGCAAAATTACAGATGGTACAGCAAGTGACGCAGTTTTCTTTATTATATCCTACCGATGAATCAATTCTGTCTATTCCATTCCAAATAATTTCATAATGAGAATTTTTAATAATATTTTGTGGAAGAGTATCGCAATAAAAACATCTTTTATTAAAAAATTTTTTACAATCTTCTAATGATAGTTCGAACTTTAAATCTCTTTGTTCAGCTGATTTGCTGTACTGTCTATACAGATTTTTGTAAAGATTTTTATCGGATCTTTTTCCTACTTTACTATTGTTTTGTTTTCTTTTATCTGAAAGACATTTTTCACAAGCAGGATATTGAGCATTTACTAAATAACTATGCTTTTTAATTATTTCCTGTCCACAATCGCATTTACATTGCCAATAATTTTGTTTCCCTTCTTTAATAAACTTAAAGGGAGTGAGTTTTCCTATCTTTTTATTTAATAAATCGATTTTAGGATAAGAATGATAGCAACCACAACTTCTAACTTTTCTTTTTCCAAAAAGATTACAGTGTTTTAATTTAATTGTTTTGCCGCATTCGCAAGAACATATCCAGTAAAACCAATTATTTTCAATTATTTTATCGATAATAGTTAATTTATAATATTTATAGCCAATTCGGTCTTCATGTTTTGTTGGTTGCCAAGACATACGATACTCCAAAAGAATAACCTGTATTCTAATTGGTTTGTACCGCCTCTGACTAATGGCGTAAACGATTAAAGTCAGTACCTTAGAAATTAAGACAATGCAAAATATCCGCCACGATCGGATACTATTAGCTTGGAAGGCTAACGTGCTGCCAATTACACCAATTTTGCAAAATCCTTTCTTACTTACCTCCCGGTGTTCAGAAAGAAGCATTATCGCTTGGAACTGGAACTACTCCCGGCTATCGAATGGATGGTTCGAGTTATTGCCTACTTTTCGTTGCTTGTCCTCAACACTTGAAAAATTGCGGACCAAAGTGCTGCCCTTTGCTGTCAAGATTATGGGTCTTGATTGATCGCTGGACCAACCGCAGATTTACTTAATTTTTCTTGGAAATGTAATTTAGCGTGACAGTTTTTACACAACACAATACACTTCTTAATTTCTTCTTGAATCTCAGAAAGTTTTTTATTTTGCGTAACAGCAAGACCAATTGTAAAAGACTTTTCCGAAGGATTAAGATGATGAAATTCTAGACATTCCGGAGCGTTTTCCTCGCATCGTTCGCATCGTTTGTCTAACTTATAATCAGCAATCCATTTTCTAATTTTAGTCTTTTTGCCATTGATTCTTTTACCAATATACTCGCTGTTTTTTTCGTAATATCGACGAAAACTGATTTTATTACAAGATTTACAATAGGGTTGTAAACCCTTCTCATATGCTCGTTTTTGAAACTCACCATCGGTTTTTTCAATTAAACATTTATTACAGATTTTCATAACAGTATATACACTAGATTATGAAACTTGTTTAATTTATAATCAATTTTACTCGCAATTGCGGAGCCTAGGAGTCGCACCTAGTTCTTAACGTTATGAGCGTTACGACTTACTCTTTGTCCTGCCCGCAAAATGTCAGAAAAACGATTATGTTTGTCTGACAATATTTTTAAAGCCTCCGGGACGCTATGCTCGCCCGCTTCCTGAGTACAAAACAGGGTTGCTTCTGATTACAACACGAAGACATTAAACTTTATCTAACTGATCCCTAGGAGTTAATTTTGACATACAATATGTCCAAGTTCCGTTTTTATACACCAGATGTCGTTTAATATGGCAGTTAGCACAGACGATTTCTAAATTTTCTGATTGATTGTTGGAATGATTTCCGTCTACATGATGGATTTGTAAAAGATAATTCTTTTTCTCCGCACAAACATCCTTTATGAAAATGCTCTTTATAAAAATCTTTAACTAAATATTCGTCTGTAGTGCCATAATGCGATGGTCTAATTTTTGGACAATTTCCTCGCAAACTCTGAGCAAAGTCTTTGCATTTTCTTGAACAAAAATAAATACCGTGCCTAGCACCCTTTAGTTTATTTGGCAATCTTTCAAATTTTTGATGGCAATTGAAACATTCAAGAACAGTCTTTTTATGACGTGTCGTTTTATAAAAACAAGATCGAGAACATCTACTAGTTTTCCTTCCAATCCGGCGAATAAATTTTTTATTACATACTTTGCACAAAACTTTTTCAGCACGTCTTTTAACGCCGTGTTCAACAACAAACAAATCGTTTTCTTTAATTCTAATACCGATCATCAATGGACACAGGCGAATGCGACTTCGCAACCTCCGATTTGCAAAATCGGCACTCTACATATTGAGTTACTGGCCCAAAGTCAATGTGGCAAGAATTGCACTTGCGTATACTTGCTCCCAAAGCAAGCGGGCGGCTGCTACCCCACACACTGATAAACTGCTATTGCAGTCAATAGCATTATACACTTAATTATAAATATTCTCAAATTTTAAACTCCGCTACTTCCAAAACCTTTAGAACCTCGCTCTGTTGTCTCTAAAGACAAAACAGGTACAAATACCGCCTGTACTACAGGTGTCAGTACAACCTGTGCAATCTTATCACCTACAGAATATGTACGTATCGTTCCATCTGAACGAGGTATTTTTCTAAAACTTACCATAATTTCACCGGTATATTCTTGGTCAATTGTTCCGGGTGAATTTATTAAAATCAAATCATAATTTCTTATCGAAGAACGCGGACGAAGCTGTAATTCGAAACCTGCTGGAATTTGCACTCTAATTCCAGTTCCGTATACTAAAATGTCTGAATTCTTATCGTGAACACTACAGCTAGTAGCTATAAGATCAAACCCGCTATCTGTAGCATGTGCTTTTGAAGGTACGGTCGCCGAATGATTTACTAAATACTTGATTTCTTCCAAATTATTCCTTTCGGTAAGTGTATAGTATGTTATGGATAAAATTACCTATTATGTCGATCCTATTGATGGTAACGATCTTAACGACGGATTAAGTGCTTCAACCCCTATGCGTCGGTTAAGCAGATTCTTTACGCAACCTCTTGATTTTGGAGAGGTACATCCAGATAAAAGTCCGATTCCATATATTCTAGTCCAGCCGGTGGACATTCTTTTAAAACGTGGTACGATTACCGATCAAATCGTTAGCATCAATCGCACAGGAACAGCATCGGCCAAGCTAAAAATTTCTAGCTATGGTGACGGGCCTTTACCGCAAATTTATGGAATAATAGGTCAGGCGGGCACGGGTATTAGCTACACAGAAATAACCCGATTAAAATTTGCTACTCCTATTAAATATCAAAATATCGGTTTAGATTGGAAAGCTGTTGGTCAAAATGTTCACGTTCATCATTGCACTTTTACAGGACTAATGTCAGCATGGGCATTCCGTCCACCGGACGCTTCGGCTGGTGGGCATCTTCGCGATTTTATTATCGAAGATAATAAGATTAGTGATATGAAGTCAACTCAATCCCATTCGGGTGGTGGATATCAGCAAGGATTTGCTAATCTGATTATTCGCAGAAACGCTATGAAAAACGTAGGTAACGTTAATGATCAGTTCGATCAAGGATTGTATCTACACGGCGATTCGATTTCTGCTACCATTGAAGAAAATATTATTCAGTGTGATGGTAACGTAGGCATTCAATGTCGCGGTGGCCGCTTCAATGTTATTAATAATTTAGTGACCAAGTGTGCATTTGGTATCACGATGGGAAGCGGAACTGATAAAAAAGAATGCGGCGGTAAGATTGTAAATAACGTCGTATTATATGGACGCGATTTAGGCGTTAATCCTATTTCTTGTGGAATCGCAATTGCGATGACAGAGGACGGGACCGAAGTTGGTAACAATATAATCTCTCATAAAGACGGCACTTCTGCTTCAAGTTCGTTTGGTGCTTTGTGCTACGGCAATAAAGAAGCGTTTGAATATACCTCTTTAATCAATGCAAATGTTCGCAGACGTAAGTCTGGTAATCCTATTGTACACGATAATGTAATTTGTGATTGGTCGCCAGCACTCGTTCTTTCCGAGAGAAGCGAAGGCGGGTTTACGGGAAACTATTATCTAGTTCGTGAAAACGAAACGATCTTAAAAATCGTTAATAGTTCTCAGTGGAGCGTTACTGCTCTTAATCGCCAGTTTGTTTTACCAGAACAGGTAGCTGAAATGTGCATGATTAATACTTGGTGGGCTCCGAATGCACGTTGGCAAATTCGTATGGAAGGATGGGATCATAGTCCGATGATTATCGGTAATGAAAAAGCACCCATTCTTGATCCCGGTAGTACGCAAACCGCTACGGCTTATACAAACCTGTTTGATGTGCGTATTGAAACATATCTACGCGAATCAGTTGGTCTACCGAATAACGAATGCACTTATGATCGTTTCATGGATGAAGCGTTAAAAGACGACGGTGCCGCTTGGGCTACCGCCGCAGCATTTAATGATTGGGCACGCTCTCGCGTGGGACTAGCTTAAATTATATCAATTTGTAATCCGTATTTGCGTACTTTATAACCAACTACTTTGTGTACGCATTTACATTTATAACATTCAATAGTTGACGGATTCTTTTCAAAGATTTTGCGATCGCAAATAATTGCTTTATCACATTTGCAGCATTTGAATAAAAACTTATTGAAAGCAGAAATAAATTTGGCTGTTTTCATCTGTGCGTTCTCCGTCAGGAACGCAAGATTATACACTAATTACGTGAAAAATAAAGACTATTGTGATTTTGTCCATTTTGTGAAACAGACCATACTTTACTGTGACTATAACGATAGTCATTATATCCATCAATACGTTGACCGAATGCTTTTCGCTGAATCGTAGGAGTAATGATAAATCTATCGCCACGACGATAAATTGGATAACACACTCCTTCACCGGCTGATGCATTAATTAGAAACTTTTCGGTTTCTCCCTCAAGAGGACGTAGATAAACTCTATCACCATTTCCTAAATACTGAATCGCTTTAAGCGGAATGTTAATACCTTTAGATGTTGGTGCAATTCGTATGTTTAAAGGTTTTTGTGTTTTCTTAGATGCGTTTTTATTAAATGAAGCGGCAACTGCTTCTCTAAATGTTTCTGCTGTATTAGTATGAATTTCTACACGAACTCCATCGGAATATAAATAATCTTCAACCAATTTAATTGAAAAAGTATCTCCGTACGAATAACTTGGATTAGATTCATTGTTTCCGATACTAACTAACCGACGAATAAATTCTGATAACGACACTGTTTCCTTAAGCATAATATCCTTTCAAATATGTTTCGTGAATATAATCTTCAATGGGAACACCCCACGCTTGTACGCGTTGAAGATTTTCTTTTATCGCTGAGAGTTTTGAACGGTACAAAGATTCGGTAAGATAATTGTCTATCCTACCAGTCTTACATCCTTCTACAAATTCTTCGAATCCAATTACACCATTAAGATTGAACCAATCTCCTAGATTTGGACAACCCCAATAAATGGGAATCGTTTCAGTAGCAAAACAATTAAGAATCTTTTCAGTAATATAGTTTTTGCATACGTGATTCTCAATAGCTAGATGGAATCTATACCTACCTAATACGTCAGTAGATTTAGCGAATGGATTACTGACGCCAGCCCCAAACACATGTAGGCCCTGCTTCGTGTACCGTTGTGCGAGCCACGCTCGCATAGCATGACCACCAGTCATCTGTTTATCTGAAACGACTAATGAACAACATTCCGTTTTTTCTATTTTATCATCATAGTAACCGCCATAATTTGTATTGATCCAATGACCATATGATGGAGCGTATTTAAAAAGATCACTATCCCGTTCGAGTAGAGACGGATGATATGTGAAAATATGTTGATAATATTTTTTCAATTCTTTATGATGCATCATTAATGCATCGTATAGTTGCGGAACAATCGCTGGCGATTCCCACGCCATCCCGAACTGATTCTGTTTTGGATGTGTTTGAAAATTTTGAAAGATTTCAAAATGAGTTTTAACTGTTATAGCAGAATGGCCGATATTATCGACATACTGCCAATATGCTGGTGCCCGTCCGCGAACAGTTGACAAATCTGGACGAAACGATTTATCCTGTAGAAATACATTTATCACTAAAATTCCTTTTTGAAGGATATCCATCGCGGATCATATTTCTCCGCTTTAAACATTATATACCCACATTTTAATAAAGAACAAATACTTGGAAAATTATCTGAACTAGTATAGGTGTGGACGCAGCTAAGTCCTATTTTTTTAGCATATTTAGTTCTAAGAACTATAGCTTTTTTCTGGAGTCCTAATCCCCTATATTTAGGAAGAATTCCGCAAGCACACAAAAATCCTCTTGTTCTATTAGGATCTAAACCGGCATATCCTATCATTTCTTTGCCAGAAAAAAAGCCCCACCAATAACACGCACTGTGTCTTTCGTAGGGCTGATCGGTCGGAAACGTTAATTTTTCTAAAAACTTTATCTTTTCAAGATTATCGTAATTTGGTTTATCAGGACGAAATACTAATTGTGTACGTATTTTGGCCATGCCAAACTATACACTTTTTCTTATCTAGATTTTGTAATCGTTGGAACAGATGTGCCTCCAAAATTAGTATAAATTTTGGCAGCAATGCCTGAAGTATTATCGGAACCAAAAGTGGTTAATGTGCCATAGGTTGCCCAAATACTCGCTGAGTTTCTTACTGAATCTGGATTAAGAATCGCACCCGTAACACCGAGCATTTTACCATCTACTCTCATAAATCCTGTTGGAGACACATAACCCTGTAAAATATTATTTAAATCACCTCGTTCGCCAGCGGCATGGTCGCCGAGACTAATTTCGGCACCTATACTATAGTCAGTGGGCGGAGTCAGACTGGTTGGTGAATTCGCATCCCCGTCAAAATGGATAAGAATGCCTTGCAAATAATTTACATAATTAGCAATTGCCGCTCCAGAGGCAAGAGCCTCTAGGCTCTCTTCTGATGATTGGTGAATAGTATTTGTAACAACTTGTTCGGTTTTAGTATTTAAAGAATTGACGGTACACGAGCCAATATTCATAGTACCTAATTTATTATAGGCACTAGCGTTTGGCATAATAAAGCCGTCAAGACCGTTACCAGATGTTAGAATTGATCCCATCTATTGGCTACCTTTATCTAGTAAGAGAGATATTACCGAGAGAAGTTCCGCCCTGATTAAACCAGTATTCGGTTACTACACCTGTAGTATTATCAGAACCAAGGCTAATGCCTGTTCCGACCGATACGGGGAGAATAGATACGACAGCACCGGTTGGAGACATCCATCGCCCATCGCGGAGCATAGACCAACCCGTAGCGATAACCTCGCTATGCTTTGTTATGGCGTGAAGGTCGCCGTCTTCACGAGCACCCTGATCGCCTAACGCGACTTCTACGCCTACTCTAAAGTCATTGGCAGCAGAAATACCACCAGCATTCAGGAAGATGGGCTGACGGGTAGTGCCGCTAGTAGCGGAATGTAGTGCTGCTAGATCAGCGTCTGCACCCTGATAAATTACAGGGGTTACCGCTTCTTGCATTTTGCTGTTATTGGTGCCTGCCGTACATAAACCGGCATTAGTGCTACCAAGCTTCGCAAACGCACCGTCAATATTAATTTGAACACCATCTAAACCTACGCCGCTAGTGAGAATGCTTGGCATTTTTAAAACCTTTGAAAATTAGAAACTGAAATCTTATACACTAATTTTCTTCGGTTCTTTGAATATTTCCAAACATTTGATCTATTTCTTCTGCCAATAGCTTCTCTTCAGAGGTTCTAGCGATATACTTTGCCCCATTAGGGAAAACTAAAACCTGATTATTTTGCAACTGTTTTTTAGTCGAAATTAAAGCCTGTTTTTCCTTAATAAAAGTTTTGTATGCAGAGACAATATTTTGTTTTACCTTATTTTCGTCATAAATTTTTGCAATATCTATCTCAAAGCTATAGGCACTTAAAGGATTGATCGATTCAATACCAGAAATTTTAGCAAGTTTTTCAATAAGCGATTTTGATACTGGAAAGTTAGTATACGCTATCCAAGTATTTAATTGTTTAAAATAACAGTTAGCATTGTATAGTCTTTTTATTTGTCCATTGATGGACATCATATTCGCTACACGTTCTTTTACAGGAACATCTTCGCATCCAGAATTACATCCGGTAGGATTTCCGCAAAACGTGCATAACATTTTTTCCCATTTGAGTATTGGATCACCCGAAAATATATTCATAATTTAATTCCATTGTAAACGTATTAGGAATGAAAAATTATTATCATTATCTATTGTAAAAATTTCAAATTTATCTGAATTTAATAACCAACCCAAATTAACAAAATCCACCATGCAATCATTTATCCATTCGCCATAATTTTCACACGCGGAAAGATTTGGTAATGCTAGTACTAATGTTTTAGTATGCTCATCAGTGGTTAGATCTGAATTATTTAATAACGATACGCATGCAATATTATATGAATTTATTGTGTTAGTTAATTCATAAACATCATGAACATATTTTTTAACCCATAATGGTAAACCGTTTGGATGAATAATTTTAAGCGTTTGCATCATATTCCTCGTATTGTTTTAATAATAATTTAAGATCGCATCGTCTATTTTCATCTTTAAAGAAATGTCGATATTGTTTCCATCCATAAAGATTTCCGGAGGAATCATACTTATCTGCTTGACACGCATGTTCAAAAGGTGACCAGTGTCCAGATTCCATTAATTTGTCATGCAATTCGATATCATCTTTAATCGAATGATCCTTATCAAAAGAAACGTACGATGTTCTAGCCGCTCTCGCAGTTGCAATCTTGAGAGAGGTTTCAAGATCGATATCGTTATCACAAAATGGGATATGCCATTCTCCCCATTTTTTATATTCTGGTTGTGAACTTAAATATGTTTTTAGCATCACATATGCTAATCGCTGAAATTCGGGCTGGGCATCTTTATGTAAACGTAAACTATAAAAGTTTTCCCATTCTGTAGCAGTCACAAGAGTCGTCATCCATGTAAAAGGCTCAAGCACACGATTAACAATCTGTTTATGTAAACCTATATTTTGTAGTAGTTTTGCCGATTCAATAGCTGAATTAGCGGCATGAATCCACGCCTCTTCGCATTCACGAATCTGTTCCCGTTCTGTATAACTAAGAGATGCCTGCATTCCTTTTTGATTCTTACCCCAAGAAATCGGCATTGCTCGATCCATATATACCTGATCGATTATCTTGCTAATAGGAATGGCTCTTGAAGACGCGGCGTTACGACTAAATGCCCGATGGGTCATAATTTCTGAATGTATATATCTTGGATATACTAACAAAAAAGTAGTTACCCGATTATCGTCTGGATTAATTGAATCCGCAATAATTTTGGCATTAATTTCAGTCATCTTCTTCGTCTTCCGTTTCTATATAATTATCTTCTGTGTCGATTTCTTCTAATGTATGATTAGATATATATGGCTTTATCCAATCCGTCGCATTTTCTTCTTCGATTTGATCAAGAAACATGCACTGATTATATGTTTCAACAATTTTTGCAAGACGAGAATCGTCTTTATACAACTCTATTAAATATTTACTAAACGCCTCGCAAATATGTTTAGATTGTAGTAAAAATAATAAACCCCCAATACGATTGGGGGATAAATTTTTATCTATATCAAATTCAATTCCATTATCGGAATATTTAATGAGTAAAGTTACTTGATCGTCTGCTGGCATTTTCCTCCAGAGAAATTGGGGAAGCTAATACGCCGCGAACGTAATTGCCTCTAAGGAAAAAATTATGTGGTCGAAAACTATATGTTAAGTTTTCGTCAATAATATGACCGTTACAAGAAACGATTATCGAGTGATTTCGCATGTCAGGACTAGAAGCAGGAACGCCTACCGCTAAACCGTGATTAAGTAATTCAACTATTTTAAGTAGCATTTGTTAATCTTACTCCGCCGTTGCGACCTTTCTTGAACTCAATTTTGTTGCCAAAATGAGCGACAATTGCAGAACGAATTTTTGTTTGACTTACACCTATCTGAGTGGCATATGCACTTACGCTAAATTTTCCATTACGGATAAGCGTCTCGATTTCTGTCATATTCAATTGTACTTCGGTATTATTGGACATATTGATCCTTTTATCAATTGACAGACTTATTTCTGTCTATATATTATAGTCCGGAGAACTCTCGGATTCTATCAAAGAAATTGTTTTTTTTAGTGTATAAACGGTACACAAGGAGATTCACATGGTATTCTTAGTAGCTGTTGGATGTTTAGTAGTTGGATTCGTGGCTGGTATTCTTGTTGGTCGTAAGAACAAACAGAGTGTTGAGAAGGTTGTTGGTGCGGTAAAAGATAAGACTAATCTTTCTTAAGAATTCCGCCGTTTCTTCCACGCTTGACAACATAGCCTAATTTATCTAGGGCCGCGTAAAACGCGGCTCTATCTCTTTGGTCACTGTACTTAAGATTGAATACACCCATTAGTCCTTGTACGCCTAGTTCCGTCGTTCCTTCGTCTTGAAGAATTTCTCCAAGATTATCTAATTGATGAAAATGCGAATCTTCCGCGTAAGAACTACTAATAGGTTTCCATTTAAGTACTTCATATGCTTTGCCGGTAAGTACTCGGCCACGGGAACTAACAAGAATAAGTTTAGACTGTAAGAGATACGATTCTATTACTTCGGTCACAAGATTATCAGCAAAACCGGTTACCTGTTGAATCGTCTTTAACGATACTGGCTTTCCGCCATTCTCTTGCATCGTTTCATATAGAGCACGACAATATGCGATATCATTAGGCTCTAATCCAAAAGGATGGATATCCATTATTTGTAAAAATCGTTCTACGGTTTCTATATTAAACTGCAACTTATCAACAGCCATCACATTTAGTAGTGCGTCGAGTCGTTGCATAATAGCTACACGAGGCATACCTCGACTCGATTGTGCCAATAACATAAGTGCATCTTGATCGGTACTAAAATCATGACCGAGTTTTAACGCAGCACGCAAAATAATCTTTGACATATCTTCGATGCCATAGTAGGATACGTCGAGTCTTTTACACCTACTGCGTAAAGCTGGAAGTAGTTTTCCCGGATCGGTCGTAGCAAAAACAAAACAAACTTTAGGAACAATACTTATTCCGAAGCTTTGGCTTCCGGGGAGGTTGAAATTTTCTATCCATTCATAAAGATAATGCTGGACGATACGTCCCTTTTTGCCGCCACCAATCGCTTCGCATTCTTCGATAAAGATACAGTCTCCGTCACGACAGTCAATAGCTAGTTTAAAAACATCGTCTATATCTTTTAGATCGGCACCCATTTTCTTGTGTACAGAGCCACCACTTTCTTTTCCAATAATATCTGAAATAGTAGATTTACCGCATCCGGGAGGCCCACCACAAATAAAACTAGGAATCGGTTCGTTTCTTGCTTGTGCTCCTTTAACGTAATAGGTAATAACACGCTTATTTGTCTCCATACCTACTACATCATCAAGCGTTTGCGGTCGAACCAATGCGGTAATTCCATTATTCATTGTCTATATCCTCAAAAATAAAACCACCACTGGCTAAATATTTTTTATACTTCTGTATATTTTCTTTATTTTTAACGTATTCTAGTGCGGTTTTTATTAATTGTTTAACAGCAAGATCGCTAGATGATTCGTTTTTATCTGAAATGATAAAACAATGTCTGTCAAATTCTCCTTCTTTAAAGAGTTCGTTTAAGACAAATAAAGTAATATTATTTACGTAATTTTTTTCGTAATCTTTATATTCTTTTTTATCAAATTGTTTTCTTGCTTCTTCTAATCGTTTATCAAAGATTTTATGTTGATCCTGAATCCAACTTTGTGGGTCATTTAACGCCGAATTGTATGAATACAAAAAATACTCCAAAAAATAAGTGCAATCGGTGCTAACAAAATACTTATGACTAAATCAAGAACGAATTGATATTTAGCACGATATACCTTTCTATGATTCCAGCATAATATACAAGAAATAAGACCCATAAACAAATATATAAAAATTAACGATATCATCTTAAACACTGCCCTCTCTTATAGCGGTCGAAGACATTCCGCGATACTTAGCGTTTGGAATGTCATGATAATTCATATTTCGCGGAGGATGCTTGATCTCTTCTGTACCGTTACGTCCGAAAACCTCGAATGAGGTATTTAGAGCAGATACAAACAGTTTTCCGTGCATAGCAATAAACTTATGGGCAACATCTGCCCCCATAGCCATTGTAACCCGAGCGATGCCATGTTCTTTCAGAATTCCAAGTTTATTTACTATTAAAGGCTCGTCCGTCACTAAAACAGGATAGCGTCCAACAAACGGAAGTAGTCGATCGTATAAGTCGTTTTCCGTGATAGATGGCTTACTTACATGGTGAATAGAAATTTCGGCAAAAACATCATATGAGTAATTGGATCGTAGGATATCTAATATTTCTATATGTCCATCATGCAATGGATTAAAAGAACCACCAAAAATGGTGATTCCTCCCCATCCATTCGTATATAACCAATTATCTAGAGAATAATAATATCCATTTTCAGACTGGATAAATGGAACTTTACGTTCTACGAGTTGACGGTACAGAAAGGGATAGGTCATATAACCTCAATATAAAGCTGTGCTTTGCGTTGCATTCAAATATAAAGGATCTGTTAATTTAGTCCATACATAATCAGATATTATAACGTCTTGAAAACGTCGGTCGCTGTCCATGTCCTTTAAAGGATACTTAGGAAAAGTAAAAGTATCGATATTTACATATCCGTCCTTTTCGATTCCAATGATAGCCCGATCTTGACCTTTACGCTCTCTATTGGTTCTAAGTGCGGCATTAATTACTAAATAGGTTAAACCATCTTGTGGATAATAAAAAGATTTTAACTTATTCAATAATATTTGTGTTGTGTTAGTATCTACTTTAGGATAATCAGAAGTAATTCCAAATGCAGTCCAAGAAGATCGATCATATGGTATGATTACCGAATGCAAGTATGCACTACTACCTGTAAAAAGAGTAGGATAAAGCCATGACATTCCGCCACCAGAAATGACTGACAATATCTGTGGACGACCACTGTCCGAGTATTCTTTTGATTCTGATAAGATCTTTTTAAGAAGATATGTCACAGTGCTCCTTTAATGATCTTTGATAATCCGAAATTTTGTGGCACCAATCTATAATTTCGTTTTGCGAAAAATCTGTTTTAATAAAATTTACTTCTTTATGAAGCCACTGTATATTATCAATCGTATATCCTTTTGAAGAATCAATTCGATCTAACGAGGCGGTTTGTTCTGTACGACGCCCGTTTTTAAAACTGGAATAATATTTGGCTGATAATTTAATTGGAACACCGCTTAAAGCACATTTAAATTGTTGCTTTTCTAAAAGTTCATATGCTTGTTGAGCAGTGATAGCAAATTCTAAATTACGATGCTTAGCACCCATTTGCATTTTACTCCAATAGGTTTGGCTTAATTCTTTATAACCACCGCGATTTGGAGATGGTTGATTTTTTTGTATACAACCACAAGACCGAATTTTTCCAGCATTTAGTTTGGCTGCTTGTACAAAGGTGGTATTTCCACACTTGCATTTACATTCCCAGTACAATAATCTATCGCGTTTACCACCTAATCCAACAACCGTTAAGTTCGTAAACGTTTCTCCTGTTAAATCTTTACGATTATGAGGAATCTTACCATCAATATGTTGATATTTTTCAAAGGGTTTTCTGTGATTCATATTGCTTTATACACTTAAAAGCCAAAAGTGTCGCAATATTTATTTTCAGAACTAAACCATTCTTGAGTTCGCTTTTTAATAGTATCAAATGATTCGATATTAAACAGTTTACCATTTTCAAGAACTGTTCTTAAATAGTTTCCGCCTCTTTCTGCTCGTATTTCAGAAACAGTAGTAAATCCATCGCCATTTAGGACTAAGCCTAGTCTTCCTCGTTTGCTTATTTTATTTATCTGTGTTGATGGATTTTTGAATACCTCAATTGTTTTTCCATTTATAATTACGGATGACGTTTTTAACGCGAATCCAAAATTATCTCGATTATGGGACTGTAGCAGCTTGCCACCGCATCCGAAGACTATATTTTCCGCCGCCCATCCTGCTTGTTGCATGGCGGTTAGGATATTCTTGATCGAATTGATATTGATTCCATCGCCATAAATAACACGAATATAGTCAGGAAGAACGCGGTAACCCTTACTATTTACCGTAGGTGTGAAATACTGACCAATGCGTTCCAGCACTTTAACACTAACTTCAATAGGATCGCCGCTGTCTGGACGAAGAACAATTCTTCCTTGACGAGTTTCAACTTCTTTACGAAAGTTTTCTGCTAACTTATCAATGAATTGATAAGGGTCATAGGAATCAATAACCATCGCCAAGAGCCCTGTTGGGTAGGCATTTAACACATTCTGTATCGTTTGTACTTCTCCCTCTTCGCCCAGCATAGTCATAATCGAATGCTCGGTAGCGGGAATGCTAAATCCTACGCAATCCGTCTTCCAATCAAAATTAATGCTATTTGAGTAATTTCTGACAATATACTCAAATGCTGCGATAGTATCGGTGCCAGAAAAAGATACAAGATGTGCCGCACCTGCAATTCCTGCTGATTCATAACTGCTGGCACCACGAAAACCAAAGTCATGCAGCATGAATTGTAAATGACCATCGATGCGATTTGTATCGGTTGTTGCAAAGAGAAATTGTTTACAAATCTTTTTTACTGCGTAACTATATGTTGCAACAGTAGTTGGATACCAAACTTGGAGTAGTAAAGTTTCAAGAAGATTTGTAACCCAAGGAAATTCGGGGTCTGTATTTTCAATAGTAAGTAAAACATTGCCGATTGGTACTAATGTTCCTTCTGGAACAGCTTTAATTCGAACTGGCCAATAATGATGTTTTTCGAATAAACGTCTCCATTGCCGATTAAAAACTTCAGTAGAGCCAAAATGTACAGAACAAAAACGTCTCAGGTCTTCGATATATAATGCTGATAATGGTTCTGCAAGTTTATTAAGAATTCCTTGTAAACCAAAGAAAAGCGTTTTATCTGAATAAGATGAGGGATTCCGTGTCTCTAGATACGAATACATATTCGTTAAACCCGGAGGGTACATAGCATGATGACTCAGTTTATAGCTATCGAAACAAAGAAATGATTCGTTCATTTATCTATTTTCTTTCTGATAAAGTACATTACCACACGGATCATCGTCATAAATTTCTTGAATTTCTTTTTTAACTTTTTCTGGAGTTTCTAACCAGTCTATAAGATATACTTTCTTAATACTTTTATGCATACTGCTTGACCTTTTATAAATAGATTATTTTTGTTTGATTTAAATACGGAATAATTTCGTCAGCAATTTCTTTTCCACGTTTTCTATAACGTTCAGATTCATAATTTTCGCACCATTTTTTAGCATATCTTTGCGAATGTTCATAAGCACCAAATGGAAAAAATACATGATCTTTAAGAATCTTCATCGCGTGTCCAACATGGGCTTCTAATTCATTTATAGTATAAGGAATATTATCAAAATATATTCTTCGATAAGACGAATAATATTTATAATATTTGGTTATATCTATCGCATGACATAATTCATGTAAAAAAGAAATTTCTAAAAAATAAGATGGGTTTTTTTTAAGATTAATAAAAATTTGTTTAGTGCAAACATCAAAACATGCCCAAGAAGATACAGTTGGATGTGGTTTGAAAAGAAGCCCAATATTATATTTGTCCAACAATTTCCCTGCCGGAAGTTCGTACCGGCCAGAAATAACCCTCCGCTTCGGATCGAGGTTTTTCACTCCAACCAAACTGCTGGTACCAATCGGGATTTTTGTAAAGCAATCTGGCACGGTGTGAAGCATGGATTCTATCATCTCCCATCCAATCGGGGATTGCATCCCCGTACCCCTGCAACGATACACAAAGGTCAATTAATATTGGTAATTGTTTGTGCTTTATTCCTCGACGTAAAGATTCTTCGGCAAATATAATTCCATATTTACACAGTTGAGTGTCGTGACCTTCCCACATAAGTGTCGCTGGATGATTTTGCCATCCAGACTTAATACCTTCTATTTTTAAACGCAAAGCGTTTAAAATTTGTTTGGCTTCTACTACTTGTTTCCAACATCGTTTATTATCAAGACACGCTGCGGAATTATGATAATTAGGATATGGCAAGAATGTTTGCATAATTTTCTGGAGCAAGCATTATGAATTCTGGTTCGCCCCAATCTTTACTAATATATTTCGAACGTGTTTGAGCGTGTTTTGTGGCTTCGTCAAAAGTAAATCGACCAGCATCTTCGACGCGAGACGCATAACCGCAAGCGTTTTCTTTCCACCATGCATTATGCTCTCTGCTGTATACTAGCCAGATTTTATTTTCCATAATTTATTTCTTTTTGACAGAAACACCACGGTCACATTTATTGCATCTACAAATATTACAAGATAAGTTTAATCCGGGACAATCATTGAGTACCCATAAAATCAAAGCCATGCCAACAAGAAATAGAAATCCTTCCATAATTTTTCCTTAAAAGAACAAATGGGATTTGAATTCTATAAAAAAGATATCCCATTAATTCGTAAACAATTATATTCAATTTCATTTTGTATGAAAGACAGATTGCGTGGTGGATGATAGTGTCCAAAATACCATCGCGAGGGCGAATGAAGCAATCTGAGTTGCTCTAAGAATTCTCCTGTTCGTGTAAGTCTTTGCTGATCACCAAAAAGCATCTTAGTTCTTTTAATCAATTCTGACCAGCAACTAGATGGACTATCGTGAGAAATTACGATATCTGGCTTAACTTCATTGTACATTTCTTGACATGCAACCATTTCATCCCGAGAAAGTTCTTCGTAATGCCACCAGTCTATTCCCGGCGTACGAACTGCTCTGTCAATTGACCATGCACCAGAAATATAAAAGACTTTAAATGATTTAGGATGATCGACGAGTGGATACCACTGAAACCATCCATAATGTCCTAAATATCCAGAATGTCGAACGCATTGGTTTCTATCATCATGATTTCCTGCAATCCAATATAAACGATTATATTTATCAAATTGATTCGGAACATCATTACCAAACCCAATACCAAAATCACCGATTTGAATAATAGTCGAATCTGAATATTCTTCATGTAAATTTGTTACATAATCAAAATTACCATGAATATCACCAACTAAAAGAAGTGGTCCTTGTAAAGTTTTAATCATAAAATAAATGATCCCGTTTTCACGGGACCATTATTAATTTGCTGAACTATATTTAGGCATTCGACAATTTCGTTCTGGATGATCTAGAGTTTCTGTAATAACCCATTCAATCTCCTCAATCATATCAGAAAATGATGAATAAAGATCACGAGTTAAATCACCAGAATAAGTATCATTATTAGAATCATACCAGAATTCAGATGATTGTAAACGACTGAGAGCAATTTGATCGGCCGATTGCGGATTATACTGATCAGCATCCGAACATCTTGAATATCCAAGATGTATAATACCATTTCTATTTTCACCTAGTACTAGACCAACAGGACGACCACGGCTTAAACTGCCATCTTCGCGATGATTGCCGTCAGGAACTCGAACATATCTACGAATCATACTACTATCCTTTCAATATTGTTGCCATAAGCAACAAGGGTGAACGCGGCATATGCCGCAAATTTATCAGCACATTGCTGATTAAACTACTAGGGTAGGATTTGAACCTACGACGGGCTTTCGCCGCAAAATTAACAGTTTTGTGCCATCGACCAACCTCGGCCACCTAGTATTCATAGGATACCTTGGAGTTGAACCAAGTACTTCTCGCTTATCAAGCGAGCGTTCTTCCGGTGAACTAGTATCCTAATAAGTGCATGTTTTTCCTATCTCACGGCCCGTCCGAAAGTGTCTGCCGATTTCTCGGCACTCCGTGAGGAAATCCTTTTTTTCAGTTACGGAATCGCACTCATATCATTATTCGCGAATGAAATTCGTGATAAGTTCTGGTACCGCAGTATCGAATCCGACAAGATCGAGGCAATCGAAATCGTTAGGATCATTAATTGTAGTACGAGTACTTGTAGTCGCTAAACTTATCAGTTTAGCATTCGGTTTGTTAACCTGATTTCTATATTGTTTAATAGCTTGTGCAGGATGCACACCGGTATTAGACTCATTGTCGGTGATGATTAGAAAAGCATCCACGTTTAAACGATGCTGGATTGCGTGATCTATCGCAGCAGCACAATTTGTTGAACCCCAGTTTCCTTGGCATTTCTTGCACGCAGATTCGAGAGTATCATTTTTAGTAATTTTTAGATCAACAATCTGAGAAGCGAATCCGACAATATATGAGCTAGGTTCTCTTCGGGCAGCAACCATAGCTAAAACAGCCGCAACTTCGCAGGAACTAATATTAAAAGTACCAAAACGAGATATCATACTACCAGAAATATCTACAGCAATTAGTAAGTTTTTGCCAGAAGGCTCTACATAGTCAAACGCATTATAGAATGCCTTTTCAAGAGCTTCCGTAATTTGCGGATTTGGCGTCCATGTAAGATTTCCTTTTGTTCCGTGTGCAGTAGTATAGGTACGCTGGGCAATAAGAATATTGAGGGGATGCATACGGCTCTTTTTCAACCAATTTACATCGCTAATTTTCTCTAAAGCAATCCTAAGAGATTCAGAACCGTTTTCAAATAATCCATAGGATTGCATGCGGCCAAGAGAACGAATCAGGGCAGTAGCAGGAAGATTAGGTAGCAAAGTTTCCCAAACTTCTTTCGAATTCGCAAACTGCTTAGGTACAACTTCATGAGGAAGATTATATTTAGAAATAAGTTTTACACATTCATCTATATTTTTTGCCAGTTTAATCTTTTCAGTTCCAGCAATAATCGCGAGCGATTCTGCTCTAGATTTAAATTCTCCGGAATGGATGTAATTGTAGATAGTTTGATGGTTTTTATTACCAGATGGGCGGGATAACCGTAAGATGTCCTTATGCGACCATGCGGAAGAAGCGTTACCTTCAGTAATAGTACGTTGTGGGTACTTAATTACCTGATAGGCAAGGCGTTCCTCGTCCATATCTGTATACCACGAAGCAACTCCGTCTCTAAGCAAACGCCCCCATCCACGCATTTTAGTAACGTATTCGGTAAACTCAAAGAGATGTGTACCGATACGACAGACCTTGGCTAAGTTAGCGAGTGCATATTTACGGCATTCGCGAGCGTTGCTGCCTTCGTGAGCAGCGGCCATTGCCAAAGCAAAAACCGCAGGACTATTCTTTGGAGCACGACCTTGATCGCTAATATTAACGATCATATCAATAGCACGCTTGTAATCAGAATTTAGGCATCTAGTAATGCATTCAGCATTCTGAACCGTTAACTCCCGTTCGCCGACATAGTAGGTACCGCCGTCCGATCCGAGAATCAGAAATCGTTGTAAACGAATGAAGTCGTCTACGACATAACCATATCCACCGCCATTATTTGGCACCATTGCTGTACCGGGCACCGCTTCGGTGATCGGAGTGCGTTTACGATTTTTGAGACTGTTTCCGTAATTTGCCATATTCGATATCCTTCTGCCCTTATGGGACTAAAACGTTACCTTTTATTTAACACCATCAATTATTTCAGTATAACAATAATTGCATCTATTCATAAAACACATGGAAATAATTTAAATGGTGAATGTGTGTTTTGAAAATTTTATTTCTATTAGTGTATATGCTTCACATGATTCCATTATTTACCGAAGATCAGTATTTTGAGTCTGAGCATTTCCATAAATTATCTTTAAAATGTCCTCAATGTAAACAAATTATTTATCGATTAAAATCTAGCATACGCGATTCTAGAAGAAAAAAAAGAATGATGTTTTGTACTAAAAAATGCAAATCTTTGTATTTTGGTTCTTGTTTTCAATATGAATGTACATACTGTTTAAAACTATTTACACGAGTTTTTAGTGCAAAAATTGGTAAAAATCGATTTTGCTCGTCTTCTTGTGCCACTACTTATAATAACACACATAAAACTATTGGATATCGACGTAGTAAATTAGAAATATATTTAGAAAAAGAATTAATAGCACACTATCCAAATCTAGAATTTCATTTTAACCGTAAAGATACTATTAATTCTGAATTAGATATTTATATTCCTTCTTTAAAATTAGCTTTTGAACTTAATGGCATTTTTCATTACGAGCCTATTTATGGTGAAGAAAAATTAAAATCTATTCAAAACAATGATACTAGAAAGTTTCAGGCGTGTTTGGAAAAAGAAATTGAATTGGTAATTATTGATAGTTCTCAATTAAAATATTTTAAAAAATCGAACGCAAAACCCTTTTTAACAATTATTGTAAATTTAATAAACCAGAAGTTAGAACTATAACTCAAAACTCTATCTCCACCAGACAATGGCTCTATCCTATCGACCCATAAGGATATAATTCGTTCAGGGGATTTAGTGCTCTAACCATTAAGCTATCTCGCCAAAGGATACGTTGTGGGATTCGAACCCACCGAATCTTGTTTTCAGATAAGATAAGGTTTATCTTTCGGCCCATGAAAGGACATGATTAGACAAACCATTCCCGCCCTAGCGGAACGTACCATCAAACCCCGTCTGGTAGAATCGAACTACCTTTTCTTTCTAACGAACAACCGGTATGAAAGAAAGATCGGCACCATTGCCTAGCACGGGTAAATGGGCATAGTGACTCTCGGAAGCCCTTGCGGGCAAACACTAAAAAGAGTTGGATAACCGATTATCTTCGGCCCAAATCGAACGGGATGGAATTGCACCATCGTATAACAGCCCCAGTGTTAATCCTATGTCTTCGACCCAATAGGGTATAAGCGACTAAGGATATCTTTTTTGCTGCCGCCTAACTGCTCGGCTACCGTTCGCACGGGGCATATAGTGATAATTGCTGTTTCATTACAAGAGATAAGCAAAAATCTTCGGCCCCAAATATTATACACACGCTTTCACGTATGTATAAATTATTTTATTTCTCAACTGGCATATTCATGAGTATATTGGGTAAAGTCCCATTCCCTCCCATATTCATATTATAGACCGGAAGCGTTCCGTTCCATCGAGAAATTAATAGATTAAAATTCTCTAAATTTCTAAGCTGCACATACGATTCTGGATTTTGCTTCATCTTATCTATTTCGTAAGCCTTAGCATCAGCTAACATCTTAATAGAATCGGCCTCTCCTTGTGCCTTCGATCTAGTAGCTTCTGCTAATGCTAATGCGGTAATTTTAGTAGTTTCATTTTCTTTTAACTGTGCCTGAAACCGTGCTTCGGCACTAATAGCTAATTGTTGATCCTGCACGGTTTTATCGATTGATTCTTGAATCTTTGGATTCAGATAGTTTAAACCGCCACCTATACCAAGAGTTGTAATGGTAACATCGCGTTCTGCAAAAAACGCCACAACTTCTGGTCGAACCGCTTCCATAATCTTACCTTTGTTTGCCTTCACCTGTTCTAGTGGATACTTGGCGACTTCTTCGGTAAGTTCGGTCTGAATTTTGGCACGAATTTCGTTATCCATTACTGTCGCTAGCGAGCCAGAAGAATAACGGTACAGAAAGAGCGGTGTATTCGGCTGCTCGATCATCGCTGTACACGTAATATCTACACTCATTCCAACGGAATCATTAGTCTCTACTTGGATTGCATCATTCTTTTCATTAGTCCAGTATCGATTTACCGGAGCACGATCGACGGTTACTACGCGAATGAGATCAATGTAGTCACCGTTAAAGTAAAACCGTCCAGTTTTATTCCATCTGTGTGGAACTTCAATCCGTTTGGCAGCGACCATATTTTTCCGCAAAAAGTTTTCGGATTCAAAACTTTTCTGCTCGTCAGTATTCCCTTCCATTGGAATAGCGAAAGCGGTTTCGTTTGGCTTTATCTCAACGTATTCGGGGGTATCATAGGGACGACAACCAATGATACTGCTAACAACTAATAGACTAGTCAATAAACTAATAATTTTTTTCAACGAGATTTTCTCCAATTCAAAAGAAACCAATAACCTGTAATTAAACAAATTCCAATATACACAATTGGAAACATTATATCAGCAATTTTTGCCGATTCCATATAAATATCACTTCGCTGAGCCATTTGACTTGTAGCAAGAGTAATATCGATCTCTCGATCATACATTATTTCTATGAGCCTAACTACTATTGTAGAAAGAACTATAAATAGTCCGGGCTTAAACCAAATCTTTTTCATATAAATACGGCTCTCCAATAGGTGGCCAAATCAAACACTGACTATTATTCCTAGAAGCAAGATTATTTAATTTAATTTCCTCGGCGTTAATCAAAACAATAAGTCCGTGAGTACGAAGAAAAGCTCCGGTTTTATCTTCCAAACGGTTATATCGTTTAGCAAAATTCGCTTTTTCCCAGTCCCAATCATAAATAAACAAAGAACCTTCATACAGATATCCACGCATACCTTCGCCATAATCAAAATGGGTGCGTAATGCTGACAAAATTTCTAAATGAACCTGTGGCGTGGCTTCCGTACCGTCCCAATAGACTTCGGTTGCCTTGGCGATATCAAATGGTAATTCTTGCACAAGAGTTAACATACGATGATCGATATCATTAATTTGATCAATCGATTTGATCTTTCGCATAATTTTTCCAATGAATTTGAAGATTTGACATCTTTCTATATGGTAATTGCTGATATCGCACTCGTGGATATTTACGAAATCGTTTTGACCGAGCGGTTCTTGGAGGAAAATCAATCCAGTAAACAAATGCTACATCGAAATACTCGCTAATAATTTTACCAGTTACTTTGCCATTAGGTTGTAAACGTATACCTCCTTCGGTATCTTTATTTGCAGCTACAAATGCGGCTGCAAATTCATCGGCTTCAAATCGAGGAAACGTCCATGTAAGAGATTGTGCTTTACGAATATGTTCTCTTGCCACGCTCGGATATCCATCATGATGTTTATAAACAGCATATTGTTCACAAGAAAAATCGTCAAAGTTGTTTGAGAAAATATACAATGCTCTGGTTGACATAATTAATTTCTTTCATCGTCTACAAATTTTTCGCATGCCAAAGTTAATGCCTCTAATCTACTAGACGCATTTACTTCAAAATATGTCCATCCAATAGAACCAGAAATACTGTAAATATCAGTACCGTTTTGCCCAACAGTATGCTTTGATTCCCATCCTCCAAAAGATCGATCGTCTAAAAATCTAGCGGCAAGAGCCTCCAGTAGTAATTCGGATGGATACATCTTAAATAGTAGATTGTAAGTTTTTACACCACATAATTTTAATCTATCGTGAATTTTCTGAGATTCTTCGCTAATCATAATTTACTCCACCCCACATCAGTTGTATAGATAATTTCTCTAAAGTTTAAAGGTTTGAGCCACGCCGCACATATCGGGCACGGCCTAGCCATGCGTATGATCGGCCTACCTATTTTCCTACTGAGCCTACTGAGCCTAACGTTCCACAAGCGACATTTGGAAAAATCAAGATCGCGTGGTGCGTTTTGCCAAGCAGTTAGCTCACTATGATAGGCCCCATATCGATATCCATATCGTTTTGCCAACGGAGATGTTTTAAACAATTTATTCGTACCTATCGACACTATACGATTTTTATTAGTGATGATAGTATAATGACATTTATCTTTTTGTAGATCGCTTTCTATACGAAGCATCTGCATACAGATATGTAAAATATCCCCGTTTAAGGCGGGGATATCGCACGGTACCGAGATGTTCATAAGTTTTAAACTTTTTCTAGTACGTTCTCACACCAAGTTTCAGCGATATTGATAGCGGACTGAACTGATACTCCGGTAATCGCACTAATATCCTGCCAAGTTTTGTCTTCCTTAACGCGATGATACAGTATCTGTTGCACCAGACTTCCATCTATGACGCAATTTTTCTCTAATTCTTCTTCAAGAAAAGAAGACGAATAATTGTCGTCCTCGTACGAGTCTGCGATATTTATTGCTTGCATGTAATCGTTAACAAGATTTTTTCTTGTAGTAATTTTATTCAGATATCTATTGATTACACGATGAACTGTAGTATAGATACCGGTTTCAAGTTTTGATAAATTAGGACGATACCAATCAGGAATTTTTGAATATACCTGAATCCAGCACGCAGAAACAAGGTCTTCCATATCCTCTTCTGATAGTACGCATCCACGCTTTTTAAGAGAAGACTTGACGAAGGATTCGATTTCGCCTCTAGCCTTGCCGATTATCTCTCTTGTTTCCTCGGGACTACTTGGATTACTCTGTAAAAGATACTCCACTATACCCTCTCTTTTCTGTACCGTTGTTTTTTCGTACTACTCATAGACAATCATAGACATCGAGAAGACGAATTTCTAAAAAAACTTGCCAGAATGTCTAAAAAACGCAAGATTCCCGCAAACCGGGAGGCAAATCTTGCGTGCTATTACTTGAACGCCCGCATCAGATCGAACACGCGTCCTCTTGAATCTGTATAACGTAAATCCTTTACGATATATGTCACGCCATCTTTAACGATTCGTTTATTTTTTGGATTATCACCAAGACTTCCTTCATGGATTAGTTTGGTGCCATAAGCAAAAATATCGTTTTTGGATATTGTTGTGACTGCGACCTCGTTTGATTGTAGACTATCGGAATTAAATACTTCTCTTTGCATATTTTCCTATTCAACCCATTTGTTTTTGGGCTACTGTGATAAGTTTGCTAGCGGCCTTATCTACCTCCTTGCGGACATTTTGGAAAGGTAGAGTCTGCGAATAGCGAGTAATCGCGTTCATGAAACCCGCATAGGTGTGCGGATCGCCATCGCGGTCACGATATTGTGCAGCATTGGTATACGCAGCAATTAGCAGTTTCTCAGTGAGAACAGGATTTTTTCCAGACAACATAGTCCGAACATTCTCTACCACCTCTGTCACGTTTGATCCAAGTTTGTGCTCGGTCATCCATGCCATAATACGTCGCATATTGTCAAGCTGTTCGCGAGCACCTTGTGGTGTAAAGGCACCCATCGCTTCGTGAATACGCGTTACGGCTTCGCCGATATGACGGTATTTAATATCTACGATATTTTTGGCATCCCAAATGATATGGTTACCGCAAACTCCCTGCATGATAAAACTTGTAAAGTTGTAAGCCCCGACGCCAACATCGGAATTACGCATCATGTAGCCTTGCATTAAACAGTTGCCGGTACCGTCGTCTACAAGATTTTCGTCGCTGTCAGCCACCATGAAAGCGAACATGTCTTCATCGCCAGCGTAAAGCCCGGCAGGGCCGATTAAATCGCCTACGGCGATACTAGCACCTCCACCAATACGATTGTTCCGCAAAACATCTTTCTCAGTCGCAACCCGCGTTCGTTCGTTTTCAAAACCGACAGGACGGGCTGGAGGAAGCCTAAATCCATATCCTTCCATCTTACGAAGAAACGTTACGCATGCGGTGTTATTTAAGCGTGCATAAGAGTCGCTTGTTGCCGATAGGACAGTAATTGTGTCACCATTCTGTTCGAGCAGCATCTTGACGATGCTTTCCGGATCGCTTTGATTCACGCGATAGTTGAGAATATCTACAATATGACGATTCGTAATCAGTTCTGGATCAAGTCCAGAAGTAACGTATCCAAGACGGGATACAATTTGACGAAATGCCAGATTATTCATGTCTGCATGAATAGGACCGCTTGGGGCGTTAATACTTAGAACAATATTCTGTTCGCCATCAGCGATGAATCGAAGACTGTCTACAGGGGCGTCGATTTCAGCCCGTCGCGACTCGCGTTCTTTCATTACCGATTCGAACTCATTAACATCCCAAAACCGCTGATCAGGAGAGCGAGAACTCCATTGCTGGCTGGCTTCATACAGATGCTGTGTTTCTGTTTGCATACGTTTCCTTTATTGATTTCTTTTCCGCCACTTTTATTTGTCTAACAAATTCTTCGTTTAACTTTGAAATTCTTTCGATCTCTTTTTGATTTCGTTCAATTCCTTTCGATAATTCTATTATAAAAATTCGATAGGCTTCAGCCTGTGATGGATAATACCATTTTCCAAGATCATCATACGCATATAGAAAGTTTCGTCCAAGATCATCGATAAATTCTCCGCAATTAGGATTATCAGTTTCGCGATAAAAACTAATACATCGTAATTTTCCATCATCAAATGGCGGCTCTTTAAAAATCGTATCTAACCATTCAACTTGGTAGAATTTATCTCCTCGTTTTAAATTTGTCATATAATATCCTTTAAAACTTTTTTTGCTTCAGCGATTTCTTTCGCTGTCGCTTTTCGCAGGCGTTGGTATCCACCCTTTTTACCACGACAATTATAACAGTATCGTATAGATTCCGAATACGGACACCATCTGGATTTTTTACAAGAATCACAGCAATAAAGTGTTTCGTTTGGAGTTGGATTACCTCGCATTTTCCATGTTGGATAATTCATAATGAGACATCCTTGGCATCTCTTTGATTTTCTAAATCGCACAATCCTTTTATCTCTAGCCGCACCGGTGTTTTTGCTATATTTCTTTTTCTTACCCGATATTGTACCCAATACTCATCTCAAATAGACCAAGACCCAGACCCAGACCCAGACCTAGACCAAGACCCAGACCAAGACCCAGACCCAGACCTAGACCAAGACCCAGACCCAGACCTAGACCTAGACCAAGACCTAGACCCAGACCAAGACCAAGACCCAGACCAAGACCCAGACCAAGACCAAGACCCAGACCAAGACCCAGACCAAGACCTAGACCAAGACCCAGACCTAGACCAAGACCTAACTGATTTTAGTTGTGATAAATTACATTTCATTTTATTTTACTTTTTGAGACGTAACAAAAATTGTTTCGATGTGTCCAATATTCAATAACAAACTATTAGACGAAACCTTCTGGGCATCTTTAAAATTAATTTCCGAAAAAGTGTTTGTTTCATACACGATATACGGGTTATCGATCTGAATAAAATCACAATTGCATGCCTTTAAAAAACCATAATAAATATATGTGGTTGTAAAAACTAATACATAATTACCAACATATGTACGTACACCGAATTCGTTTTCAGAAACTTCAATTTCCTGAGCCACAGTAACTTTTTTCATACTCACAGATTCTCCTTGTTATTTTCAAACTTTATCCTGTCGGATTCTAAAACTTCTAATACGTTGTTTTTAGCATAATAATAAAATACTCTCCAAATTATTAGATTTTAATTGATATAGCAGTTGTGGATATATAACTTCGTCTTCATCATCGCTTGCATGGTGTAATTCGAACCATCCCCACGGTCTATCGTTTAAGAAGTCAAATATTTCTTGGTATAGATCGCTTGCTGGTCCGAGTGAATTGGCAGACAAAACCCATTCCTGTCGAATGATCATGTTTCCGTTCCAATCGAATAAATTTGCGATCCACCCTTTAAAACGGGATTTTTATTTGATGCACAATAGCCCTTAACTTGGCAACCCGGAATTATAATAAGAGGTTGTCCATGATTATTATAAACACAAAGATGATATTTGTCGGTTGTTCTCAATCCTTCTATACCAGACATTTGATTAGTAATTACAATCCATTCAGAGGCCCAAAGATACATATAGGCTGCACCATCAGGCATCATTGTCCGTGTATTTAGCGTTACAATCCCAGCCGGGAATTTGTTATTCAAAAACAATACTCCTTAATAATTTTATTAAACAGTGACAAATATTTCGTTTATTTAAAAAGTAATTTACGATTGGATACCTACATTCGTATTTAACTTAACCATAATTTACCTTTCATAGTTTAATCAGACAATGGTAAATACCGTGGTCGCATAAAAACTCATTGAGGGATGGATACATACGTGCATCATCTTCAATGAACCACTCGTACCATTCTGTTTCACAGTTGGTTCGGGCCAGAGCGTGAAGATCGAATAAAACATCTTCCGGTACGCCATCTTCTCTATCCCTCCAATAGATTTTGGTGGTTTGTTCGATGTCAATCATAAATCTGCATTCGCATTCTCAAATTCGATCTGATCTTGTTCTATGGTTTCTAGCTTATTAAAGCTAATATACGCCACTTCCTTATGTAAATCTAATAAATCAAACCAATCCCACCCTTCGGGATCATGTGTCAGTTGATCATCATAGATCATAACTATTTCGATTTTAATCTTTTTCAACATAATAGTAACAAACTTTCTAACCTTTCAACCAACATCATACCGTATAGTTGTGGATATATGATCTCGTTATTCTCGTCAAATGCGTGCGTAGGTTCGAAATATGCATAATGACGACTATCAAGAAAATCAAATACCTCTTGAAAAAGATCGGAACTTGATTCGATCGATTTTAGAGATAACACCCACTCATTTCTGATCATAGGCTCGCTCCATTCACTGTCAGGTTAGCATACGTCGCACGACGGGCTTGGATTTTGTCAGAAAGTGCATTGGCAGGCTTATGCCTGCCCATCCATCCGTGAACACGGTAGCTAACTTCAGTCTTGGTTGACCAACAGGTACGACAGTTGTTGGTTTCGCAGTTACCACCAAACTCAGTTTTAGGACAAAGATTCCCAAATACTGGCGAGTTCTCAGAGATCGCAGTTGTACCCGCCGCTAATCCTTCAATCACCGGAGGCGATTTATCAAAATGTAAAGCGGACGGTCTAACGGACACATTAGGTAATGCGGCCAATCGCCGCAAAGGATTCTGCCAACTAGCCGACGCCGAATGCCACACTCTGGTAGGAAACCAGAATTTGATTGTCGGCAGTCGCCGACAAACACGGTACAGAAGGCGTATCATTGCAGGATGATGGAAGTCGCCGCTGTCAAAGAAACGGAAGTGCCCGTTGTTCTTAACATGACTCTGTATGTTGGACACCAGCAGGTTTTCTAATTCACGCCGCCCTGCCGAAGTTTCCAAACATTTCTTGACGTAACGGAAACGGGCATATTGGGCGTCAAGGACGTTGGTGGCATTATATCTGTTAATTTGGGCATAGCACGAACCACATATTGAAGGACTACCGTCACTGTGATTTTCATATACAGCTAAAGGACAAGCACCATATGTACCTGCTGGCAAACTGAACGACCAAGCAGCCATGTCGGAAGTCCATGTCAAAAGAGATGCTTTATGACCCGTAATTGGGTCCATAATTTTTGTTTTACAAGTAGGCATATTTACTCGATTATGTGTATAAGGTGTTATGGGTACTATTGAGACGTTTATTTTATTTCAAAACACAGCCAAGCAACGTTTTCAAAACGCTTATGAATATGAGTTTGCAGGACAGGTATTTACAAAAAATTCTTTAATTTTTGTTGTTTGTCCGAAACATGGTAAATACAAAACAGTTGCTCATCGTTATCTGAAGGCAAAGCATGGTTGTAAATTTTGTTATAGACAATCGTGTCTAAACAAATCTATTCAGAAAATAGATACCAAAAGTTTTATAGAAAAAGCAATATTGGTACATGGAAATGAATACGATTATTCATTATCAAAATATATCAACAATCACAAGAAGATTAAGATTGTGTGTAAGCATCATGGCGTGTTTGAACAAACGCCCGGAAATCATTTATCTGGTTATAAATGTCGAAAATGTACTAACGAATTTTGTGGTAAGAAATCAAGAAAAACTACTCAACAATATATCAACGAAGCAAAAGCGATTCATGGCGATATATATGGGTATGAATTAGTTGACTATCAAGGGGCTCATAAAAAGATATGGATAGTTTGCCAAGAACACGGTCCTTTTGAAACCAAAGCCCATAATCATCTTCAAAATGGCTCTGGTTGTCCAAGATGTGCGAACCACACTTCTTCAAAATCCGCAACGCAATGGCTTAATTTATTAGACATTCCTAGAAGAGAATACTGGATTCCAAACACAAAATATAGAGTAGATGGCTTCGACCCAAAAACAAATACGGTCTATGAGTATTTGGGAATGTATTGGCACGGTCATCCGGACTATTTTAATCCTAAAGACATTAATTTGCATACCAATAAAACATTTGGTGACTTATATCAAGAAACTCTCGATCGTCTTGAAAACATCAAATCTCTTGGTTACAACGTAGTTGTTAAATGGGAAGAAACAACAAGACCGAAATTATCAAGTGTTTGACCAACTAATCCTAAAATCATATAACCCAAGAAACAGGGGTGTTCTGGTTACTTTGTAATTCAATTCTTTTAGACGACGGAAAACTTCTTTCTTTTCGGAAGATTTCCATTTAAATCCTCCTATTGGATAGGCATAAGTTCTGTATGGATGGCTTATACAAAGAAGACGTTCACGACAGGCTTTTTCAATATCTTTAGAAAGTTCCTGCCAAATAATTTCGATTCGATCTTCTTGTGATGACATAGTTGATATTTCGTGTGCTTGTTTAGCGGTTAGCATTAGTTGTCCTTTATTTCAAACGAAAATGGCCGCAACACATCAAACATAGATGTGTCAAATTGACTGACAAATTGCACAGCGTTTACAGGTAATTTGGCCAAAACATTTCGTCCATCATAATCAGCGTAAATATTGTACGTGCCGACATATACCTGTCGCCCATACGCCCGACTTGCTGCCAAAGCAATTGGACAACGCGAGCATCCGTGCTGACCGTTTTCGATATCCTCTTGTGTTACGTTGATAATCATGGAATGTCCAATTCTACACTTATTTTGCCGCTAATTTGTTTCCATAAAGAATCTTTAAGATCACCTTCAAACCAGATAAATGGCCAAATTCTCAAAGGATTCATCAATATTCTAAAACATCCATTATGCATTTTACAAACAGTACCGTTTGGATTTATGGCAAACGTTCTATAATTATCGGCTCTTTGTGTTCCGCAACCGTCATGATAAATAATAATACCATTTATAGATAAATTGCCAGTAACACATTTATAAAATCCTTTTTCTAATTCATAAAAGGTTAATAGCCGTGATTCAATCTGACAATTAATTTCTGATATCATGTTTAATTCGCTTTCCAATCGGATAATTGTATCCGATATTCACAGCCTTCTTTATAAGTATTTCTTAAGATGTTCTTTATTTAATTTTCCAAACATTACATCGGCAGGAGTAGAATACACAAGATCAGCTAAACGGGTAGGAATTTTTTGCTCTGCACACGCTTTGCGAAATGCTTCGCGATTTTTAAAAGTGTAAGGATCTAACCATCGGCGGCTCATCGTCGGACGGCAAATCTTTATTGTGTTATGACGCTCATCTGGTATTAATTTAAATTTAAAAAAAGTCTTATCGAAATTCTTAAATTTCCAATTAATGTTACGTGCCGCTCTGCCATACTTTTCAATCTCTCTTCGTGCCGAAGTCTTACACCATTTAGGTACGATATCTTCATCAAGCTTTATTCCATGATATAAAGTATCTTCATATCGAACATATTCAGATTCAAGACCCCATAACTGAGGAAATTTATCTGGAAATAACGAAGCGAATATTCTAGTGTGAGAATGCCCTCGAAATCTTCTTGAGTGTCGATAAATATTTCTTGAATTATCAGCAATATATGAAAAATCTTTACACATCAGTGTCTCCTTAAACAGTTACAAATATCTTATTATCTAAAGCAATAGCTTTTACATTTTCCAATTTCATTACCCGAACCTCTACACCAGTTTTTGATTTATTACTACGCAGATATGGTTCAATATCAATGAACGGAATTTCTTTACCAGAAATTGGATCGATATACATTGACTTATTATTTTGAATTAGACGGTATCGAAGGTATAGTTCATTCGTTTTCTTGTGCCTTGCCCACGGCGTCAGTCTTCCTTTTTCGTCAGTATCAACTGTATACCACGTTGATCCTCCTACAAAATCCTGTTCCTGTCCATTCTTATCCAGTTGCTTATTGACGGCATTTTCGTAATCATAATTAATCTGAATGGTTGGATTTGAAAGTCTCATCACACGATTATAGAATCGAGAAGATTGACCGCCAGTAACTTCTGGCACGGTTGCCGCGACTACACTCAGGATTTTAGCACCCCTGATGTTATCGAGTACATCGAAGATGCTTGCTCGCTCTACCACTTTATTTTTATCAGCAATGATCCCAAGAATTTTATCGGCAATAGCCAAAGAATTCATAGTTTTTCTCCATTAAAGATTGACATATATTCGCAAATTCTTTCACTGAACTATTGTCGTGAAAATAATCATCAAGAAGTGCCCACCGATTACCACCGCCTGTATAATCTGTCAGATTCTTACATCTTCGATATAAGATCGATCCCGTTGTTTCTGACGAAAACGGGTCCATTTGTCCAATTTGTATGTAAATTCCCGATCCGTTTGGATCGACAGGATCACTATGTAACGTTACTTCACCACTGACGGCACATCCTGCTAAATTACTTCTTATTCTGTATTTATCTGAAGGAATTCCTATATATTCGGCTAATAATCTAAGGCATCGTTTGGTGCGTTTATGAACGTTACACTTCATCTCTTCGTTATATGACAACTCGGTATGCCAATCATTACAAACACCGCGAAGATATTTATCTGATATTTTCATAACGCTCCCGGTAGGATTCGAACCCACGTAATTCCACTTAGAAGGCGGATGCCTATCCATTCGAGCCACGAGAGCCCTAATTAATTTGATATAGTTAAAGATAACAAAGGATCATATACAAGTTTATAAAGCCTAATATGACTATCAAGCTGATCTTGAGTGCAACCTTTTCGGTTAAGTAGGTGGAATCCGTCTTTGCAAAAAAACCTACCATCTTACCAGTTACATCTACTAACCAATAATTTTCACCATCGGTATAAAGTCCGGGACGATTTCCGTCACATTTAGTAAGAAATTCAACGTCTCTATTTTGTTTAATAATTTTCATGAATTAATTGCTTTCCATTTCGCAAATAATATTCTTCATAAACCCATTCAGGAATATCCGGAGGTTCTTCTCCTTGGGAAATTGCATCCCAGTCCCACAGATAAACAATAGGCACTCCTTCTCCTGATAAAAGTAATGTCGGGATAACTACCGATTTAGTCACTTCAATAATTACTCTAGGTCGCGGTCTTGCCGGTTTCATCTATTTCTTCCTTTACTAAACGTGGAAACTCATATTTTTTATACCAATCAAGAGGTTTGACTTTTGAAATTAAAACATGAGCAATATCATTCGGACAATTTTTTGAATGTATATATAACTGAGCCTCTCGCTCAGTATCAAAAGGTCCAATAATATCCGAAATACCTTTTTCTCCTAAACAAATTATAACAAACACAGATCCTCCGCAAATTTAGGATGCTCATGATAGGGCCATCCGTCAAATATATCATCAATATCATCAATATCGACATGTATATATTTTTCCCAAAACGATTGACAAATCTCATCGATGGGAATGATGCAAATTGGTTCCGCACCATATTGAGTTGCGGTAACATCTAAAATATATCCATCTATTTCTGTAAAGCAGTGTCCGTCCCAACTGTTCCAACAAAATTTAGCGTCATAACCTAATCGAATTAGACGCTGTGTTAATGTATATGCAGCAACTCCACATGCACCACAAAGATATTCGTCCCAAAAAACTTGCTCATTATCCCAATAAATATCTTCTAGTTCTTGTCTTAGATTGCTACAAATTTCTTCAAGAGTTTTTATATCATTAGATATTAATTGTATTTTTGTCATGATAACAAGGTTTCATAAGAACGTATTGCCAAATTCCAGTAAGAAATACGCTTATCAATTTTTTCTAACAAATTTTTATCAGTAGTAGATTCTTTAATCTTAATTAGATTTTCGATCTGAATCTTTGCATTATCAAGTCTTGCTTTGATCGCACTGGCGGGCAATTCGGCTGTTCTATTGTATTCTGATAGTTTTTCATCGTTTTCGATCGACGAATCATTCCTAACATCATGTTCTTCCGACATACTGACCCTTTAATATTTTTTTCATCTAGTGATGAATAGTTCATATTTTTCCTAGCAATAATGAGATTTATATTTTTGCCAACTCGATATTGGAAAGCCAATCAGTATCTTTAACCACAACATATTTTACCTTTTTTGGATGATGTTTTCCGCTTATTTTTTTACGCTCTATAAACTCTTTACGCGTTTGCTTTTTAGCATCAAATTCTTTACGTTTCCAACTCATAATATACTCATTTATCTACTATACAAACACCATTTAGATGGTCAATTTCATGTTGTATAATTCGTGCAGTAAATTCTATGAATTTTTCTGTATGATATTTATTGCACAAATCCGTATATTCTACATCAATGAATCTAAATCGATTGATTGGGATAGAGGCACCGTCACAAGACATACATCCTTCATTATCGGCATATATATTGTATCCAGAGATAACGACTGGATTAACCATTATTTTGACACGATTTTTTATCGATACACCAATAATTCGATGTAGCTCTCCTATTTGGTTAGCAGCTAAACCAACGCAATTTGGATAAGCATTAATCGTATCTGTAATATCTACTGCTAAACATAAGATATTCTCATCGATCTTCTGTATCGTTTGGCTCTTGGTTTTCAATATTTGATGAGGATATTTTAGTATTTCTCGCTGCATTAAGTTCTCGTTGAAGAATAACTATAAATAAAACCACAACAATAGGCCAAAACGTTATTGTAAACAATCCAACAAAAAGAACGGTCCACCAGTCATGCCAGTCATCTATTTTTGAAATATCTAAAAAGAAAGTAATTATTAGTCCAATAATAAAATATAAAAGTATACACGCCATAATCATAGATTTACCTCAAATTCAATTGGAAATACTGGTTGATGCGTGTTGAATCTCCATAACCAATCTACTATTGCTCTTGGAATATAGCTTATACGATTTTTTGTAGCAAACTGTGCAGAACCTACAGAAACCGGTGAAAGATGCTTGAATTCGGTAACAGTTGCAACCGTACGGTTTAAAGTCCTATCGATAGATCGTACAACAGGATTGGTATAAACACAATTTTTATTTCCTGTCAGGATATCATCAACTGTAATGCTAACTTTCATAACTGCCACCTTGTTTGATTACGAATCAGTACTATCACTAATCTTACCCGATTCCTTACTTAGCAGATAATCATCGTTAATTGATTTGAAAATAATTCTACCAGATGGGCCATGCATTTCTTTTGTGGGCAAAACCACTACGCCTTCACGAATATGATTCGCATCTTTAATCAGCGACTTACCGCTCGATAATGATCGTATAGTATCGAAGAGATACGGTCCACGGTACACAAGTGGTGCAGTAGGTATATCGTACATTACGCACCAATTGATGAATACATCATAATCAACGTATTTGTAATCAACTGCCAATGCAAAAGCGACAAAACCCATCTGGCCATTGGTTTTTCCATACGTCATGTTTTGGATACCATCGCCAAACGTTTCGCCATATAACGCTACATTCATAGCACCAGTATGACGCGATATATCTTCGATCATTTTTTGGACATTACCAAACTCTGCCTGATTACACAGAACATGATGATACCAATCCTTGCGTGCCGCATTAATATCAAACACCTCTTCCATCTTCTCAAAACCAACAAAACGACGTAACTTTAAGTATAATGCGTGAAGTTTATTACACGGTAAGACCGAAATCTTTTTAGTAGGTACCTTACGAACGGTATTGCGTGAACCCACTACGAACTCTTTCGTACCGTTCTCATTATATCCAAGACATGCCCGCCAGTTTGCTCCGTGAATCTTTTCGAGACATATTACTTCGTGACCGTCCAAAACAGTCTTAAAGTGTCGAATATTCTCAATATCTGTAAATTTATGGAAGAATCGAGGATTTTGCGGAGCCGTACCGGGAGGACAATTACCATTACGAGTTACTATTGGCGGCTCGTATTTTGTAATCTGATAGTGCTCAGCAACGTCGGTGCCAACCGGCCAATTCTGATCAGGTTTTACAATAATACCAAAAGACATTTCTCCGCCGAGTTTGATTGACGTTACTCGACCATTCTTTAAATAGTTAGTAACTCCTAACTTATCGGAGATTTCTTTGGTCATTACCGAATCGGGCGGAATAAATACGACATTATCGCCAACGGCATATTGTCCCTTGGGAATAATGGATTGCCATCCATCAATTTCCGCAATCTCTATTCGAGTCTTTTCCGGATTTTTATGCGGACGAATATTGGTAATAGTACGAATTTGAACGATTAGACTGCTCATAATTGAGATTCCTCACATAATCGAAGTGTTTCATTATAACCGACATCAGCAACATTAAAACAACTACGAATAAAATCGGCTTTATTGGCCGCATAACGTTTAATTCTTTCAGAACTCCATGATAACTGGCCTTCTTTTACGTTATCATAAATATCTGCTAATTTAATAATACGAGTATAATAATGCCACGTTTTTGCTTTTGAATAAAGTTCTTCGTTATTTAAACCGTCAGTTGTTAGACTTTTTACCATCGTTGCTACACGTTCTCCAAAACGTGATTTTAAATCATTGCTCGTTACAGTGGTATCTTCTAACGTGTCATGTAATAAAGCGGCACAAATGGTATCGGTATACCATCCGTTATTACCAACGTGCCAATTATTCAGCATATCAATTTGAAGATTAGCTGAAACGCGTTCGGCTACGCGAATAACATGCAGGACATACGGTCCTCCGTGAGAACGTTTTTGTCCATTATGTGCTTGGATTGCAAAATGTAAAGCGTTGGAAATTTCTTTATTGACAATCATTTTGTAATTTTCCGTATAATTTATCCAAACATATTTTTCCTAAAAGTTTAGACCGTTTTACAACAAACAATTTTTCCGATAATAATCTGTCTTTATCTGTTGATCTCGTGAATTTCTTTTTTACTCTGTATATACGAACTTCAAAATCAGAAGGCGGATTTTCAATCTCATCTCTTAACATCTCTATCCAAAACTTTAAAGACTTGTAGTTGTGAGCAGCAAACCGATATTTTGAATCGAAGCATCGCCCGCGAGGATACGCTCTGTAAGTATCTGAATTTATATACCACGGACCAAATCCGTGTTGTTTATGTACTATTCTGTAAAGAATTTTCGTGGCCATAAAATATTGGTGCTAATTCTTTTAAAACCGCTTGCCCGTGTAAATCTGACCGCTCGTACTCTTGTCCAGTTGCAAATCGAAAAGCCCATTCTTCGTGATATGATTTTGCAGAATCGGGAAATCGGTGAAAAACATAAGCTGCAAAAAGATATAGTCGTTCTTCATATAAGCCAGTGGCTCGTCCTATATCAAAAATCTTGCTTATTTTACGTATTTCGCCAATATCTAGCATTTTATGATCCCCTAATTATTAGATAAGTTATGTGAAATAGTATAAAAGTAATCTTGACTAAAACGCAAATCAGAAATAAGTTCATATTTGAACTTCCATCCAGCCCGTTCAAATTTATATTTTACACGATTCATAATATGATCAGAGACTGGTCCTTTTATAGTCCCAGTATATGTATTTCCCTTCATATTAATTTGCATATCAAAAAGAATTTTATCTTGAATGGCATTTACCTCTGATTCATTACTAATATCTTGCAACGCGATGAATTCGGCAGGTGTTGGAATTTTCATATTACACATCTGATATTGGACGTTTAAACACAAAAAGAGTTATCTTTTCCGATCGCGGACGCCAAAGTATCTGAACTAATTCCCATCCTTCGCGTCCCACGTCGGTAAGAATTCTTACGCGATCATATGTAAAACTGTTACTAGAAACGAGATGGTATTCCCATTTTTGCATATTTTATTTCGCACTTTTTATTTAAATCGGTTTTTGATTTAATGTGGGCGTATGTACTTTTGGCAAACCATTGCCACAACTACGTTTAACTTTATCTGAGTGCTTCGAAGCCCAATCTTGAACAAACCATAATTGGCCACATCCCGATCCTATTGTATCGGCACCGGCAGGATCAAAAACTCTAAAATCATATCCCATGTCTCCGATCATGTTACCAAAATCAATTGCAAGTTGCCTTTGATAATCATTGGAAGCAGTTACATGTTCGGTACGTTCACATATAACCGATAGGGTAGCGTTCCAGATACGCGGGTCAAACAGATCACGTAAACGCTCTGCATCTTCGATCAAATTATTCTTATCGTGGACACAATAATTAAAAAACGGTTTACGTCCACATGCGGTATGCCATTCAGCACCCTTTGTTGCGATTTCTTCAAGAGTATATTTGGCTTTGAACGGAATCAAACGATCGCGGGCCGCGTTCGATGATTCGTGTACAGAAAATTGAAGCCCGATTGTTGGGATATCGATTGACAGACAATTAAGATCAAAGAAATCATTATCCCTGCGTGGACCAATCGTACTGATTAGTAAGCGTGCAGATGGATACAGTCGATACAAAGTATGAAGTGCTTCACGAAGATTACGCCAGTTAAGCATAGGCTCGCCCATGCTCATAAACATAATCTGTAAACGCTTAATAGTGGCCGGATCAATGTTGGTATCCTGCAACAACCGCACCGGCTGAGAAACAATCTCGTCGTGGTTAAGATTGCGAACAAAGAAGTCGCCTGTTCCACAGAAACGGCAACCAACCGGACATCCGCTTTGGGTACTGCAACAGATAACTGTACGCTCTAAGTACGTGGGATAACGGTACAGAACAGATTCAGATACGGCATCTTTGCTCGTAAAAATATACTTAGACACTAGCCCTTGCGGGTCGCATTTAACCTCAATTTTATCCCATGTCATTTTTTAGACTTTCTAAAAGAAGTTTTCAGATCAAATCCTGCCTGATGAATTTTCGTATCGTTATCCATTTCCGGAATCGGACGGAGCAGCCTTTGAGAATTGCACAGAAATTTGTATAACTCGTTGTAAATTTCGTGTACCGGCATGAACTTATGAAAACCATAATCCGCTAAACGCGGATTACAGTTCACAAAATTAATCGACTCTGCCAACTCGCCTGTTCCAATAGACCATACCGGGCCATATGTATCAAACATATGTTGTAACAACATTTCGTCATTAATATAGATTTGATACCAAGGATTTTGCTTATAATGATAATTATAAAAACAATAGTCCCTAACAGTGGGTTGCTTACTTTGATCGTATATAAAACGTTTATTTTTAACCCATATTGGGTACATTTTTCCAGCGATACCTACTATCAACCAATATGTATAAGTATCGACATTTCTATAACATTTAGCCATCCTAAAAGTATCTTCGAAGAAATAACGTATGTTCTTCGGAGTGTTTTTATTTAAGATAACCTCAACTCTTTTTTGCTGACGAATCCACAATGTATTTTTGTCAGTATCTAAAGATTGAAGCCCGTCGTAATAATCTCTGAAGTTCGATTTAATCCGCATACGACTGCTTCCTCGATTGATATTATAAGCAATACTTTCGATAATACGGATGCTTGCGTATAGAAGCTTCCACAAATTTACACGCTTTTGTATCTAAATCAGCACAGTCTCCTCCCCGAAGCCAGTGCCATACAAAATAAAACGCCCATTCCTCTGCAATTTTACGTCCGAAAGATAGTGAGGTGCATTGCATAAAACCATATTTCCAAATCATAGTAAACGCATTATTACTATATTCGTGTGGTTTATCTCCCACTATTTCAACTCCGTAGGAGTTGAGATAAGATTGTTTCATAAAATGAGGACCGAAATCCGAAAATTGCAACTGATCTAATGGATCATTCATCTTCAGTTCCAATTAAATAGATACATAAAATTGTTAAATCAGCGTTATTCAAACTGATAAATGTTTCCATCTTCTCCGGGTAGAGGTCTTCCCGCTCCATGGATTCTAAACTGCACGCCTCAGTAAATACTACCAAGTTCCCATCTTTTCTCAATATGAACTATCTCTTTCCAAATACTGATTTTTTCTTCTTCTGTAGGAAGAAAGTAAATCGTATGATTGAGGTTGATAGAAAAAATAGTTTGCTTATGCATATTTATTTCCTAAGTGGGGATGACGGGACTTCAACCCGTAAGGTTCGTAAGAACCGCTTCATTTTAAGTGAAGTTCGTTTGGCAATTTCGACACATCCCCAATAATTATTTGGCTATATTTCGTCCGCGAAAATTAGGTGTCAAAGAATGACAATTCGGACATAATAGTTGTAAATTACTTTCTTCATTATTTTTATTGTTTCCATCTACATGATGCATTTCTATTTTTATTTGTTCTCCTTCCCATTCTGTTCTTTTACATCTTTCACATTTGTGTCCACGTTTAACTAAAAGTTGATTTCTAATACCTGCTTTAGTTTTATATTTTTCTTTAGTTAATCCAGTTTTTCCAGCTAAATGACTTTCCCTTTTAAAATGAGAAATATCAATTTTAAATTGCTTGATATATTTTTTTAATGTTCCATAGTTACCACCACAATCTCTCAAACCTAATTTTCGTAAAATACTAGCATAAGAATATGATTCAACACATAATTTTTTAACTTCTTCTATTTTATAGTTTGTTTTATCAATACGATAATGTTGTTTACGCAATTTTTCTAAATTGGAAACGTCCAAATTATATTCTTTAATTTTTCTTTGAACAGAACGATTTATTCGTTTTAATCCCAGCATTGTAGCCAAATGATGATAGCTCGTTGCTTTTGGAAAGCATTTTAATAATTGTTCATCAGTCCAAGATTTTACATTCTTTTGTGCCATAGACTAGTGTATACACTAGTATGGCAGAATATTTAAGAGAAAATGTAAAATTTCTTTATGTTTTACAATTCCACCACCTATCCGTTCGAGCTAAACCCGAAACGTTATACCCTTTTCTCTTGACCATTGTAAAACAAATTCGTAATTACGAATGATCAGTATACATTCTGGATTGTATTGTTTTACAATTTCTGCAAAAACTGTGTTAACATCTTTGGGCGAGTCTTGGATAATGATATTGGAGATTGTAGAAATCCCACCGTTAATAGCGGTGAAAGTTACAATATAGTTGTACATGTCGTTTCCCTATGTTTGCAAAGACAGTTATAATAAACCATGTCGCATTTTGGACAATAATATCCATTTACGTAACGCTTCCAGTCTTTATGGAGAGTAATCAAACCTTCCTCATGAAGTTTTACAGCTTTTTCTGTAGTGGTTTTTATATCAATATCGTCATTTGCAATAGCATCTTGGAATATGCTCACAATCTGCTTTTCTGTTAAAATCTTTTCTTCTGGCCAGATAATTTTAAACATATGACATCTCAAATGGGCCGGGTGGGATTTGAACCCACACATCCACGATTATAAATCACAGTTTCTGCCAATTGAAATACCGGCCCAGTAATTAAATTGTTACTCGTGTTTTCTTGTTCGAACAATGGCCATTTCCATTGATATCTAGATAATTTTTTGCACCACGATCGTCATCATTACCAAGACGGTAATTTAGCTCTAAACCCTCACCCCAATCTTCACGCCTTAAGGCGTCGATAACAATCGCTACTGCATGTTGAGCACGATCAATCGCTACCTCTTGACTAATCGCAAGAGGAATATCAATATGAAGCCTATACATTTTTACTCCTAACCTAGATGATAACGCACACCTCCAATATCCTCTAAAGCCTTTTGCATTTCATAATTTGGATTATCATCCTTCGAAAATAGGAAGAGTTTCTTCCCATAAGGGTCCATTAGTTTAATCAGCCGTTCTCGATGTTTACTGATCTTTTTGTCATCCAACCGGCGAAATTTTTTATTATTGATGATCTCTTCAGTTGAAATTTCATCTTTTTCAAAACCGGGAATTACTTCATATTGCCAAGGATCATAATCTGATGCGAACATGCCGTTTCGATATTCGTCTTCATTAACATAATGATAATTCAGATAAGTATGAATCTCATCATCAGTCAATTCTGACGAACATTTAAGTTCATAATATTCGTCCAAAAAATTCGGATAAACAGATTTGATCATATCGACAACATTTTCACGAGTATTACCTGCAAACACAAACAATTCCGATGAGGAATTGGTTATGATATTAATGACATGATCTGGCTGAAAAACTATCATTTGTTTACCCATAAATTACTTCCTGTCGATAGACCAATTGAAAATACGCATCAGCTACTTCAACATCCCAACATCCGGCGTCTGTAAGGTCTGCCGGATTTTTAATATCTCCTACAAACAAAGTTTTGCCAACTTGTTCGCAAAGCAATCGCAACGCAGTTACATGATCTTCCCAAGTACAGATTTTTTCTATACCCTCTTCTTGATCAATATAACGAGTATTTCCTCCTAAATTAATCGATTCAATCGGCTGACACGCAGCGATTCCATCCGTATTAATATCAGGTAGATTTTCACGTAGCCACCGGTCAGGATCAGAGAAAATGGTTAAGACAATAGGTTTGTTAAACATTTAAGCCTTTTACAGTAAGTTGTTGCGATTTAGGTCGCAAGTCATAAGATGACTTTCTTAATGTTCTAAACGTTTCGTTCAGAACACGATAGCCTGAAAAGATTTCGGGCTCATACACATCCATATCCAACTGCGTTGGATACCGCTTGAGAAAATCATAAAACAACGCTCCAAACGCAAACTTTCGAGAGTTTACTCCTGAAATCCAAGCGAAGCATTCTTTCCAAGTGCTTTCAACTTCAATCGATGTTCCACGACCAGCAGCTTGATACGGAAGTATCACAAAGTATTCTACAACTTCGTTATATTGTTCATACAAACGCTTCGCGTCTTCAAGAGATTGGGGAGTGCCGACAATAATATGGAAGTTGACTCGACTCTTGATTGATGTCAATTTCTTGACTGCTTCTGTGAATACTCGCGAAATATGAGGATGCCACGATAACGCAACTCCACCACAATATTCGGCTGTCGCCGACAGAATGTCATCAGACAGATGCATTCCGTTCGTAGTATAATTGGGAAGTATCCCCAAATCCCTAACGGTACGAACGAAATCAACCCAGTTAGGATGCAGAGTTGATTCGCCAGCACCGCCGATAGCAATTTGAAACGGTCGTTCCTGCGGAGATAAAGAACCCCATACTACTTCGGCCTTTCTACAAATGTTATCGAAATTTTTGCCATCTTTAGTGGCCGAAGTATAGCAGTAAGAGCAATTCGCTAGACACTTATCGTTAATAGCAACATCTTCAATCTCCGGTGTTGCCGGAGCCGCGAACGGTTTGGAAGGATCAATCTTAAATCGTAGCGTTTTACCGCTAGGCAAGAACGTTGCTCGATAATTAGCGTTTCGGTCTAGACGAATTCGCATTATGGCGACCCAATCTGCTTTCGATATTCATACAGAACAATAGCTGCCGCTACTGCCACATTAAGCGAGCCGACACATCCATATTGTGTAATCGTAGAAATAGTATCTGCCCGACGAAGCAGAGGAAGCGAAATCCCATTCGATTCATTACCTAGAATGAAAAGATATGACGAATCACGGTGGAATACCATTTCTTCAAAACGCTTAGTTTTAAAGGCAACTTTATTATCAATAGCGATAATCTTATCAAATTTGGATAAGAATGTCTCTAACTGACTAGCATCGATCCGCTCTAAAGTTTCAAAATGCTGAGTTCCTACAGCAGATTTATGCATACCAAAAAGTTGTTGACGTTCTAGATAATACGTACCTTCGGTTGCAAAAGCGTTGGTAAGACGCATGATGCTTCCGATATTACCAACATCTTGTAGACCATCAAGGAGCATGCCAACCTTAGCACGTTTAAGGGCAAGAGATTGACGAAGATTAATACGACGGAGACTGGTTTTTTGAGTTCTTTGAGTCCTAGTCATATTGATATCTCAAAAAATAAACGATACGGAAGTGATGTTCACATATCCTTCGACCGGGGCTTATTCCCTGCGTTTTGGCTTATCAAAGGATAAATACTAATCACATACCCGCAATCTTTCAGCGGTTATTCTTTTACCGAAGGAACTTTGGGCACCTATTGTAACCCATTCCGTACCGTCACGCCATACGTAGTAAGGCGGATAGGTTCATCATTAATAAGTAATTATGTAATTAAACACAAAACTGAGTGCGGTGGAGGTATTGCGATGCTCGGGCTTCTTCTGCATCATCGAACCTATTCCTACCCACGACAGGGCAAAAGACAAAACGCTGTGAACAGCGTACGCTTGCCAATACGATAGATGGACATTAAGTGTTGGCGTCATACTTCATCTAAAGTCTCCTAAATTCTGCATCAGATATTAAATTAGTTAAACAATGAGACTTGCATTCTGATTCAGAATAAGTGTCTGCAAGTTCAATATTCTCTACCCATCCGTATTTTTTAGACCAATATGCGTTGGAAAGAGTAGAAAAAATTACAAACATTAATCCGCTCCTACCGTTTTGAGACATTTCGGACAGTCATGATCGCCACAGTTTCCGGGACCATAATCAAATTGTGAAATATGATTATCAAGAGCATCTTGAATTTTATTATTATGCTCTCGCTTTGCGTTACACACAGAAGGATTTTCGCAACCGCCGTCTTCTGTCCATCGATCGCAAATTTCACAGCGGAAATTGCCTTGCAACGGACCACATGTGCTACAGTGCGTATCTCCACATATACAAGGTTCTCTCATATTATACTCCCATAAGACACGTACCGTCTAAATGACTTTGTACTATCTCTGTTGCATTTCTTCCTACGTCAAGAATAACTACTCGATCGTCGTAATACCCGATATTATCATAGTACATATCACTTAGATTAATGCCAGTAGCCATTTGAAACTGCCAGCAAACATTACGCATTTCTTTTGGATACGCCTCTTCGCCTGAAAAGGAAATAGCGTAATCGCAAATAAAACCTAAACCATTGTTGCCGTAACCATCTGTCCAGCGAATCATCGGACCCACTTTTGGTCCAAGACCCATAGAGGCAAGAATCATTGATGCTTCACGTACTTTTTCTACTGGATTATTGAATCGAATATGATCGTCAAAATAACATTTAACAACCCGCTTGCTGTCGAGGCGATAAACACGGCATTCCTTTCCTTGATTAATGAATTCCAGATTGGTCGTTTCTATTGTTTGCATATAAACAACGACTGCTTTCTCGATTGATTATACTTTCAAACACTGATCCCAGTGAGATAGCATCTGATTAGAAGTTTTGGATACTATGACGTAGGACATTTTGTTCTCTAATTTTGCATGTACAAATTCCCCGAGTCGGGCTCGAACCGACGACTCCCGAATTAAAAGTTCGGTACTCTACCAACTGAGTTATCAGGGACACATCGCCCTCGCGATTTTATTCTTTACGCTTTAACTCGGCTTGACGAGATATTTTTCGCAAAAAAGATGCTCGATGTTTATTATTTTGCATAATCAATAAAAGCCAAAATCAAACCAATAATTCCAGCACAGAATCCAAAAATTGCATAGCCAACAAGCGAAAGAACGAAGATGGTATGGCCAAGAAGAAAAATCGTACTCCTAATGTTTTCCGATTTAACAACCATCTGAATAACAAGAGCGATAAAACCTGCCAATACTCCACTAGGAATCAACCACCACCAATTACTAGCGAGAAAATGCATCATATACGTTTTCCTTTCATTTAAATTTTCGTACCGTTAATCTATTGGCCATTTATTAACGATTTCAAATTCGTCAAATCCCAGACCTTTCAGGGTCTTATTCATTGTTTCTATGGAATCGTATGAAGGTATTTTATTTTCTATGTTCGTAAGCCGATCTACAAAATGAATTCCGTCGTGTTGCAAAATAGCTTTAGTGACGTATCCAAAATTTCCGCCGTTTATTGGCGGTTTTCTATAAAGTTTTTGTGGAAGGATCATTCTTCTCCTAATTCTGGAATCGTGGGCTTAGGAAAAGTTCCTTGAACTTGTCCGCAGTCAAGACAAATCTGAGGAAATAAGTCATCGCCTTGACATATTTCCGAAATATCCGGGGCATAATTGGTATAACGAACAAAGTCTTTAAGCTCGTAATTCTGACAATCACTAGCATGAGCCTGTGTAATTAGAACACGATCTGAATCACAACGTTGACATCTCATTTAAGTTACCTCAATTCGTGTTTCTGCTTTGATCTTTGCTCGCCTAATTTGAACGGCTACAAATGATTTTGGTGAACCAGACTGTGGATTAGTCTTATATTCAATTTGTCTTCGCCACTTATCTTCTGTGAGATAAACTTCATAATTAACAAAGTTTACCGCATATGCAGGATAACCATGTCCCGGAGCATCAATAGAACGTTGATCGCCCGGAACATGAACGCTTGACGATTCAAAGATAGCCCAGTGATCTTGCTGAGGAATATCTCCGACACACTGTACATATTTATCTGCGTATTCATGTTTCATAAATACTACCAATCCTTATATTCCGTTTCGGGTACTGCTGCAAACAAACTGATTAATGTGGTCGAAGAAGAATTGCCCATTTATTCCTCCGGAAATTCAAATATGAGAACAACACACTCGGGTCGATGAAGAACTCCTACAAACTCATTTGTTTCAATAAGTTCTGTAAGCATTTTATAGTTAAACATCGTATTGACTTTAAAACAGATAGAAAGTTCGGGACTTTCCCAATCAATTCGGACAATACTATCCGCTTTTGACAAGACGATTTCAAGAATTACGGGCCAAGATGCTAGAAGAGTTTTAATCTCGTCTCTTTTCATAAGTATTTACTTTCGCGATTTCTTTTTCTCGGCGTAGCCGATTCTTTTCCTGCAATTTTGCTTCTCGCTTCGACAGTGGCTTTCTGTCGTAACTTGTACCCGTCTGTGTTTTATACGGACGACTCATCGAGCCAAACAGTGTGGCAGCGGCCATTAGATATCTCCGCGAACTACAATCGTGGGCCAAGATACAAAAAGAATGATTCGGACTCGTTATTAACACTACCGAAAAGTACCAGATAATCAATCTGATGGGTCTTTATTGACGCATTGTATTCCAGTTTGGCCTTTCGCCGTTTCCATACATCCTCCAATCATATGAGATTGCTAGTGCTGGAATACTCATTCTCCTGTATCGTCAGCAGGGTTTAAGGGATGCAATCCCTTACTTAGTAATTTCAAATTCAACCTTCGATGATACAAAGCATCGCTAATGTTTACGTATCCACCGCCGATATCACAAACCTTACGTCGTGGATCGGGTCAATTCATCGCGATCTATGATGATAAAACCTCTATCCATTGGATAATCTAGCAGCTAGTATCTGCATCTTTTTACGGATTTTATCCGTGCAAGGCTTTCGTCCTATACCTGTAGGACTATGGTATTCAAAAAATTCAAATAAAAGAGTTAAATCGTCTTGACTTATCTTATTCGTACCAACAAATGGTTGGATTTGTTGTATTAGTTTAGTGTCTTCTGCAACCAAGGTATTAAACATCGGATCATTCGGATGCGTGGCCCAGAGATTAGGCACGGTCATAATACGACGAACCGTTTCTTTACTAACTACACCAAGCATATTATTCTCCGAACTGCAATCAGGATTGATTGATTGATTGAAATGATTGTATCTCCGAAGGAAACGCTACTACTTGGTCTTTCACCAAGAATCAGGGGTTATAAAGCCCGATTTTCTCCAAGAGTGATGGTTAGACACTAACTTGGGCTTACTTATAGTAGCATCACTCGCTATCGCGTAGCGAATGGGCATTGTATTTATAAACCGGTCTGCCACGCCGGAACCATTTTCTCAATCGCCGAAGGGCTACCATCCATCATTAGCACATTTCCAGCCACGATCCCATTCAGCGTGCTCTTTAGAATCCTTTGGATAAGGATTTTCTTCGCGTGTTAATGCGGATTCATCACGCATTACACCCGGTTTACCACATTTACGGCCTTCTTCGTAACCTTCTTGAAACGCTTTACTCATGTGATCACCCCATCCGGTAACGGTACAGAAAAGACAGCACTAATCAGTAGGATTCAGTCCACGGCAGGATAATACCTACAAGGTGTCGGCAAGTACTTACCGTTGCTATACTTACACGATTCTACTCTTGCGTTCCCAACGGATGCTTCGAAACATTTTTCGTATGGGTAATTAGTGCTGCCTCTTCCGTATCGTTAATTTTTATTCGACTGAAATCTTTTCAATCTTCAGGACAACTCTCGCCGGATATACGACGATCCGATCATTATCACGGTGCTTCTCTGACCATTCGGCGAGACGGTGCATCTGCGACCATCCAATTTCTCGGGTAAAGGTCAGCATGTCACCAAGCGTGGTACATTTAACGAAATGCCCATCCATACCCAAATCGGTATAGACAGGATTTCCCTGTTCGTCCACAAGAGTAAAGATTTCTGTCGGCAGCTTGTTACGCATAAGTCTTTTCCTCTGGAATCTTTGTAATATAATAATTATTGTTCGGAAAATGTTTCTTAAACTTCTCAGTTTGTCGAGCAGCCGATTCTTCCGAAATGTATTTGGTAATTCCAAACACGGTCCTTGATACAGTACGGAATCGATTGCTTTCCAAAGATTTTCGCCATGAAACAGTGTACATAAAGCAAGCAACCTGCTTTCGCAGGCTGCAAGCTACTCTGCATAGTTATCCATGTTGTTTGTTTACCGGAACGGTAAACTGGTTATATCCGACATGGATCGGAAAGGTTGCCCTATTATCAGGCGAGTAACCCGATACTTCCACTTTTGCCACTAACTATGCTTTCTCGGGCCAAAGGCCCGATAATCGAAAACGCTTATGATGGAAGCGTTGAATTAACTACCTCGTAAGCGGATTGTAAAGACGGTGTTCGTATTTCACCAGTTTCAACGTAGAATTATGCGTACGAATAAATGTCTTCAAGTACAAGTTGACTAACAGACATATCAATGACTTCGCAGGTTGTTTCCGCAGGATCAAGAAACCTATCATCTCGTAAGCATTCGATCTTTTCTTCGCTGTGCGAAGCGATTTTCCTAGCTTCTGTTTCGTCTTCGGCAATGACTATCACATTCACAGAGTTGCCGATATCATCAACGCCGCGAAGACGAATACGAGATAGACGGTAAAGTTTCATTTGCACTCATTTCTAAAGGAATATAACGAACCAAGCCATAAAAACATGAAAAACCAAAAGAATCACAATCATTCCATACAGGCCCAAACAGACAATAAGTGCTTCTTTTGATTCTTTCTGTTTTTGTTTTTGTTGTTGATTGTATACGTCTTGATCGCTTACCATGACGGACCCGATCTTATCAGGTCCATTATTAATTGATTCTGTAAGAGTGGTTCGTTTATATGTACCATCTTCATTCAGAGTGTTGATAATCGCGTTGATAACTTCGCGATGCACTCCGGCCTCAACAAGATGCTTACGACAATCCTCTAGATTCCTTCCGTCTGAAAGAATCCAGATGCAATGCTCAAGCAATTCAATCAAAGTCATCGGCATTTCTCCAGCATTGATCGCATACGACTGTCAATCCTTACAGATTGTGATATCTCCGAATTCCATCGGAATTCCTCTGTTTTTCCTTTTCAACATCCGTTCCACATCTTACGCCATTTCTGGTGATCCTCGGTACCGGGTTTGTTCGGACGCTCCGTCCCCGGTGGTCGAAAATTAATACGACCTTCCCATGGTGTATCATTATCGTCCACATCAACACATGGCCAATCTACGTGCAAGTTGGCGACCTTGACCGCCGGTTGTACGTTATTCCATAGGAAATTACACCATTCCCTATTGGTTGTAAGGCGGGCCATGCTTAGCACCCACTCCTTAGCATCGGCACTTAGTGGCAACATTCTCCACTAACACTTGGACGATCCTGTCAAAATCGTCTTCATCCGGTGGCGATTCGTAGGGAGAATAAATCTTCGCGTTCGCTTGCGGATAAAGTTGTCCGATTTTGTATCGGATATTATCAGCCGACCACGGAAGATGACTGCCTCCAGTAGTACCGTCAGAACCGATAATCAAAAATGTTTTCTTCATAATAGCCACCTTTAGCAGAAACGGACGGACCAAACCCATCCACGCTTGTGCTGATTATAGGACGTTCGAGATAGCCACATCGACGTTTCTTCCGTACTGTTTCCCAGTCCTAATTGTTTCAAAAGTTTTGGACTTACACGTACACGGCGTTCCCATCCGGGCTCGG